ATGAGTGGGCAGAGCGTATTGCTAACGGTGCTGAAGTTACTGACTACAATACCGAGAAAATGGATCGCTCTGAGTATGTGCCAATGGCATGTTAATAATGGGGTGAGATCCCCCCTATTCACTATTAAAACAATTTTTTACTATCATGATCGTGAACGCTCCTATCGCTCGTCTCCTTACGACAGAACAATCTAGTGCAGTGGCATTCATCAAGGTTGAAGATGCAGTCGTAACTATTGCATATCAGTCTAATCCTGCTCGCATGTATGAATTCACCAGTGATTCACAAACCTTTATTTCACAACTGACTCAGATTGTTGAGGCAGAAGATCTTATGGGTATGTCATTAGGTGGTGTGATCGCAGATGCTCGCCGGGTTAATGATCTCATTCAAAAAACTGAAGAATGATAGATAAATTTACGATCAAGGATCTTATCTATGAAGAGTTAATTCTTCTGCAAGAGATCCTTGTTCAAGTTGATCTTACAAAATCAGTTGATGTTGTTGATCAAGAAACTTTCAATTCACTTTACGAAAAGGTAATGCAATCATGACTTATATTGTTAAAATGTTTGCCGCTGGCAAAGTTTTCACCGAAACAGTAAAAGCTGCTAATCCACAAGATGCTCGCACAACTGCTCAAGCCCGCAATCCAACAGCAACAGTCATGGGGGTCACTGTTCAATACGATTGAATATGTTGACGAAGGTGTTGATGGAGCGATTGAAGATCGTTATATTGATGAATTACATAAGTTTGCTGAACTGTCAATCACTTAATTAACTCACACACACTCACTCCAAAATGATCGTTCTCACTTGCCAAAACCACGGATGTGCTTATTCTATTGATGATGAAGGCACATTATTCCAGACACCACAATATACTGATGGTGTCATTAATGTAGAAGAATGGGATGAAGTCGATCATATGGCATTAATGGGAGAAGATGATGAAGTTCGTATAACTGTTGAGGTAATTCATGAACAACTGATTGCAATCTCTAAGGCGATGGGAGAGTATTAAATGTATGAATTAAATGTTAATTAAAATATAGTTGAGTTTTCCACAACCCTGTGGAAAAGAGGTGGAAAAGTGATGAAATAGCAGAGAATCTTAGAAAATGTGCGGGAGTCCTTCTGTCTTAGCGTGCATCCTACCGAAAGTCAAGACGATGTATAAAAACTTCACAATTTTTTCCATGCTTGACAAACCTGCCAGAAGGCATTATAATAACTCTGTGAGGGTTCAAAGGTAGCAAACCCTATAAGACTCTCCGAATGCCCCTTAGAATCCCTTCTAAGTGCTTCTGAGAGACTTGACAGTTCTACAGTTCTATGCTATTATCTAATATGATGAGATTCTATGCTTTTATGCTTTCTGTAAAACTTCAAGAATCTCAGAAATATGAAAAACTGAGGTTTTTTAAAAAACTCAGAATATTTAATAATTAAGAATTCTTAATAACTTTATAAATTAAGAGTTTAATATTACTTAAATATTAAGGACTATGGTGAAATTGGTAAACACAACAGACTTAAAATCTGTCGGATTTAATCCTTGTCAGTTCAAGTCTGACTAGTCCTATTGATAGTATTATAACTATCATTTGTAAACATTAAAGACTAAGGAAATGTCTTCGACTAAATTTGAGTATTACTTTGAAACAGAAGAGGGTGACAGTAAAGAAGGATATATTATTGCAAATAATGAACAAAATGCAGTAAAGAAACTTAAGAAAGAAAATAAGAAACTTAAGATTACCTATCTAGATGTCCAACCAACCTAATTTATTTGAAGACAATGAAGCAACAATCCGACAACTACGTGGTTTGTGAAGGGTGTGTTTATTGGGAGCAAGATGGCAACTACTACACAACAACAGTCAATAAACGCAAGAATATCGACTGGAAAAATGCTACTAGAATTGATATTAAATCCGATAGTGGACTTGATATCACTAATATCCATCAATTGTATGATTGCTTACACGCAATCAAAAAGGCACAACGTCAACTCCTTAACGAGACTCGCAAACTTGCAGTTTAAACCCATGCATGAATCAACTTTAGATCTTTTCTGTGGTGATAACAATTCATCAGAAGAAAATCAACTTGCTGATGAATTCGCTGCTACTATTGAACAACGGGCAGCATTTTATGAGGTCAGTGTAGACTACTACATGCAGGAGTTTATGTAAAGAACCTGTGGAAAACTACTTTTCCACAGAAATTGAACCATTCTCCCCCCTCAAGGAACCAATTCACGAACTGGCACAGTATAGCATGGCATGGTGAGGGGGATGCTGTAGGATAACTTCAGTTCACAAAACACCATGAAAACCTCTTCTGATCCCTTTGGTTCTTGCTTGGTTGCACTACCAACCTTTATTAAGCATCATAATCCAACATTTATGGAGTCAGTTGAGTGGGTTCTTAGTCAATGTGGATGGTGTTATGTTACTAACACAGAATGGAAAATCTTGGAGTCACATTACAACTATTATGTTAAAAATTGAACCATTCTCCCCCCTCAAGGAACAACACTAACCATGACTGTCCCCAAACCTCAATTATCACGTGAAGAGTTTGAACTGCTTGAGTATATCAAGGATGATATCCCTGATATAGATGATGAACTATTTCAAGACATTCTTGAAAATGGTATAGAAACAGTAGATCAATGGGAAGATGCATATGTATGCACTATGCCTACATCTATTCGTGTTGAAGCACAATTTGTTGAACAATTGATGGATGACTTAGGTTATCTTAGTGAAGAATCAGATGTTCCTGACTTTATTACATCTCACATTGATTGGCAAGAAGTCTGGGATTGTGAATTAACTCATGATTACTTTATTATTGAATCTCCTGATTGTACACATTTCTTCTCACGACATTTTTAATGCTTTATAAGGAATTGGCAGTTTTATGGATTTTTAAAAACTATCAAAATTGCCAATTTAACCGATGATAAATATATACAACTGATTGAGAATCATAATGACTGAAGAAACTCCACCTGCGAAAGTTCGTCCAACAAAAACTAATTTAACTTATGTTGATTACATTGAAGACTTTAAAGTCAGAATGCAAATCCATAACTTTGAAGTTGATGAACTAGTAAAAGATCTTAAGAATGGTTATATTGCTGCTAAACCAGTCTGCGCCAACGTTATTAATTATCTTAAAGAATCTTATAAGAAAGCGTTTAGCACCATTGAAAATGCTACCACGGACACCAAAGAGGAAGCCTTAGAGTAGGACAGTTCACAAACTGTCACAAGCACCCACACAGGGTGCTTTTTTATGCTATACTGTATTTGTTGGTTGAGATTCCTATGCCACTACCTGTCATGTCCGAAACTTTCACCTTTGAAGAACTAGAAGCAATCGCTTCTTTGATTCAATTTCATGATGATTGGGATGACCTTTCTGACATTCTTGACATTGATGTTCACAAATTATTTGATAAAGTTTGTGATCTTCAAACTGAGTTGAATAAGTTAGAACATACTTCAGAGAGTGCTTAGTGATATCAATTGATTGTTTGTTTAATTTAACGTTTGGATTAAATGGGGGTGCTATTGCACCCTCTTTTTTTATTCAATCGCCGCGGCCACTTGGGTCCAGTTCACAAACTGGTCTTTTTTGTTTCATAGTGTAACGAAAATTGAAACAAGGGGGCATCCTGTGGTTATAATGTATGAGTCACCACGTTTCTCACGTATGCCAACCGCTACTACTGCTCGCAAGTCCTCTGCATCACGCAAGACCGGAGCACGTAAAGCACCCGCCAAGAAAGTGACACCAGTCGCAATCAAGGCAACACCAGTGCAGCAAGTGTCACAACCAGTGAAACCATCTGCTGAGATCATCCCCCTAGGGGCATATCAGACAGACTGGACCAACCGCTGGAACATCCATCATTATGAAATGGAGATGCTTGTCAAGGACGTTCGTCAACTGGTTGATGTAGTAACACCATACTACCAGACCATGCTCAAGCAGGTCAAATCAATCCAGTTGTCAAACTGACCACTCAACCCCCCAATGGGGGGTTTTTTATGCCACACTATAAGAGTAGTCAAGGGAACCACCCTATGCGCAAGATTGAATCAGAGATGCAGGCAGCAATTGTCGAGCGTCGTGACTGGTCAAAGGCAAACACCTCAGTCACAGTTGATTCAGAAGGCAACACAGATGTTAAATTTCATAACAATCTGATTGCCACCATCTCCAACAATGGTGATTTAAAACTTTCATCATGTGGTTGGAAAACTAACACAACCAAGTCAAGACTCAATGCCATTCTTGATTGTTTCTTTCACAATCTAGGAATCTTTCAAAAAGATTTTGTTTGGTATATTGGCAAAGGATCATATCGTCAGGTTGTCGGTAAAGATGTGTTCTTCGATGGTTACCAAATCGTTCGCTAATTAGTTGGGAGTTTATCTCCCAATTTTTTTACTTAACTAACAATCTTTGACTCAAAATGCAAACCCTAACTGATGAAATCTATGCCTTTATTCTCCAAGAATATAAGGATTCAGGATGTGAACTATTTGATGAAACGTTTCTCACCCAGTTCAATTATGTTGGGGGATACCAAACAGAAATGGGTGCTGTGTGTCAATTGGTAAACTGTCACACATCAGCATCAAATTCCTAGGGGCATGCCGCTATAATCAAATAGTTCACACACGGGACACGCCTCTTGCGTTGCACCAAATTCAAAGGTCACTGGCACCTGGTCTGGCATCAATTCAAAACTGGTCGTCTGGACACCTCACGCCTTGAGACCTTGATCACCGGACCATCTGCCGCAGAATACTACGATTTCTGATCAGTTCAGGAACTGTCACACTCAACCCCCATCTGGGGGTTTTTTCATGTGTATAATTAGAAAGTCAACACGGGACATCACATGACCTGGTTTTCTGAGCACCTTCTGAACCACGTCCACTGGATCTGGGTTCGCCTCTCCGAGGATGCACCACGCGATCCACTCCACCGCCACCTGACCTTGATCTTCGACATCGGGGTCCGTGATACGATCAACTGGAGACTGGACAATCAGTGAACTGACCACCAAACCCCCACACGGGGGTTTTTTCATGTATTCTATAAGAGTCAAACGAATCGACTCCATGCGCTTCAAAATCGACACCGCTCCATCCAGTTCAGTCCATCGTCTTAGGGTCAATCCTTTGACTGGCACAGCAACTGTAAAATGGGGCAAATCGGTCAGCGGTTATGGTCGGACCGAGTATCGCTGCACACGGGTTTCCCGTCGCAAGATCCTCGCTTTGATTCTTGATCCTGATCGGTCGCTCGGTCAATGGGTTAACCGTCACGCACAGTGGAAGTGATGATGCACGGAGCAATTCGCCATCACAACGGTCAATTCTTGACCAGCGCTTCCCCCTCACCCTTGTTCGCCAAGGTCATGCAAGACATTCTCATACAGCAAACCGCTGAGCACGAATGCCGCCAAGCAGTGAGAGCAGGAAGGATCACACCCCACCAGTTCACGAACTGGAATATCAGTGACCGCCATTAGGCGGTCTTTCCTTTAGAATTCAAAAGAACCAACGCACCCGACCCCATGAACGGCTGGACCAACTACGAAACCTGGAACGCCTCGCTCTGGATTCAGAACGATGAATTCCTATACGAGACGGCGCTTGCCTGCGTCAAATACCCACGGGACGAAAACCCTTGGATGACATTCGTCCGCTGCATGATGGACGGCGAGATCGGCCACCATCTTAGCCATACCGGCGACGGGGTAGCATGGAATGATCCTGCTATCGACGCCGACGAGATGAACGAAATGATGGAGGAGCTCGACTGATGTATTCCATGAGCTCTGACCTGAAAACCAGGATGATCGTCTGGACTATGAACAATGGCAGCAGCGATCATCCGATAGGTTGCCCCGCCTATGCCATCGCTGGACAGAATGCCAGCTTGTGGCATGCTGAGGCAATCAGCAAACTTCCGACTTTTGAGGATCCCGACCATGGCTAAAAACCAGTTGCGAGACCTGATGAAAGTCCACCAGTTCACGCTGAAGCGCAGCAAGGGCAAGCACCTTATATGGAAGCACTTTGACGGTGCAACCGTAACGACAGCAAAAACGCCTAGCGATCACCGGGCTCTTAAGAACATAGAGCGAGACATTCGCCACGCTCTAGACCAGGTGACATCATAGCACATCAGATCACCCCCTTCGGGGGGTTATTTGAAAAACGCACTACTACCCTAACCTACAAAGGTTCCAAAGAGACCGAAAGAATTCCATTCATATAAAAATTTTTTTATCCCTCCGAAAACTCTCAGAAAACTCTCCAAAAACCCTCCAAAAATTTTCCAAGAAATTCCACCCCCCAAACTAAAAATATTTCCCCAAGTAGATGGGTCGGGGAGGTAATAAGAGTGTTTATGGCATATGCGTATGCCAGTATTTCTTATAAATTCCCATTAACATAAAAATGTGGTAGGTTCCTATCGCCGCTAATCCTGAACCTACCTTGAAGGGGATCACCGCAGCCAGTATATACTGGCAGATATATTATAGCATAAAAAAAGACCCATCATGTAGGTCTCCAATATATTCTGGTTCTCTAGGATCTATCTTTGGATCCCAGTAAAAGAACTGACATTGATGCAATCTTAAATGCACCAAAGGTTTACTCAATTTCATAGGGAAAGTTAACTATATTACTATTATTTATAGGAGTAGCTTCTGCTTTAGGTGCAAAATAACCTGCACCAATAATGGTACATGCTATAACTCCCAAAAGACTAACGGATGCAACTACCTTTTCGTTAGCACGGACTCTGATTGTAAGCTCCTTGGTATGAGTCATCATGTGATCTACTTTCGCTTCCAAGACTGCTATCTTGGTCTCCATGCTTTGTTCCGTCAATTTCTGGATACCAAATATTACTATTATTTAGCGGCGCAGGGCAACAATGTCTCCACCATCATCATCCTCGTCTTCATTATCATCTTGTTGGAGTTGATTAATACGATCCTGTAATGATGCATGTAAAGGATCTATTTCTTTATTTACTTTCTCGAAATTAACAACCATTAATTCTTCACCATCAGGAACATCTGCCATCTCTGGATGGACAGGAAGGCCTTCTGGTTGTTTTTTATAGGGTTCTGTCGTCATTAGATTCCATCCATTTGCCATAAGTCTAATAGCACCTACTAGAAGCACTACCCAGGTTATAGAAAATAATATATCAAAGATTGGATTCATTTTACACCTACTATCTAGGCTTTTTAATGACCTTGATATCTATGAGTATTTTGGATAGAGTCTATACAGAAAAAGTAAATTGGTGCCAACATAAGACTACTACCTAATATTAAGAAGGTTGTATGTCCGGCAATAAAATGTGCAAATTGTAATATCATAATACTTACCTATTAAAATATGTTTCATAGTATTTCACGAGACCAAAAGAGACGTTGAATTTATCAACCCACTCTTCTGCACATGCCTCGGCATTCTTACCAGAATAACCGAAGCGTTTTAATATTATAAGACAATCTTCCTTACTCATTGCATGGCATATGCTTTTGCTGCAAGTGTCATTGATAGGAAAAGTGAAGTTCCCATGATGGTGAGTCGGCTCATCCACCACATAATTTCGTGTTTCATGATCTAAATTACTGTACAAAATTGCGATCCTGCAGATAGAATACAATCTATCGAACTAGGATGCTGCTGAAGATATGGTACGTCGTGTACTGCTTGATTCCTTGCATGAAAAGCATCTTCTGCATATACACCAATACTTTGATGGTGCTTAGTTTGGTCTAAATACTGAACCGTATAATGTGACTGGGGCATGATCTTTCAATCCCAACGCAACACTAATATTTATTTTGATAGTAGGTATTATTAACTAGTATTATGAGTGTTTCATAACAGTGTTAGAGAACCTGAACAACTTCTTTTACTTCAGGTATTTCCATCATCAATTTCCTCTCTATACCCATCTTAAGAGTCTGAGAACTCATAGCACAGGTAGAACATGCACCACCTAGTCTGACCTTTACTACTCCACCTTCTCCGGTGTAGTCTATCTCAACAAACTCTAAGAATCCGCCATCTGCTTCAATATAAGGTAGAAGTTCATTAAGTACTTCTATAACATTCTTAGCATTTAATTCCATTTTTTAGCTTCCTGCACTGCTAGTAATGTATCATAAGGAATCCATGCAGGTTCCTCATTCTTAAACTGTACCTGTACCTCAGTTATATTCTTTTGTAACCAGTGAGAGTAAGTTTCTCTTACCAGCTTCACTGGACTAAGAGGATTTTTATTATTTAATTCCATTCTCTTTTTAATTGTCGTACATCAGATACACCATAAAGTGCCTTACATCTCTGCTCGGCATCTTGTTTTAAATTAGATTCACAAATAAATTCTACTTTAGTTAATCGATTTGATTCTAATAAAATATATGCTGACCATTTAATATTTTTCACGGGTCTAGAAGGGATGTCCTTCACAAAGTATGTAGAACTATATGGTGGCCATTCCATCATATTAAGTTCGTCTGCTACCCCCATTTCCCTTATAGTTAACGGGCCAAGTATAGTGTAATCCACCACACAGGATAATAGTAAAGACCAAAGGAAATGCTATGCTAGTTCCAAAATCCGCCCATACATTTCGTTTCCTTTGGTTCCATGCATCTGCTGGTTGTGGGACCAGTAGTATCATTGCCACCAATACAGGAAGAATAAACTTCATAATAGTAATATGCATAATAACAATAATGTATCTATACTTGGGAATATTTCAGAAAGTCTTATACGCTCGAGCTTTAAGTATGAAGAAGACTATATAAAAAAAATAAAACGAAGTAGTTATGGAAAATATTCATATAGATCTATCAGAGCATGAAATGGATGTGATTTTAAACGCATTAGAGATTGCAGTAGAAAATGCTGATGAATATGACAGTGGTGAGTATGAGGAAGTATTGTTTGGTGTGCAGCGAAAGCTTGACGAGCAATATGAACTTGATGTAGAATAGTAGTTCACCCTAAGTAAAAAATGTCATATACAATTTATAGTAAGAAAAATTGTCCTTATTGTGCTAATATCAAGAAAGTTTTAACAACAATAGGAGAGAATTATATTGAATTAATGTTAGATCGTAATTTCACGAAGGAAGATTTCATTAAGAAGTTTGGGTATGGTGCATCATTTCCAAGAGTAATGAATGATGATCAAGTACTTGGTGGAGCAAATGAAACTATTGTCCATCTTCGTAATAGGGGATTAATATGAAAGTAGGAGTACAAATTGAAGACTTCGCGAAGTTGGCAGATGAGATTAGTTCTGTCGAAGAATCCATTGATACAGGAAGTTGTATCTTTAATGGGTTGTGTTCAGGCAGTATATTTGGGGGCTTCAGTAGTAATAGCATTAATGCCATTGCTGGAGAAAGTGGCACTGGAAAGATATACTTCAGTCTCGCTGTTGTCAGAAATTTTCTTGATAATAACCCGTTCGCTAGTGTGCTCTACTTTGATACTGAGTCTAGCATTAATAGGAGATTAGTATGAAAGTAGGAGTACAGGTTAAAGATAATAAGGAAATGATCTTTGAAAATTATGAGGATGCAATGGATTACATTGAAACTATTATACCGGAAGTAGAATCGTTAAATATAACTACAGATGAAATAAAGGTAAAGTACTATGGCTAAAAAATGGTATGTAAGAGAAAAGAATTCTTCACGTTATATTAACAGTGAATGGATGTATTATCATAATGATAGGGTTTGGGGGGAATTAGATAAAGCAAAACAATGGAAAACAAAGAAAGAAGCAACGTACTGGTGCAATGATATTATAAAGCGAGGAGAAGTTTATGGCAAATGAAGAATGGTTTGACTTTGAGGACGTGCTTGAGCGCATAAATAATCTTGAAGTAGTTGTATCACAATTGTGCAACCCAGAGTTGCGTTATAAACGCCCTGAAAGTGAAGATTATGAAACATTAACTGATACATTAGATTATCTTCATAATAAGGTAGCAGAACTTGAAACCAAATGTCATACACCATAGTTTATAGTAAATATAATGGTCTTCCTGGATCTACAGATAATTACGATTATCTAAGTGGTGCAGAATCACCGATATTACCTGATGTAGATTTATATAATAGTTTTAATTTTGAAGTTAAGTCAACATCTGCAGAAGTTGCAGCACCCCCAACACAAACGACTGGAGCAGGAAGAAATGGTATCAAGTATAATAACCGTTCAAACTATAATACTAGAGGTTATAGGTATGGTTCTAGCAGTTCTAGACCTTCCGGCGCATATGTGGGTATCCATGTTGCTCGTATTCCTACCGAGATGAGGTGGGTGGATACTGGTGGTCCTAATGGTGATGGTATTGCACAGAATGAGAGAGGTGATTGGTTTAATCGTGACGTGCTTTCTAAAGCAGATGGAAGAGGTAGTGGGGTTGCTTTTGTGCAAAATCCAACACCTGCAGGTAATATTGCTTTTTCGTTTATTACTAGTGTAGATGCAGATGGAGTAACAGATGCAGCTACATTTACTGTACCTGATTGGAACACATTAAGTATTCAAGGTTCTTATAATGGTGGTGTGTTTTGCTATAATGAATTCGGATATCTTGATGAAGATCCCAATACTTATGGAAATAAAGATTACACATCTCAAACGTTTGAAGTAAACAGTCTTTACGAATTACCAGATAAGTTCGATAATTTATATAAATTTATTCCTGATCAGCGAGAAGATACCACACTTACATTTCAGATTGAAGTAGATTGGCAACTTCATATAAGTTTTGGAATATGGGCAGGATTTATTAATTCAGATAATCAGGACAAGATTTTAGAAAGAATGGGATATAGTAGTGCTACTCAGACTGGAACTGATGTTCATACAATTACTCAGGTAATTAATAATAATACTGGTGATTGGCCTAAGATCTTAGAAGAAATTCTAAATGAAAGACAAAGATCACAGGATGAACAAAATGAACGTCTTGGTCAAACATTCCCCACAACTGATATTGAAGTCACATCACCTACTGTAGTGAAAGTAGAAGATAAAGAATTAACACCAGAACAAAACCTATATAATCAACAAATTGAAACAAGTAATTTTACGCAATATAAGATTAAAGTAGATACATTACCATAGGAATATAATGGCATTAAGATCTGCAGGTACGATAGGAAAAGTATATATTAATCGTTGCAACACACCAATACAGGGTGAAGGAGCTCCTACGGTCTTTTCAATGCAGATGGCAAATGCTACTATAGGTGATAAGACTATACCTTATCAAGAAATAGTTCCATGTCCCAAATGCTGTAAAACACATATAGCAAGGGTTATTGTAGGATCACCTAAAGTATTCGTTCAAGGTAAGGCAGCATTAAGAATTGGTGATCTAGCATTAGGTATTACTGGATCGTTTCCTTTACTCCATGGAGCAAAAACGGTTTACTTGGCATGAGAATACAACCATTTAGCAATCATGTTCAATATATCCCGAAAGACGGCAAAGAACGTCAGGTATCTCCTGCTGATTGGTATGTAGTAACTGAAACTGATATCGCATTGATGCAATCAGGTAGTGGACCATCAACTGTTAATATTTCTGATCCTGAAAATCCTCCTAGTGGAGGTGATGGAGGTGGATCCACTAGTCTTGAAGATTTAGTACCAGTCATTAATAATGTTACTCCAACTGAAAATACTATCATTCAATTAGAGGAACCAACAATACTTGACTATGTTCTAACAATAACTGCTGGCACTAATATAGCAGATCCTTTATTATTGCAATATCAATGGCAGCTCAAAGATTCAGGAACTAATAGTTGGGTTGATATTGCTGGTGCAAACTCTACAACATATTCAATTCCAGCAGGGATGAGTGTTGCGAATGATGATGGTGATTCATATCGTTGTGAAATTACTCATGGTGCAACTGTAGTAAACGCTCCTCAATATACTGGTGAATTTTTAATTGAGGTTCGTAGAGCAATTGCTATTACAACACAACCTGCATTAACATCTCCTGCTGTTGCTGGTAATACAATTACTTTAGATCTTGTTGCAGCAATTAGTAGTGATGTAATTAATTATCAGTGGCAAATAAAAGAAAATAATACTAATAGTTGGGAGGATATTGTTGATGCAAATGGTGTCATGGTATATGTTTCGGGAACCGGTGTAGATGCTAGATATACTGCAACTTTTACTACGTCAGTATTGGATACATATGAGGATAATGGTGATCAGTATAGATGTGTCTTAACTAATCCTCTTGCAAACACTATAACCTCATCTATTGTTACATTGATTGTTGATGGTGCTGATTTTAGAGTAGTTCCCCCCATTTATCAAGTTACTATTGATGGTATTGCTAAGACTACAGAATTTTGGAGTCTTGAGCGAGATGGAGCATTAATTCTAGATCCGGCATCCAGTAATTCATACACAGTTACTTCATTAGACAGCAGAAGAACTAGATTTCTTTCTGACCTATGGGGGCAAGGAGCATGTGCTAGTAAGGGTGGTTACACAAAAGCAGGTGTTCCTATTTTACCAACTGAAAGTGTTTTTGTGGTATTGAATGGTGGTAAAGGTTTTACCACATCTTCCACTAGTGGAAGTTCTGCTGAAGCAGGCGGTGGATATGCTGGTATATTTGAAGGTAATATCTTATCTCAATCAAAGGCTCTTGCTATTGCAGGTGGTGCTGGTGGTGGTACTGGTGGAGCTTTTGGTAGTTCAGAAGGACAAGAGTTATATGATACTCCTGGATATCATAGTTGGACAGTACCTGCTGGTGTAATTTCATGTTGTGTTGTTTGTGTTGGTGCTGGTGGTCGTGGCGGCGGTGCCGGAGGTGGCGGCGGCGGTCTTGGTTGGAAAAATAATATTTCAGTAATACCAGGACAAACATATTTGGTTGTCGTAGGTTCTCCAGGACAAGCAGGTGGTGCGAATGGAGGAGACTCTTATTTCATCAATACCAGCACTGTAAAAGGTGGTGGTGGTGTAAATGGTTGGAATGGAGCGACTGGTGGAAGTTATGTTGGCAACGGCGGCGGTAGTGGTGGTACTGGAAGCAGTGCGACGAATTGGGGCGGCGGAGGCGGCGGTGCTGGTGGATATAGCGGCAATGGTGGCAATGCTTCCACACTTTTTGGATCTGCTGGATCTGGAGGTGGAGGTGGCGGCGGTGCAGGGCACTCAAACACAGGTACAAATGCCGGTAAACGTAAAGGTGGCGGTGGAGGCGGCGTAGGCGTTTATGGCCAGGGTAATAATGGTTCTGGTGCTCCATCTACTGGTTCAGGTGGAGATGGTGGATATGGTGGATCTGGTGGTGAAGATGGAGATCAATCAGGATGGCATGAGGGTGGTGATGGTGGTGCTTATGGTGGCGGATCTGGTGGAACTAATGAAGGTGGAGGATGGGCGGCAGGTGGATATGGAGGAGTTCCTGGAAAGGGTGCCGTAAGAATTATTTGGGGCCCTGGGAGATCTTTCCCGTCAACACTTACTGTGGATCAAGCTCCATCTGCTGGTTATGGATGCAATATTGCTGGTGGTGCTGGTGGAGGATTAATAGCCGGTGATGGAAATGATCTTGATGCGTCTATCACTGGTGGTGATGGTGGTACTCAAAGTGCGGGTGGCGCTGGTGGTGTTGCTTCAGGAGCTGCTGCAGCGACAACATTTAATCAAACATATAACAGTACAAATACGGTAGAAATCCCAGCTGGAATTTCTACGGTTAAATATACTATTCATGGTGCTAAGGGTGGTAATGGTGGTAATTCTTCAGTAATGCAGGGAGGCTCTGGTTTCTCCAGTCAGAATGGTGGAACGGGTGGTCAAGGTCAGAAAATATCTGGTGTGCTTACTAACGTTAGTGGCCAAACTTTAACACTTGAAGTTGGTGGTAATGGTGGTAATGGTACTGGAAGCCAGGGAAACGATACTGGTGGTTATGGAGGATATGGATATTACAGTGGTGGTCCTGGTGGATCTACTTCTGGTGGCCAAGAAACTTGGGGAACTGATGCATCAGCAGGCGGTGGTGGATCTGCTACAGTTATTCGTATGGGGTCTACAGTTTTAGCAGTCGCTGGTGGAGGCGGTGGAGGCGGCGGTGCTGCTGCAAACACATTTTATACTGCAACACCCGGCACTACTTCAAATATAATTGTAACTTCCATCTCTGTAGGTTCCACGCAGGGATGGAGTGGTGGTAATGGTACATCTGCTAATGGTGGTACAGGTGGTGGCGGTGGCGGAGCTTTTGGTGGATATGGTGGAGGATGGAATCAATCTGGTAATCACCAATCTGGTGCTGGCGGTGGCGGCGGTGGCGGATATTATAATCAGGAATATCATGCTACTTCTGATTTAGAAACATCAACTTCCAACACTCCTTATATTACAATTGAGTATGAAATAATGGGTGAACATGGTCAAGATGGTACTGCACTAATTGGTGGTGATGGTGGTGGATTTGTTAATGCAGTAGGTCAGTCTAATTTCCTTTCACCAGGAACACATTATTGGACGTGTCCCAACAGTGTTTATAGAGTTTCTGCTGTTTGTATTGGTGGCGGTGGCCATGGTTGGGGAAATACTACTAACAGCATAACTCCAGGTGGTGGTGGAGGACTTGGATGGAAGAATGATATTATGGTAGTTCCTGGACAAACTTATACTATAGTAGTTGGTGCTGCAGGCTATGGAGGAGGAGACTCTTATTTCATCGATACCAGCACTGTAAAAGGTGGTGGTGGTTATGGTCTTGGTGGTGCTGGTGGGTTTGTTGGTGATGGTGGTGGAAACGGTGGTCAAGGAATAGGTGTCTGGGGAGGCGGTGGAGCTGGTGGATATACTGGTGATGGTGGTCAAGGTGGATATTCAACCTTCAGCAATTACCCAACTGCTGGATCTGGAGGTGGCGGCAGCGGTGGCGGCGGCATATCTTTTCCCGCTGCTGGAGGAGGTGGAGTTGGTATCTATGGAAAAGGTGCTGATGGAGCTGCTGGTGGACTGAACCTCAACGGTGGTTCTGGTGGATCTGGTGGATCTGGTGGTGGTTCTGGTGGAAGTGATGGTGGTGGAAATGGAGGTATCTATGGCGGTGGTGCTGGAGTTGGTTCTACTGATAAACCTGGTGGATATGGTGGTAATGGTGCTGTAAGACTTATTTGGGGTAAGGGAAGATCATATCCATCTACACTAACTACAGATCAAACTACCGTCACTGTAACTACTTCTGGTGGTACTTCTGGTGCTGGAGGTGGTGGTGGATACTGGGGTGGTGGTGGTGCTGCATCAGGAAGTAGTGGATCTTCAGCAGGCGGTGGTGGTTCTGGGTATGTTGCTAGCACTGTAAATGGAACTACAGGATCATTTGCTAATGAAACTCATTTGAATAGAGGAACTGCAGGAGAAGAAAGTCAAAATTCAAGAGTTGTTATTAATCCAACATATATTGAAATAACATCAAATCCAGAATCTTCTTTAGTTAATGATGGTGATACAATTACATTTAGTGTATCAGCATTAGTAGTGAATGGTGATGGTGATCCAGTAACTTTTCAGTGGCAGAAAAAGATATCTGGTATTTGGACTGATATTGCTGGCGCTATTTCTGCCACTTACACCACACCCACATTGACTATTGCAAATACTAATGAATTTTATCGTTGTGTTCTTAGTAACCAATACTGTGCAGACAAAAATAGCGAAGAAGTTATTACTCTTGTAGCAGCACCGTTAGAAACTGATTTTGTAATTACTAATCCCGGTTCGACAAATATACCTATACCATCTTCTGCTTCTGAGTTTACATTTAAAATATGGGGTGCTGGTGGTTCTGGTGTTGGAGAAGGTTTCCCTGTTAGAGGTGGATCTGGTGGATTCGCAATGGGAACTATAAGTATTCCTGATTCAAATACGAATGCTATTACTGTATTTGTTGGTGCTACTGGTTTGGGTTCTCCTTCAGGTATGTCTGGATATGGTGCTGGTCGTGGTGGTCAAAGATCGGAAATGATATTTGGTAACAACGTTGTTTACGTTGGTGGAGGCGGCGGAACAGGTCAAGCAGGTAATGGTGGATTTGGTGGTGGTGCTAGTAGAGTTGGTGGTGCTGGTGATGGTACATTTTCTCCTGGCGGTGGTGGAACACTTGGAGGGCCTGGACAAGGTAATGGTGTTCCAACCTCTGGTCGTAATGGTGGTGGAGCAGGGGGCGGTTTCCCCTACAACACTGGTAACCGTGGAGGCGGCGGTGGATCAGGATACTGGGGCGGCGGCGGTGGCGGCGGCGGTAATGGCACCACAGGACAGTCTGGAGGAGGTGGTGGTGGATCAGGATATATTGTGGCAAATGTTACTAATTACAATACTAGTGATGGTTCTAAGGGATCTCACCCCTATACACCTGCTCCATATTCAACTGATCCAGATTATGTTACGGGTCATGGTGGTTCAGGTGAAAATGGTCTTGCTGTAATCAAGTTCCTCTTAGAAGATCAATTAGTCATGACCGGTCTTACTAGTTCTACTACAAGTGATATCAGTACTTTATCTTCTACTCTAACTCTTACTGAAAATGTTCTTTTATCACCATTAGATGGTGACTACGATGTAGTTGTAAAATGTCGTGGTGGAAGTCCATCTGGAACAGGTGCATATGTTCAGGGAACAATTCGCATGACGAGTGGAAATATTTACAGACTTTATTACGATTCGGATTATGCTGCAGTTTTCTTTGGAACTAATAATATTGGAAATAAGTGTATAATGCTTGGTGCTCAGGGTGGTGCCCAGGGAAATGGTGTATATGGTGGGGTTGGTGCTGGTGGTAATGCTGGATATCCATCTGGAAATGCTGGAAGTAATCTCAATGCTTCTGGTGGCGGTGGCGGTGGAACCACTAGTGGATATAGATCTGGATCTGGAGGTGGTGGCGGATATCCTGGTGCTAGTGATGGATATACTGGATCTTGGGGAGGCAACGGTGGTTTCTTAAGTAGAGGTCATGGCGGCAACGGCGTTGATGGTAGTGGCGGCAAAGGCGGTATGGGTTACTACGGTGGCGGCGGTGGCGGTGGCGGTTGGGACTTAGAATATAATGCTGGAGGTGAATTTGGTGGTGGCGGTGGAGGTGGATCTTCCTATTATGGAGGTCTTCCAAAACCTTCTATTAATTCTTATAGTCCAGCAGAAGTTATTGTTAGTAATCCTTCTGCTGGTAATGAAAGTGGTGGAGTTCAAATTCAAATTATCAGTGTGACTGCTGTATAACTTGACAGGTCTCATTTATTTTGGTATACTATTTGAGTAGTTAATAATTCAGTAATGGCAATAAGCCTAAAGTGGGGTTCAAACGAAAATATTGAAACCAAACCAAAAAAAACTCGCCAGGGAAATGGTAAACATACTAAATATAGTGCAAGCTCCTCTAACGGAGCCAGAAAACGTTATCGAGGACAAGGAAAATGAGTGAGGAAACACCTACACCAAAGTCTTATGGTTATGTTGTAGGCAAAAGAGCCTCTGAGCAAGATCATCCAGACAAAAAAAAGTCTGGTGAATGATTTCAACACTAACTTATAAGATTATATAAGCACCTAATGATGATATTATGCTTTTGGGCGTAATTTCATCATTTTTTATTGCCAAAAATTTTAATATGACAAACCACTATAAATAATTGAAAAAAACCATATCAAATGGCATTAAAAGCATCAAGATCTTACAAAGACTTGAGTTTCACATTTAAAACCAATCCTTTACGGAAGGATTTAAACCTTCTGAAGGATGAAAATGCGATTAAGAGGTCACTACTTAATCTTTTTTCTTATAAGAAAGGTGAAAAGTTTTTTAATGCTAATTTTGGTAGTGGAATTCCTGACTTATTATTTGAACCTTTTGATTATGCTACTGCTGGATCTATTAAAACTGAGGTAGAAACCTTAATTACTTTATATGAACCAAGAATTAACTTGATTGAGGTAGTTTTGGATTTGAATGAAGATCAATTTGAGTATGACATTCAAGTAATTTATAGTATTCCTGATACAGGTGCTCAAATTTTCACCACTTCGTTAACATTAACGTCATCATCAAAGATATAAATGACATTCGCACAAGTTAGTTCTCTAGATTACGCTGATATCAAATCTACCTTAGTTGATTATCTAAGGAGAAATACTGATTTCACAGATTATGACTTTGAAGGGTCAACACTATCTTCTATTGTTGACCTCTTAGCATATAACACTTATTATACTGCCTTCAACACTACGATGGCAGTTAATGAGAGTTTTTTGGCGTCTGCTTCTTTGAGAGATAATATCGTAAAAGTTGCTAAACAACTTGGATATAATCCAAAGTCAACAACTTCAGCAAAGGCATTCCTTAAGTTAAAGGTTGATTTTAGTAGTGTTGCTGCTATCGATCAAAGATTAGTGCCATCATTTCTTACCCTCAAGAAAGGAAATTGCTTTGTTTCATCAAATCCAGAAAATAGAAACGAAACCTATCAATTTTCTATTTTAGAAGATGTTGTATCTCCAGTAACAAATAATATTGGATATATTTCAAATGTTTCATCAGATCAGTTGCAGGTAATTGAAGGAATTTATTTAAATTCTACTTATACTGTAGATAATACAATTGCTAATCAAAAATTTATCATTCCTACTGAAAATATAGATATTGAAACTATTAAAGTAGTAGTAAGAGAAAATGCTGCAGCATCTAAAACTGAAATTTTTACAAAAGTTGAGAATATTCTTGATGTAACTGCAGTTGATAAAGTATTTTTTGTTCAAGAGACTGATGATTCCAGATATGAATTAATTTTTGGTGATGGTGTATTGGGTAAAAAAGTTACTGATGGACAAGTTATTGAAGTTTCATATATTGCATCTTCAGGTAAATCAGCAAACAAATTGAAGAATTTTGTTTTCTCTGGTCAAATTTATGATGAAGAATTAAACCGAATTTTAACTGGGATCACTACAACAGTTGTAGTTGGTTCTGAAGGTGGTGATGATATTGAAGATGCTGAAGTAATCAGAAAAAATGCCCCCGCATTCTATTCTTCACAAAATAGAGCAGTAACATTAGAAGATTATAAGGTAATTACTCAAAGACTTTACTCATCAATTGCTGATATTATTGTATATGGTGGTGAAACTGAAGAACCACCTGAGTATGGACGTGTGAAAATTGCTATTAAACCAAAATATAGTGATATTTTAAGTAATTCCACTAAAAGAGATATTATCAGTAAACTTAAGAAGTATACAGTTGCTTCTGTTACTCCAATTATTGTCGATCCATCACTTGTTGACGTAATTTTAAATTCTAAAATTTATTATAGGCAAACTGATACTAATTTAACATCCGAGCAAATAAGAAATGTTGTAATTGAAAATTTAACTCAATATAGAGATACTAATAGTATCAGTAAGTTTGGTGGGGTGATTAGAAAAAGTAAAATAACTACAGTTGTTGATGCCTCGGAAAGTTCAATTACAGGTAATGTTAGCGACTTCGTATTACGCAAAAAATTAACACCAGCACTTAATACTACAGCTCAATATTTACTATGCTATGTAAATCCGTTCCAAACATCATGTGATGGAAAAACTACTATAACAAGTTCTAAATTTAGGACGGTAAATTATCCTAACGATGATGCGTATATGGAAAATACTGATGATGGTGCAATTAGAATATATACTATTGATTCTGCTACTGCATCTAAAAAAATTCTAATTGAAAATGTAGGATCCGTTGATTTTACTAATGGTAAGGTGAATTTAAATCCAATTCAATTCATTAGCGGCAGTAATGAAGACAGTGAAATTTTTATCAGTGCCATCCCCCTTAATGATGATGTGAGTGCAGTGAGAGAAGTATATTTAAATCTCTCAATAGAAGATAGCATTCTCCAGGTATTCCAAGAAGCAGCATAAAATGAATTTTAACAAGTTAACTATCTCAGACCTAGTAGATCAGCAACTACCAGAGTTTGTTGTCAATGAATTCCCTATATTTGTAAAATTCTTTGAGGAATACTATAAATCATTAGAATTATCCGGTGGTCTTCTTGATATCACCAATAATTTCCTTGATTATAAGAATATTGATAATTTAAGAAAATATAATCTTGTTACAACTTATAAATTGCAGCAAGCAATTTCTACTACTGATCAAACCATTGTTTTAGATAGTCTTGATGGACTTCCTTCGGAAAATGGTTTAATCAGTATAGGTGATGAGATTATTCTCTATGAGACAGTTAATTTATCGTCTAAAACGCTTTTAAATTGTAAGAGAGGATATACAGCAACAACTAACTTTAACGGTGCTGCAACGACTGTAGAGAGCACTGTAGCAGCATCTCACCAAGTTGATGACATTGCTACAAATTTATCAAGTCTTGTCTTATTTCTTATCTTAAGAAATTATGAGCATCAATATCTTGCTGGTTTTCCATTCGAGAATATTTCTTCTAGTATCGATAAAGATACTTTAATTAGAAATATTAAAGATTTCTATAATTATAAGGGAACTGATATTTCCATTGAATTTTTATTCAGAGCTCTATTTGATGAAGAAATCACAGTAAAATATCCAAAAGATTATGTAATCAAGTCTTCATATTCAGATTTTACTGTAGATGACATTATTAAAGTAGAGGCAATTCAAGGAAATCCATATGATCTTGTTGGAAATGAATTATTTCAAACTAATGCTACTGGATCTGTAACAGTTAGTGCTATTATTGATCAAATTTTAATCAATAATATTTCAAATTATGCTTCTGCTAATAAGAATGTTTATGAGTGTAGATTAAATGTTCTTAGTCAACAATTTTTTGAAATTCCTAAAGAAACAATTCTCAGAGGAGTTTTAGCATCTACAGATTCTGTAATTACAGTTGATAGTACAATTGGATTTCCTCCGTTAAATGGAATTATCCAAATTGATGATGAAGTTATTACCTACCGATATAAAACGTTCAATCAATTTATTGATTGTGGTAGAGGAACTTATAATACTGTTGCTGTTAATCATGCAGATTTAAGTGATGTTAAAACTACTGAATTTCTTTATGGATATAGTGGTGGTATAGAACTTGAATCAAATAAAGTATCTATGAGGTTACTTGGTGTTTCTTCTAGTGTTACTATAGATGATGGTGGTGCTTACTTTGAGGAATTTGAAAAAGTAGAGTTATCACCTGATGGAGATATTGATTTTAGACCACAATTTACAACATGGATCAAAAATGAAACGGGAACTCTTTCAAGTAGTTCTGATATTCAGATAGATGCTAATGTTAACAGTATCACCACTGAGGTATCGAATATTTACAAAGATGATAATTATGCTTATATTATTTCTTCAGGACTTCCTGGTCATCCGATTGGATCATTTATCGGAACTGGATTTAATGTTAACAATCAAAATCTTTTAAAGTTAATTCCACTTTCAACTGAAAAAAATACTCAAATTCAATATACTGGTAATAAAGCAGTTGGTTTGTTTAATAATGGTGTAGAAGCATTTAGTTCTCAAGATTATGAAGATGTTCCATATGGAAATATTGAAAAGGTAGAAATTATTCAAAAAGGATTTGGTTTTGAGACCAACATTCAACCAATATTCAGAATACCAAATGCTACTGGGGCAGGTGCCACATTTAATGCAAATATTACAGACGGAAAGGTATTTTCCATATCAGTTGATGATGGTGGTAATGGATATACTCAAGATCAATCATTAGAAGTTACATATGGTTTTGATGCCACTGCAACAATTGTTAATGATCTAGATATCGTTAATGGTTCTATTAAGTCAATTGCAGTAACTAATCCTGGTCAGGATTATGTTGCTATACCTAATGTAGAAATTATTGACACTACTGGTAAAGGCACAGGTGCTTTTGCTATTGCTGAAATAACTAATAATCAATTGACTGGTGTCGTTATACTTAATGGTGGTGTTGATTATAGCGATAAAGATACTATTGTTGTAAATATTATTTCCAAAGGTAGTGGTGTTGTTGCTAATGCTATTGTTAAGAAATGGTCTTTTGATAGAGTATTCAAGACAAGAAATTCTATTGACGGAAATGGCAACTGGGCACCTGCTCAGACAATTAAATCTGATACTGGTAATGGTTATCTGTATCCAAGTAGAAATGTTGCATATAATCTTCAGTATGCATATCCATCAAATCCAAGAATTCTTAGACATTCATTATCTGATAACGTTCAGGGTGTAAATGCTAATTATAATGAAAAAATATCTGGATTTGTTCATTCTCCTATTTTAGGATGGGCATATGATGGTAATCCCATTTATGGTCCTTATGGATATCTTACTGCAACAGTTCCTGCCAATGGTATTTCTAGGCAAACTAGTTCTTATTTATTAAAAACCACGGTAGCTGCTACTAGACCTAGCGTAGTAACATATCCATTAGGTTCTTTTATTGATGACTATGAGTTTATTCAGGGAACAGGAAGTCTTGATATTAATAATGGTCGTTTTTGCATTACTCCAGAATATCCTGAGGGAAGATATTGTTACTTTCTTACAGTAGATAGTTTTGGTGGTGGTATTTATCCATATATTGTAGGACAAACATATTATTCTGTGCCTGCAGAAAATAATTTTAATATTGAATTTAATCAACAGAATGAAGATAATTTAAATAAAGCAGCAAGAAGAATTAGAAGTTCTTCCACACCAAGTAAAGGTTTTGATGCTATTTTATCAGTATCTAATGTGGAAAGGGGAGTTGTTGATTCTTTTATTGTAAAAGAAAGTCAAGCAATATTTAAAACCTCAGATTACTTGTATCTTGATAATGATGATACCGAAGGTTCTAGAGCATTTGGTAGAGTTGACTCAATTAAAGGTCAGGATGTAACTACAGTATCATATCAAGTTTCTCCTGAATTTAGTCACCCACAATTAACGACAACTAACGGAATTCCTGATAGTCCTTGGCCAGTTGAGTTTAGTGCTCCATATTTACATAAGGCGGGTATTACATATGATGTAACTGTAGAAACTTCAACACCACATTTATTATCAGATAATGATATTGTTACATTAACATTAGATAAGCAAGCAATATCATTATCAAAAACTTTTAATGTAAGAGTATCTAATTATCAGACAGTAAAATACATCGCTCCTGTTATTGAATCTACTTTAGTTGTTGATGTTGCTTTCAACCAAACAACCATTAACGTAGATAACTCTAATGGTTATAGAGAAAATGATTATTTAAAAATTAATGATGAAATTTTAAAAATTGTTTCGATTGATTATGGTTCAGATCAAATTACTGTCGAACGAACTCAATTTAATAGTCCATTAAGATTACATGCATCTACTAATAAAGTAGAACTTTATATACCAGATGATCAACCAGATTACAGATTAACTGTAGGGTCATCAATTACAAGTACTGGTGTGTCTGGGACAATTTATAGTATTGATAAAGAAAATTCTACTATTGAAATACGAGTTGATTCAGGCACACTTACAGATTCTAGTGTTCTTACAGATGCATCTTCACCATCAGGAAGAGATCTTAATATAAGTAGTATAAGTGACACTCAGATTTATTGGGAATTTGATCCTACTGGAACTGGCAACCATTATGTTCGGGACTTATCTCATACATTAATGAGAGGAACTGAGTATATATTTGATTTAAGTGACGGAAGTATCTTTGGATATAGTCTTATTTTCTCTGAAGATTCAGCAAATATTAACAGTCTTACCGGTGTAACAGTTGTTGGAACTGCAGGTACTTCTGGATCAACAGTGACTATCACAAAAGAAGCATTACTGAATCTTGATGTTTCTAGAGTATATTATTATGAACAAAACGACAAAATTATCAATAATAAAGATTTCCTATCAGTTCTTACATTCCCTGATGGTGTAGAATCAATTAAAGTTACTAAAGTTGTTAATGACTATAGTTTTAAGTATACCACTTCCACACAACCTGAACAACCTACTTACACAGGTTTAATTTCATATACAACAACTTCACAAACTGCTGTTGGTGAGATTAATACTGTTGATGTAATTGATGGTGGTGAAGGTTATAAAAAACTCCCAAGAGTTGCTGGGGTTATTCATAGTGAATTAGATTCAGCAAAATTAACATATTCAATTACTGGTGGTTCATTCGATGATACATTCAGTGTTTTAAATTCTGGAAATAGATATTCAAGTGATGTAAAACTTGCAATTAATACTTCTACTGGTAGTGGAGCAGTTATAACGCCAACAATTGTAGGTGGTAAAATTATTTCAATAAAAGTTGATGATGCTGGTAAAGGATATGATGAAAATGATACTATCACAGTAATTGATGCTGGTGCTAAAATTTTCCCAGTTAGTAATAGCATTGGTAAAATTAAAACTATTAGATTTAATAATAGTGGAAGTCAATTTAATCCTGATAGAACATTCTCTAAATCTTTAGTATTCAAACAAAAAGTAATCATTACCGATATTTCTGGTGGTGTTTATAAACTTTCAGAAAATGTATCATCTTCTAGTGGATTATCAGCTAAGATTGAAAAAATAAGAGAAATTGGTACTGATATTTACTTACTTGATTTAAAAATTAACTCAGGTATTCCTAAAGTAGGTGATACACTTACAGGTGCTATTTTACAGGTAACCTCTACAATTTATTCTATAACAAATCCAGATATTGTTGGAAATATTTCTGGATTTATTTCAAAAGTTGGTTTCTTTGATTCTGATTTAGGTAAGATTAGTGCCTCCTCACAAAAAATTACTGACAGTTATTATTACCAAGATTTTTCCTATGTCATCAGAAGTACAAAATCTTTAAGTGATTATAAGAAATATGTCGATGAAACAACACACCCACTTGGATTTAAATTATTTGGTGAGGTATCTGTAGAAAATGATGTTGATTTCGATGATACTGTAACAGGTTCTCCATTTAGTATTGGTCTTGCTGATGATCATTCTGCTAATGAAGTTATTATTACACTACCTAATGTGAATGTGGAATCAGATATTGTTTTCAAAAAATATGAAGTTTCTACGCTCAATACAACTGATTTAAAAGCTTATCGTGGTGTAGGAGCTGCTCGTCTTAATTTCTTAGATAATCAAATTGAAGCAGTGCAAATGGCAGATCTTTCTGCTGATTTTGATGTTGATACTCAAACATATACCTTGACTACAAATGATGGTAATTTCCCATTAGATACTTACAATACTTCCATACTTCTTTCATTAAATGATATATTCCAAGAACCATTCCAAACATCCTCTGTAATTGGGATTAGTTATGTTGGTGGTATTGCAACTATTACTACTGCCGCAGATCATAATTTAGCGACTACATCAGTAGGTCAAACATATCCTAACCAAAAATATATTCACATCTCTGCTGTAACAAATACTGGAAATTTAAATTTTAATGATAAGTTTGAGGTGTATGATGTACCATCAACAAATACCATTAGAGTTTTATTTGAAAACCCCAATGGTTATCTGACAAATAATGATCCCGACGTTTGTGCTGATGTTCGTAGTACGATTGATAGCTTAATTAATATTCTGACATATCAATTAAATAATCCAACTGTTGATCTTCCTACAAATAATACTGGTATTTGGTTGGATGAAGAAGAATCAACTGTTGTTAGTGCTAATCGACATAGAGATGGTGCTAAATTAATTGATCTTAATAGATTTGAAATTATTGATAGGGCAAATGCAGAAATTTCTCTACAATATCCTGATTTCTACTATCCAAATGATCCTCAAACATCTGCATATAGTAAAGCAAAAGATGCTTACCGTTTAATTCAACAAAACCGTAAAGAATTGATTGATAGAGGTGCCGGTGAAATTGCAGTTCAGCATCCTGATTTCGTTTACCCTGGCGATCCTGCTACAGACAGTAGTTATCGTTTTAAGGATGCTTATAGATTAATTCAACAGAATCATAAAGAAATTGTTGACAAAGCAGCTGCTCAAATTGGTGTAAGTTTTCCTGATTACATTTACCCTGGCGATCCTGCTACAGACAGTAGTTATCGTTTTAAGGATGCTTATAGACTGATTCAGCAAAATAGAACTGAGATCATTAATAATGCTTGGACTGATATTATTACTCAATATCCTTCTCATGGAGCGTATGAGACTAAGTGCAGAAGAGATTTAGGTCTCTTTATTGATTATACATCATTAGATCTTGTTAATGGTGGTAATGAATATGCTCGTAAATTCTCACTACAGTTCTTTGATGATTCTGGAAATCCTTTAGGTAACGGTATTGTTGGTGAAGAAGAAGAAGCAATTTATGGTTTCAATGTTGCTAAGGATAATATGATCCTTGCGTTTAGAAATCAACTTACAATTAAGGATACTACGATTACTAATGATCCTAATAGTCCCAATACTCCACATACATTCGTATCTGCTGTAACAAATGGAGTTACATCAAATGCAGGTAATTTACCAAACGCAGTAACAGGTGCAACATATGATCCATCCACAGGTGAGATGGTAATTACCTCAGATGATCATTTATTAACAACATCTAATACAATTACGATTGCTGATAATGCAATTTCATTCAGATGTAATTATGGTAATACAAATCATACATTTGTAAGTGGTGTTACTAATGCTATTACTCCTGACGTTGGTAGTACTGTTACAGCAGCGTCTGGTACAACTTATGATGCTGCTACTGGTGATCTTGTATTGGAGATTGGATCTCATACTTTAACTACTTCAAATACAATTCAGATTGCTGATGGTGCTGTCACATTTACTTGTGATGCTGACAACAATGTGACGCAACATTCATACCCACGGGCAACTGATCCTGTATCTGGCACAAGCATTGCTATCACTGCGGTTTCAGCGACTACTATTACAGTTAATGTTGGTAGTGTTACTGATGCCAGTAGAACAAAATCCTATCCAAGAACAACTGTAGATATATTTACAGCAACTGATGCTTCTTATAGTCCTACTACGGGTATAGTAACAGTTACTGTTGATAATCATGGGTTTGAGAATGGAGATTTTGTTAAGATAGCTGATGATTCTTTGACATTTACATGTGAAATGGATGGTGATGCAACTAATCATACATATCCAAGATCATCTGATCCTATTAGTGGGCAGTGGTTAGAAATTTCTAACGTTGATACAGATACATTCTCAGTTGATGTTGGCACAACCCCTCTAGTAAATCATAACGTTACTGGAGCAACATATGATGGTACAACAGGTGATTTAGAATTAACAATTGGTTCTCACTCTTTGACAACAGGACAGAGCATTAAACTTGCTGATAATTCATTAACATTTAGTTGTAATGCTGCTGTTGGTGCTCATACATTTAAGAGTGGTGTTACTAATGCTATTACTCCTAGTGTTGGTAGTGCTGTTACAGCAGCTGCTGGAACAACATATGATCCTACAACTGGAAATTTAGTTTTAGAAATTGGATCACACAGTCTTACAACTTCAGATACACTTACCATTGCAAATGGTGGAGTAACATTCAGTTGTGCAGCAGATAATCATGCTACTGATCATGCATATCCACGTGCTACTGACCCTGTATCTGGCACAGCACTTGCAATAACCAACCCAACTGCTACAACTGTTACAGTTAATGTTGGTATAGCATCAGCGACAACCAATAATCAGGGTACATATCCTCGTGCTTCTGGTGCTAACACATCAGGTGGTGCTGACTACGCATATAATACTGCTCTTCCAATAACAGGAACCACTGGAACTACCATAACAATTAATGTTAATGGTGGACAGGGTGCTATTAGTAATCTTGATGCTCATACCTTTGTATCTGCAACATCTGGTGCGGTTATAACTGGTGGAAACTATACACACACATTTGTATCAGCTACTGCTGATGGTGTTAGTAAGAAGAGAGATATAGCATATCAGAATACTCTTACTATCTCAGCAGCAGATACAAATACATTTACAATTAACGTAGGTGCTGCTGGTGGTGCTCTTTTATGTGCTAACATAGCTTCATCACTTACAACTCTTTCTAGTATTGCTACTTCTGCATTCACAGCAGGATCTATAAGTGGTCTTCCAGCGGAAAATATTGGGACTGATACTACTGGGGAAGCAAAGTGTAAGCGTGATCTCGGATTATTAATCGATTACTCTTCTATTGATCTAGTAAATGGTGGTAATGAGTATACTAGAAAATTTGTATTACAATACTTTGATAATTCTGGTAATCCTATTAATAATGGATTACAAGGTGAAGAAGCAGCATCAATTGTAGCATTTAATTTTGCTCGCGATGAAATGATTAAATCATTTACCAATGAATTATTGGTTAAAGACTTAACCATTACTGCTGATTCTGGTTCTCCTCTTTGTGCCAATATAACTTCAAACCTTACAACTCTTATCGGTGTTATAACTACCACAATTAATGCAGGATCTACTACCGGTCTTCCAGCAGAAAACATTGGGACTGATACTACTGGGGAAGCAAAGTGTAAGCGTGATATTGGAATGTTTATTGATGCAGTATCACTAGATATTCACACAGGCGGTAATGTGTATGCTCGTAAATTCCTTAAGAAATATTTTAATGACCAAGGAACATCATTCATCAGCAATGGTCTTTCTGGCGAAATTCTAGAATCTAACACTGCATTCAATAAAGTTAGGGATTTGATGAAGCAAGCAATTGTAAATCAACTTCTTATTAAAGATCTCACCATTACTGCTGGCAATGCTAGTTACTGGGGAGATGCGGTTGGAACACCAACAGATGTCACGTATGACGCTGTAACAGGTGTTGCTCAAGTCACAATTGTCGATCATGGTCTCAATAATGGAGATGATGTTGTAATCAAGTCAAATGGATTAACATTTAATTGTGGAATGGATGGTAATGTTGCAGAAAAATCCTATCCAAGACTTGCTGATGGAAACCATGAGCAATCTTTAGCAATTTCTAATGTAACTAGTGATACTTTTGATATTACTGTAGGGGCAAGTCCAGAAAAAACGTTTACTATTAGTGATGCTAATTACGACCCTGTATCAGGAGATCTTGAGTTAACTATCGGAAACCACTCTTTAAGAGCAGGTACAAGTGTTAAGATTGAACCAGAATCACTTACATTTACCTGCGATTTAGACAATAATCAAACTGAGCATCGTTACCCTAAGACTGATATCTTAAGTGAAACTGTTACAGATGCTTCTTATGATCCGGTACTTGGTGTTCTCACTGTTACTGTTAATAATCATGGATGGAACAATGGAGATCTTATTAAATTTGATAATGACTCCCTAATATTTACTTGTGGAATGGATGGAAATGCTACTAACCACTCATATCCTCGTTCTACTGATCCATTCAGTGGTAAGTGGATACCAATCTATGCTGTAACAGGAAACACTTTTAGGGTTGCGATAGGAGTTTCATCTAATACTTCTACACATACATTTGTCAGTGCAGTCAATGATGGATTGAAGAAGAAAAAGGATAAGACTTTTGATACTGCAGTTTCTATTATAACAAAGACTGCAACTACTATCACAATTAATGTTGGTAGTTCTACTGACACATCAGATCATACATATGTCCCAAGACTTTATACAGTAACTGATGCGACCTATGATGCCACCACTGGAATTTTGGGTATTACATCAAATGATCATGGATTCGTTGTAGGAGATAATATTTTACTTGGAGATGATGGATTGACCTTTACTTGTACTCAAGATGATAATGTTAGTTTCCATTCATATCCAAGATCAACTGATCCTGCTTCTAAAAGACGATCTACTGTTCTTACTGCAACCGATGATCATCTTACTGTTAATATTGGATCGTCACCTATTGTAAATTATACTCCAACTAATGCAACTTATGATAGTTCAACTGGTTTGATGGAAGTGACTATCGGAACTCATGGAATTAAATCTAATGCCACTGTAAAAATGCTTGACGATGGTATTACTTTCACATGTGGTGCTGCTACTGGAACGCATACATTTGTAAGTGGTGTTACTAATGCTATTACTCCTAGTGTTGGTAGTGCTGTTACAGCAGCTGCTGGCACAACATATGATCCATCCACAGGTGTAATGACTATCGAGATTGGATCTCACAGTCTTACAACTTCTGACACAGTGCAGATTGCTAATGGTGGTGTTACATTTACTTGTGATGCTGATGCTCATGCAACTAACCATGCATATCCAAGATCTACTGACCCTGCATCTGGATCTAACCTTGCAGTATTAAATCCACAAGCAACTACAATTGATGTCCAAGTTGGTGTTGCTGCCGATCCAGCAGATACTCATTCTTATCCAAGAAATATAATTGATACACATACTCCTGGTGCTGGTACAACATATGATCCTGTTACAGGTCTAATGATTATTAACACAGGTACCACACATGGTATTAAGGTAGGTGATTGGGTTAAGTTTGATGATGGTGCTGTAACCTTCCGTTGTGATGAAGATAGTCAATCATCTGATCATGCATATCCAAGAGCTACTGACCCTGTAAGTGGTAAGTGGTTACAAGTTTCCGCTATTGATGGACAAACATTTACAGTTAAAGTTCTAACAACTACACCTTCCACAAACGTAACTACTCATGTATTCCAGAGTGGTGTTACTGATAGTATTAAGCATAAGCGTGACCGTTCTTATAATCAACCAATTCCTGTTGTTTCTGTAAGCGATACTACAATTACACTTCAAGTTGGTACTACATCAATTGTTTCGGCACATACATTTGTTTCTGCTCTCACTGATGCAATTATCAGTGGTGGTGACTATCCTCACACATTTGTAAGTGCTGCCAGTAATGCACTGAATCAGTCTGTGGTTATTTCAGGCGGTGAGTATCCACATACTTTCATTAGAGCAGTAACCGATGCCATTGTAAGACCTGTGGTCAATGCTCCTGTTTCAAATAACAGTGATGGCGCATGTGCTGACATTAAATCGAATATTGATAATCTTGCTGGAATCGTAACACTATACTTATCTCAAGGATCATTAAATTATCCACAATCTTTACCAGCAGAATCAGTAAGAATTCTTTCTGCTGGTGAAGCAAAATGCAAGAGGGATTTAAGTCTAATTGTTGATTCTGTTATTGGTGATTTGAGAACAGGTGGTAATTCTAATATTAGAAGTTCTACTCAAAAATATTTGGATGGATCTGCTTTATTAAGTAATGGTCTTGCAGGTGAAGTAAATGAATCTATCACTGCTTTTGAAAAGGCAAGAGATATGATGAGCCTTGCAATCTGTAACCAACTTTATATTCAAGATTTAACTATTTTAGATGATTTCCTCACTACTTCTGGAACTATTGAATCATCAAGTTTGACAAATGCCACTTTTACTGAAGGTCAATTTGAATATTCTAATGCAATACTTAAACTATATGAACCAGTAAGAAAAGGAACTGTATTCCACTCCACTTTCTTTAAATTTGTTTCTGCTGGTGATGATGCTCGCTATTCGTATAAATTAAAAAATATCTTGTTTGATGGGATTAGCACCGACTATCCTCTTTACAAAATCAATGGTTCTAATGTCACCACAGAGGCAGATGAAAATCTGCTAGTCTTTATTGATGGTGTCCTTCAACTTTATGGAGAATCTTATACCATTGACAGAAGCGTAAATCCCAATGTAATTAAATTTACTAATGTAATAGAAAAAGACAGACATTTCTTCTCTTATACATTCAGTAAATATAAAATCTTAAATAATTTTGCGGATCAATTTAATTCGAGTCAAAGATCATTTGAATTTAAATTTGGTGATGATAATATTCTTCCTCCTGACGATCATCAAATGTTAATTATGCTTGACGGGGTTCCTCAAGTAGAGGGATCTTCATATACTATTGTTGATAATGTAATTACATTTACTGAAGCACCCACTACAGGGAAAAAATGTTTTGTGCTATATTTCTATGGTAAAGTGTTTGAGAAGACTATTTCAATCTGGAATGGTGAAGTATTTGAAAACTTGGAATATATTGGCGACAATAGTCCTGAAGGATGTAAATATCTAACTAAGGTTGCAAATACTGGAGATATTATTAAACCAGGTGATAAGATCAGAATTGATGGTGAATCAGTTAAAGAAATTATTAGAGTTGAGGAAAAGGCACTTAAAAATACTGATAACTTAGTTTATACAGCATTAATATATACAGATAATGCTTATGTCCGTGGCAAGAATGCTGTTGCTAATGCTGTAATAGATCTTACTGCTAGTTCTGTTTCAGGTGGTAATCCAGTGGGAATTGATGGAACTATAGGTGTTGAAAATACAATGGGTATTCCTACAGTATTTGCTCCAGGACCAATTACTAGTATTAATATAACAAATCCTGGTCTTGAGTATGATGTAGCTCCTATCATTCTATTTAAAACCGAATGTGATAATCCAGGAACTGGTGCAGAAGCTATTGCTCAAATTACCAATGGTAAAGTAACTAATGTTATTATCACAAATCCGGGTTCTGGATATACAGAACCACCTGAATTAATTTTTGCTAAAAAATATGAGATTATTAGACCTCACACACCATTGTATATGAAAAATAATACAATTGTTGATATTTCTTTGGCAAATGCATTATTACCTGGATTTAGTGTTAGCAGTGATATTGATGAAGAAGTCACTGTGCCACTTGTTATTTCGCAATTAACTTCATCAAACACAACTGTAATTGAGATGGAAAATCAAATGATCAGAAATACTTCTGAAGCAGGTTTGGCATATAACCTTCAGACATTTGATAATAATAAGTTCTCTTATGAACCACATGGAATTAATGATCCTCTCGCATCATATCTTGGAACTGGAGTTACTATTCAACACATGAATCGTTATGCGCCAGCACTGACCGTTGGCGATTTCACAACTCATAGAGCAGTTTCGCAAGGAGCGACTGAACCAAATATTATTAATATCGGACCAGAAGCATATGTTTCATATGGTCTTACATTGAATGGCAATATCAATGATACTGTTACTACAATTACTGTTACTGGCGATGTTTCCAACTTCCCTCCAACGGGATATTTGGAGTTTGGAGATGAAATTGTTGAATATACTTCAATTTCAGGACAAGATTTTACTGTCGTGAGAGGAGTGAAGGGAACTACAGCAACATCACATACAGATACCGATTACTTAAGACTCGCTTGGCGAGGGTGATAAATATAAATAACACAAGGAAAACCGTAAACATTAACATTTATAGAAATGCCAGCACTTATTTCTGAACAATTTAGAATTCATAATGCCCAACAGTTTGAAGAAGCATTTTCCGAGGCAGCCCCTACGAATATGTACTTCTTCATGGGTAGACCCCAAGATTGGGATACTGCTGCTGTAGCTGGTGCGACTTCATATGTCGGTCAAGCTTCAGGTAGTCAGCACAGTGGATCTTATCTTGCCGCTCCTGATGAGAACAATCCACCTACGCCAATCGATAGTTTCAATTACGAGAAAGAAATTTTTGATGATATGATTTCTCTTAAGAGAATTCAGTCATCAGATGTTAGATTAGTTATTAATAGACATAATTGGACTTCAGGAACGACATATTCAATGTATCGTTCTAACTATAGCGCAGATTTCAAGGCAAACTCTGCCGGAGAAAATGCACCACATATTTACTCTGCAAAATATTATGTCGTAAGTGACTATAAAGTTTATAAGTGTATCTATAATGGTTCATCACCTGCCAACCCCAATGGTATTGCTTCTACTGTTGCCCCTACTGGAACTGGTACTACTATCTTCACAACTGCTGATACTTACAAGTGGAAATTCCTCTACAGCATTGGAACTGATGATGTAATTAAATTCTTCACAACCTCCTATGCCCCCGTCCCTGCTAACTGGGGTGTTGGATCTGCTGGAGACCCCGCTAATGGTGTTGATGTTAAAGCAGCCGCTGTAGACGGTGCTATCGACACCGTAGTAATTAATACAGGTGGCACAGGATATACTGATAATGCTTCGACTGGATATATTAATGTTCCTATTCGTGGAGACTGGGCACAAAACGGAGGTTCACAAGCACTTGCGACAGTCAAAGTTAGCAGCGGTGCTGTGACTGAAGTAACGATTACTACTCCCGGTTCTGGATATACCTACGGTTATATCAACGTAAACTCAACTGAAATCTCTGGTATCGGAGCTCCTGGAGCAGAAGCAGTTTTGGAAGTAATCATTCCTCCTGCAGGTGGACATGGATATAACATCTATAAGGAACTTGGCACTAAGCGTGTCATGGTAAACTCCAGAGTTCAATATGATGAGAACCTTGAGTTCCCTGTTGATACGGATTTCAGAAGAATTGGCGTTCTTCGCAATCCTGAAGAGTCTGGTGGTGGAGCAGCTGCTGGTTCTACCTATAATGGTTTGACTGCTATTAAGTTTCCATCTGCAACAGTCGCTTCATTTAATATTGACGAGACTGTAACACAATCTACAACCGGTGCTTCAGGCAAAGTTGTTTCTTGGGATGCTAGCACTAAAATCCTTAAAGTATATCAGAGCAGCTACGAGCACATTGCTACCGGTGACCAAGGTGGGGATTTAACTCCTTTCTCTGGTTCAAATGCAATCACTGGAGCACTTTCATCATCTGTTGAAACTCCAGACACTACTTATAGTTTGACTACTTCCAATTTAACTTTTGCTAATGGTTATTCATCACCAGAAATTAAAAAATATACTGGTGACATCATTTATGTTGAGAACAGAAGAACTGTTTCTCGTTCTATTGATCAAATTGAAGATGTCAAATTGGTCGTAGAATTCTAATATATACCATATAAGATCAAAACAACTTACTAGTCTAGTAATATGCCCCAGAGTACTAATCTAAACAAATCTCCATATTTTGATGATTTTGATCCGAATAGCAACTTTTACCGAGTTCTTTTCAGACCTGGATACTCAATTCAATCTAGGGAATTAACAACTTTACAATCTATTTTACAAAATCAAGTTGAAAGTCTTGCTAAGGCAAACTTTAAACAGGGATCTGTTGTTGTTCCTGGGGAAGTTATTGTAGACAAACAATATAGTTTTGTGAAAGTAAGTTCTTTCACGAATAACTTAGAAATTACCGATTATATCGGTAAGAAAATGACTGGTAATGTTTCTGGTGTAGTTGCTACGGTATTAAATGCTACAGCTGCTACTTCATCAGATTCAACCACTTTATTTGTTAAGTATGAAACTGGTGGTAGTAGTAATACTGCACTTACCTTTAGTGAAGGTGAGACTATAACTTCCAATTCACCAGGAGCTCCGACAGCGATTGTTGGTATTAGTGGAAATGTGAAACCTACTGAAAGTGCTGCCATGGGATATGGTTCTGCTGTTTCAGTCAGAGAAGGTATCTACTTCATCAATGGATCTTTGGTGAAAAATCAAAATGAAACTTTAATTCTAGATAAGTATTCTAATAATCCTACTTATAAGGTAGGTTTTATTGTATCAGAACAACTTATCACACCAGAAGAAGATTTCTCTTTGCTTGACAATGCTCAGGGTTATTCTAACTATGCTGCTCCTGGCGCTCATAGACTTAAGTTATCGGTAACTTTAGTATCAAGACCTATTGATTTAGCAGCACAAAAAGATTTTGTCGAACTACTTCAGATAAAGGATGGTTCTATTAGTCCTACTGTAGGAGTTGTTTCTCGTAATAGTCTTATTGAAGATATTCTTGCAAGGAGAACATTTGATGAATCGGGTGATTATGTAGTTAAAGAATTTTTACTAAACTTTAAAGAAAGTTTATCAACAGTAGATAATAATGGTGTATATTCTGTAGAACAAGGTGGTTCTGAAGATAAATTTGTAGTGGTTATTGAACCAGGAAAAGCATATGTAAAAGGATATGAAATTGAGACTACATCAGTAAGATATCTTGAGGTTGATAAAGCAAGAGAAACTGAGACACAAGAAAATAATTCATTAAGTCCTGGAGAAGGATCTAATTTTACTGCAACTAATCTTCTATCATTCCCTGATGTTGAAAGTAAATCTCAGAACTTGACTGGTACTGGATTACTTAGCACTAGTGCATATCAAGAATTGAAATTCTATGATAAGTATCATGATATTGCATTTGGCGAAACTACTGCTAATCTCGACGATACCGCACCAGATGGAGAAGAGTTCTGGATGATTACAGTTGAGACTTTAAGTGATGTAGATTTAGTCCCAGTAAATACCAATTACAGTATTGGTGCCCAAAGCGGTCAAGTTAGATATTATCAATTAAATTCATCTCAAACTGAAGCAGTTGCTATTGTAACGAAAGCAACTTCGGGTGACTGGGGTATTGGTGAAAGTATCACCATGGGAGCTGTTTCAGGAACATTAAAAACAACAGAAAGAATTACAACACCAGTTATTGGTATTTGTAAAACTAAATCAGTTAAGTTTCTCACTGGAACTTCTACAGGAGGAGTTTATGATAAATCATCACTTTATAAACTTGGTTTATTCAATGCAGAATACTTTACTAAAATTTTATGCAGAAATCCACTAAATTTCTCATTAGGTAAATTCATTACTGGTCAGACAAGTGGTGCTAGAGGAATTGTAGAGCAGTTAATTGATGATACAAATGAAGTAATTTTATCTAGAGTTTCCGGCACTTTTATTGACGGAGAGACTTTACTTTCTGAACAAGATGAAACCTCAACCCCATATAATTTCGTAGAACCAAAAGGTTCTTTAGCATCACTTAAGATGATATCTTTTGGTTCTGCATATAACTTAAATACAAATATCACTGCAATCAACATTAATGGTGTAAATAGACTTACTGACATTGGTGCTGCAAATATCGTTATTTTAAATAATGAAATTAGATCTATCACAATTACACCTGCTGCAAGGTTAGCATTAGGAACATTTGTTACTCCTCCTACTATAGAAATTGTTGACCCTACTGGGAGTGGATGTTTTGTCGCAGCAAACCTGAATGCTAACACCATCGTAAATTATGATTCATCTTTCGTTAAGAGTTTCTTTAATGCTACAACAGGAAATCCTTTTGCTGGTGATATTTACAGCAATGATCTTTCATATTATATCGATAATGGAGCTACATTTAGTGCTACCGAAGGAGACTATTTCATTAAGGCAGATAATCTTGGATCTAGACCAGATGTAGATCTAGTGACAGGAGATGTTATTGCTGTTGTTGATAATCCTGGTGTTACTAGAAAATACTCAGTAAAATATGCAGTACCTGATGGTAGTGGAGATTCTGCTAAAATTTATATCTATGGTGCTATTCTATCATCATTCTCTACTAAGAAAATTTCTAGAATTCGTTCAAAACTTTCTGGTGCTGAGACTAATACTCTAATATATCCACTACCAAATAAGCATGTAAAAACAATGGTATTGGATGCTAATAATACCAATATCAACTATACAGTGCAGCAAGAATTCTTAGGAAATCTCGATGCTAGTGGTGCTATTAATATTAGCGTAGGAACGAACGAGCAGTTCCTTGGATATACATCAGAAAATTATGTGATGACAAATCCAAATACTGGTGAATTACTTGACCTCTCTGGTAAAGTAGATTTGGGCAATAGTGCTCAAAGTATTACAATTGATCTTGGTGTTACGTTTGCTAACATTCCATTTAAGTTAATTGCTCCTGTAAGAAAGGTAGATACTTCTCCTAAGACTAAAATTCTTGTAGAAAATCAAGAATATCATGTATCTAGTGGATTTTCAGATCCTTCGATTCCCATTCAGTATGCTGATGGACTGAAATTAAAAGCAGTTTATATGTCTGCTACTGATTCACCTGCCACTAATAACGATGTTCAAGTCACTGATCGCTTTAATTTTGATGGTGGTCAAAGAGATACACATTATGATCTTGCTCGTATTACACTAAAACCAGGAGCAATTGCACCTACCAGCAGACTTCTTGTGGTATTCGATTACTTCAAACATATTGGTGGTGTTAATACCGGTGATTATTTTACAGTAGACTCATATACCAATATTACTTATAAAGATATTCCATACTATGACTCAAGTGTTTATGGAAGAATTTCACTTAGAGATACAGTTGACTTTAGACCAAGAGTTTCTGACTATGATGGTCTTGACACAGCTACAGTAATTCCAGGATATAGTGATAAAGTAACTGTAAATGCTCTTAAATTTACTGGAACAGGATCTTCTGCATCCACACTTCCTATTGCAGGAACGTCTTTTGATGCTGGATATCAATTCTATCTGAATAGAATTGATTCCGTTTATATTGCTAAGACAGGTGGTTTTGTTGTTTCAAAAGGAACACCTTCACTAAACCCACAAATACCTCAAGAAATTTCTGATGGCATTCTTTTATACCACTTAAATATTCCTGCTTATACCTATAGTATTTCTGATATTACTTCCAAGAGTTTTGATAATCGTCGTTATACGATGAGAGACATTGGTAAGTTAGAAAAAAGAGTTGAGAAACTTGAATACTATACAGTATTAAGTCTTCTGGAGCAAGATACATTCAATACTCAAGTTAAAGATGAGTTTGGTAATGACAGATTCAAGAATGGTATTCTTGTAGATAATTTTGAGGGTCATGGAGTTGGTAATACAGGATCATCTGATTACAGATGTGCTGTTGATACTCAATTAGGAATTTTGAGACCTAGTTATGCTGCCTCTCAAACAAGTCTTATTGAAAAAGATTTAAATGATGCTCAAAGAGCTACTAGTGGATATATAAGAAAAGGTGAGCTTATTATGCTACCTTATACTGAGATGAAAACGGTAGAAAATTTAGCTGCTACTAAAACTATCGCAGTTAACCCAGATAAATCAGCAAAGTTTGCTGGTTTGATGACATTAGAACCTAATATTGATGAGTGGAAAGATACTGATACAGCGCCTGAATTAATTGTAAATGAAAACTCTGTTTTTGATAATATCAAAAATAATAATCCTGAAATGTGGGGAAGTCTTTGGAATGAATGGCAGATCTCATGGATTGGAACGCCAACATATACTCTAAGTAACTCCACTAACTTCATTGGATCTTCTAATCAATTTGCTTCAGTACCTGATATTGTTATCGCTAGTAAAACTAGAACAAGATCTAGAAATGGTACATTAAATAGAGTTTCACCTTATGGATCTGCTGCAGCAGATCGAGGTCAAAGAACTTTATCAACTCCATATAATCCTTATATTAGATCTAAGCAAGTTAAATTTGTTGTTAATGGTCTCGAACCGAATACTAAGTTATATGCTTTCTTTGATGGCATCGCCGTTTCTTCATGGACAAATCCAGATGATGTTACTAATATCACAACACCATTTACTAGTGTTGCTGGATATGCCGAAAAAGGTTTTGGTGAAGATATTATTACCGATGATAATGGAAGTATCAGTGGTATTTTCTTAATTCCTAATGGATACTCTCCAATTAAAGGTAAGAAGACAATTGATTTACAAATTTCTCCTGGATCATTCTACGATGAAACAAGTTCCAAGAAATCATTTGTTGTTGGTAGCAAATCATTTAGATTAACTTCAAGTGCTACGAATAGTGGTTCTAACTCAGATGTTGCTACTTTTGCAGAAACATCATATAACGTAACTGGATTGCCAGAAACATTCACAACCTCTATTCAGTCAACCAGAGTACCTTATATCAGCAGAAGGTCAACTTCAAATTCTGATACAGTTCAGTATGTTGGTAGTTCATTAGTTAATATCAATCAGTCTGGATTATTAGATCCTCTCGCCCAAACATTCCGAGTTTCTGGTTTTGAAGAAGGATTATTCCTTTCTAGTATCGATCTTTACTTTGCAAATAAAGCAACTCCAACTGGAGAAGATACTAATAGACCGGTAAGTGTATATTTAACAGAAACTAATGGTGGTGTTCCTACAAGAACAGTTTTACCATTTAGTGAGTGTTCTTTAAGTTCAGACACCCGACTCAGAATTAAAATGAGTGTTGATGTACCTTCTGGTATTACACTTTTTGCTGGTGAAACAATCACTGGAAAAACTTCCGGTGCTGTGGGAACCATTAAGACTAATTTAACTACTACAACAACAAACGCTAGATATAACTTAATTCTTTCAAACCATAATGGAACTGAATTTATTGCAGGTGAAGAATTTGTCGTTAATAGATCTCCTGCGATTACTATCACTACATTTAATGTAGATAATGATTCGGGTATAGTTGATAAAATTAAAGTTACTAGTTTTGGTTCTCAATACAATGATGAAACTACAGTAGTCAATATTACTGGTGATATCGGTGGATCATTTGGTTCTTCTGCTAGTGCATCAGCTAAAATTTATAATGGTAAAGTGTATGAAGTTAATCTAACCAACAAAGGATCTGGTTATTATACTGCGCCCACAGTAAGTATTTCTGGTGGTGATAGTTTAGCATCTGCTACAGCGGTATTTAAAGTAACAAATCCAGCAGTTAGGATGGGTATTTCAACTTCATCTGATGCTTCTAATAAAACTAAGTTTAATTTTAAGTCACCTGTTTATTTACAAAATGATGCAACATATGCTGTAGTAGTAACTACATCATCTAAAGATTATACTTTGTATAGTTCAATAGTAGGTGATTCACTTCTGAATAGCACAGTTGCTGCATCTACACAACCGGATGTAGGGTCTTTGTATAAGTCACAAAATTCTTCTGCATGGATTGAAGATACCTTACAAGATCTTAAATTTTCTACTAACAGATGTGTATTTGATACTACAGGAACAGCAAATATCGAATTAATCAATGATGATTTGGATGTAGTAAATCTTCCAGACAATGCTATTTCTGTTGATGAAACTTTAGGAACTTCAGCACTATTTGGTTCCAACCAAAAAATTCTTCGCGTTAATCATCCTAATCATGGTATGAATGAAGGTGATCTTGTCATACTTGGTAATGTTGTTGGTGCTGGGGCGGTAAATGGTATTTACGGAGTTCCTGTAACATTAATAAACGGGTTACATTCTGTGAGTAATGTTGGTATTGATGAATACTGCATTTTTATTGACAGTGATCTTTGGACTGCTGCTAATGTTTCTGTGAGTGGAAGTGGTTCTGGAGGTGGAACTGCAATCACAGCAACTACTAATAAATTATATCAAATTGTTTCTCCTCAAGTTGCTCTTCTGACCTTCCCATCATCTACAGTTTCTCAAAATATCAAAACTGTTTATGGCAAAGCAGTTGATTCAAATACAACTAATGAATATAAGATTTCTCCTACCTACTTTATTAGTTCTAATGACAATTATTACTTTGAAGAAAGTAGAATAATCGCTTCACCAGTTAATGAAGTATACAGAGCTCAAGCATCTTTGATGAATGGAGAAAGATCTATTACTCAGACTATTTCACTTCAAACAACAAAAGATAATATTTCACCAGTGCTTGATGCTAATAGATGTAATTTGATCACAGTTTCTTCTAGAATGGATAATCCAACTGGTAATGAAGATAGATTTGGTACTGTATCTCAAACTCTAAGTGTAGATACAAATTCTGACTATACAGTAACCACTGTTAATCCTGATGTAGTTTCCACTGCAGTCTTGGTTTATTCTAATTCTAGTGGCGGTAATTTCATTAATACTGTTGATAGTAATACAAATTTAATTCAATCTGGTGGTGCTGCTGGTCAAGTTGTCTCAGTTGATTTAAATAATAAAACATTAAAATTAATTAATGTTACAAATGGACCTTTTGTCGCAGGTAACATTATTCAGCAAGGAGGTGTGGAAGCAACACTAGATACTGTTTCAGTTAAATCTGGTATTGTTATTGGATGGGATTCTGGAACTGGATCACTGAAAGTTAAAGTTACTACTGATGAACTTTTTGCAGTCAATGATATCATTGATGACAGCAACACAGGAACGACTCCTGTGACAAGTAGATCTATTACTGGAGTAACTGCATCTAATGGTTTCTTGTTTGTAGGTGAAGATTCATTCAATAGTTCTACATCTTCTAAGTATCTCACTAAAGAAGTAACTTTAGAATCTCCTGCCACATCTCTTGATTGTAAGATTACTGCAAATATGTTTGATAATAAAAATATCAAAGTTTTCTATAAAGTAAGACCTGATGGTAGTTCTGATGATTTTAGAAATATTTCATGGGAAGCTTTCAATGGCACTGGATATTCAGACAATACTGATATTTTAATTCCAAATAATCTTAAATCTTTATCTCCATCAGTAGAAGATCTGGATTCATATTTAGAATATGTATATACCATTGATGATCTGAAACCATTCTCATCATTTGCAATTAAAATTGTCTTTGTTGGAAATGATCCAGCACTTGCCCCAAGAATTGAAGATATTCGTGCTATTGCTCACTCATAATGAATAAGGTTAAAGTAGAAGGTCACAGCAATTTATATCGTGATGTGCAAAGTGGTGCTGTGATTAATTCAAATCGTTCTGAATATGAAAAATATATGAAATTCAAACAAAATAGAACTGGTATTAGAAACGAGATAAATACTTTGAAGCAAGAACTTGATGAAATCAAGCAGTTACTAAAGAAACTTACAAATGGCAATTAGAGAAGTATTAGTTAGTTTTACATTCGAGCAACAGCGCCAGATGCTTAATCTCATCGGCACTGATGTGGGAGATGCAAGTTTATTACTAACTCCGACAAATGTTGTAGTCACTGCAATCAATGAGATCATTAATGGTGATGTTGATTTATCAAATCAAACTATTGGGATGGATGATGGCACATTAGCATCACCAAGTTTATTCTGGGATACAGGTCAAGGATTTTATAAAGTAGATGCTAATAAATTAGGGTTAACTACCAGTCTTGCTGTTACTGGTAACTTAGAAGTAGATGGAGATATTACATTTAGAGCAGGTTCTGGAACTGGTGGCACATTAACATTTGGTGATCTTGATACTGATAATATTATACTCAATGCAGATGTTCAATCAAGTATTGTTCCTGATTCAACTGCTAACTATAATTTAGGTACTCTCGCTAAGCAATGGAATAACTTATGGATTGATGGAATTGCTTCTATTGATACACTAGAAGTAGATTTGGACACTACACTTACTGGAGAACTTGCAGTAAATTCAGGTATTATTAAGGTTGATGCTAGTACTGCAACAACAGCAACTATTTTCAATAATTATATTGATACTGCCCAAGTCCTTATGGACGCAACTGATATTACAATAGGTGCTGATGTTGTTGGCACTCTTGCTATCAGAAATAATAATATTACAACATCGAGAACTTCTATCAATGTTTTTAATACGATAGCAGCAACAGTCAATGCTTTTGGTGCTGCCTCTACTGTGGTTACTGGTCTTAGTACGTTTGGAAACACTGGAATAAACAGTAACTTTAATATTAGATCTGATGATACAGTTCTAGATGGTGACTTAAACGTTAATGGTGGTGAAATTCTTTCATCACAAAATACTTTTGATTTACTAATTGCTAATGATGATATAAGAATTGGTGCTGCTAATGGAAATGGTGAAACAGTAATTAATAATTCATTAAAAGTTAATGAGAATGTAAATCTTGAAGATTCAGAAACAGAAGTTACTATTACAGATAATGCAACAAATGCTCTTGCTATTAAAGAGGGTACTAATACTTACATTCAACTTCAGACGACTGATGCATCTGAAAGAGTTATTGTTTATAAGGATCTTTATGTTGTAGGTAACCTTGATATTTCTGGATCTACTACTACCATTGATACAACTACTTTAACAGTAGAAGATAAAAATATTGAACTTGGCACTAGTGGATCACCTACTGATCTTTTGGCTGATGGTGGTGGTATTACACTGAAAGGAACTACTGATAAGCTTATTACTTATGATAATGCTAGTGGATGTTGGGAAACTAATATTGGTTTGACAATTGCTGGTGGTGCTTTTCAACTTGATAGCAACGGTATCATCCAAACAAATATTCAGAGTGCAGGACACATTGAATTAGATTCAAGTGCTGCTTTTACTGCTTCTCCACTAAAATTATATGCTGATACTGGTAGTATAGAAATTGATAACCCTAGTGGCGATACTACTTTAAGTATTGGTGATAAGACAAATACTAATGGTCTCCTTGTTCTTACCGCAAAAACTTCTAGTTTAGAAATCCACAGTAGCAGCGATCACCCTATTGATTTTTCATTCAATACTGTTACAAAAGCATCAATCGGTATTGACGGAACTATTAGTGACAAGTTAAGTGTAGATATTAGAACAGTCAAAATCAATAACACAACTGGTGCTGAAATAGTTAATACTACTAACTATAGTTCTGGAGAAGCAATTGTCACTGTTGGCGGTGGTTCGGTAACATTTGAAGGAGGAGCAGCTGGATTATCTGCTGGATCTATGATTACAGTGGTAAATGATCACAGTTCTAGTTGTACACTTACTGAAGGTACTGGAATAACACTTAAATTTACTAATGGATCTACTGGAGATAAGACATTAGCGGGATATGGAATAGCAACGATATTGTATATTACTAATGCTGTAGCATATATTTCTGGTACGGGGGTAAGCTAATATGATGCAAATCATGTTTTTTGGTTATGGTGCAGGCGAGGGTAGTGTCACTACTGCTGAAGGACTTCCAGCTTCAGCAGTATTCTATGCTACAGGAGAGGATTTTAATGATAGAGGTCCAACTTTATATCCTATTACTAAAGTTGGTTCTAGTTTCACAGCTGGTTATGAACTTCCATTTGGGGGTTCTTCCAGTTTTGATGGCGTTAATGATCACATAAATAACACTAACAGTAATAGCGATATTGCCTTTGATACAGGTGATTTTACATTAGAGTGTTGGGTTTATTTCGAGTCTTCCGATGGCACTTTAGACACCATAGTGGATACTCGTTCATCATCAGCTGCAAGTGATGGATTTTTAATTGGTAGATTCCACACAGCTGGACATGAAAATAAAATTGAATTATATACTGATGGCAACTATCGGACAACTGCTGATGTAACGGTGAGTGATGATACTTGGACTCATGTAGCGGTAGTAAGAAGTAGTTCGGTAACAACAGTATATGTGGATGGTACGGCATATTCCTCAACATATAGTGACTCAAATGATTATTCAAATGAGGATTATATTCTTGGAGAAAATGTTGATGCTAACTATCAATTTCATGGGCAGATTTGCGACTTCCGCATGGTCAAAGGAACTGCTGTTTATACATCAAACTTTGCACCACCATTAGCACTACTTACAGAAATACCAAATGCAAAAGTTCTGCTTTGTAGGTCAAATATTAGTCCTCTTGCAAATGTTGTTACTCCTGGTGGTATCACAGCTTCAGGAGCAGTAGCAAGTTGGAATAATCCATTTTCATCGAATTTTGGTGCTCTAGCTGATGATTCATTTAATTTTGAGGGTTCTGATACTGAACAATATTTCCATGCAGGAACTAATACTTTCTTAGATGATTCGTTGAGTTCATGGCAGTTCCAATGTTGGGCATTTTATGAAAATGACTCTGGGCAGGCAGGTAATACGTCTTCTGATATGGGAATACTTGTAGATCAATATGAGAGTGGTGCAAGTGGTAGATTGTTATTTGGATTCCAAGAAGACCTTCTAGTTATGAGAGTTAATGGTGGTACTGTAGAACTTACTAGTGGTACTTTAAATAAACAAGTTTGGTATCATGTTATGCTTAATTGGGATGGAACAACTCATAGACTATTCGTAAATGGATCTTTAGTGGATTCTACTACTACCTCACCTTCAATATACACAGGTAAAAGAACTGAATTTGGTGGAGGTGGTGATTTATCAGATTATAATCTTCATGGATATATGAAGCATGTATTAGTAGAGCAAGGTGGAACGGTAGAAACCTCTAACTTCACTCCAACATGGACTTTCGGTGCAGTAGCTCCAGCCATTGACTACGGTGGAAGTGTAGAGTTTGATGGAAACGGTGGAGCTGTAAAAATTCCAACTCACTCAGATTTAAACCTTGGTACTGGAGACTTTACAATAGAATACTTTTATAAAATGGAGGATTCTGGTGAAAACTATTATACTATGTTCACTGTAGGTCAAGGAGATGTCTTTGACAGTATGGAAATGTATTGGAACTCCACTGATGATACTATTAGAATCACCAAAGATCACACTGAAAGGGGTCAAACCGGTGCGATCGGTTCCGATCGGTATGATACATGGCATCATATAATGGTAACAAGATCAAGTGGAACCACGTATACATTCTTTAACGGAAATTTGGAAGACACCTATACCACCAGTTGGGATGCCGAAGAAGATGATGATTGGATTATCGGAGATAGGATTCCAAATGCCACCCATGCTAATTACGAATTCAAAGGACTTATTTCTAACTTCCGTGTAATCAAAGGAACCGCACTCCACACTTCTAGCTTCACGGTGCCCACAGAACCGCTTGAAAATGTAACAAATACAGTACTCCTTTGCTGCCAGTCCGAGACTTCTGTAACTGATGCTGCAGTAAGTCCTACAACTCTCGTAGCAGTGTCTGGTGCAACAGCATCTTCAGATCACCCATTCGGCGGCAGTGGCGGCGGTGGCGGCAGCGATGTTTTTGAAATGATGTTTACTGAACCAGGAACATATAATTTTGTTCCTCCATCTGGTGTAACTTCAGTTAATGTAGTTGCTGTTGGAGGTGGTGGCGGGTGTGCTCACTATCCAAATAGTGTTACAGGAACTACTGGAGGTGGTGGTGGGTCACTATCATATAAAAATAATATTTCAGTAACACCTGGCACAACTTATACTGTAACTGTTGGTGCTAGGGGAACTGGTGCTTCAACAGTGACTGGCTTTTCCTATCCCGAAGGATATCAAACAAGTGTTTCGTCCTCCGCTGGTGCTGGAGGAACTTCTCAATTTGCTTTAGGTGGCACTACCTATTGTATGGCAATGGGTGGTGCAGGTGCCAGTGGTAGTACTGCTGGTGTTGGAGGAAATAGTACTTCAAATATTGGTGATGGTGGTGGATCTGGTGGAGATGGCGGAGATAATGATGGCACAACTTCATATTGGGCATTTGGTGGAGGTGCTGGAGGATATTCTGGAGATGGTGGTCATGGTGGACGTTGGGAAGCAGGAGGTGTCTATACAAATGGAGCAACTGCTGGTGCAGGCGGTGGTGCTGGTGGTGGAGCAGGGTGGGCTAACGTCAATGGTGTAGGTGTTTTTGGAGAAGGTACTAGTGGAGGAATTGGAGACCCTGGTTCTGGTGGAACTGATAATATTTTTGGTAGAAATGGTGGCACTCAATACGGAAAGTATGGTGGTGGTGGATCTGGTCATGGTGCTGGAGATCCTGCAAGTAGTAATATTGGACAATCAGGTGCTGTTAGAATTGTTTGGTATTCTGGAAGTAGTTTCCCCTCTACTAGCGTAGACGCGCCAGCAGGTCTTACAGATGAACAACTTAGAACTAAAGGAACTGCTATTGGCAATATGACACAGGATGGTGGATTATCTGCTGCTTTTGATGGAACTACGACTGGCGATTATACAGTTTCAGCAAGATTAGATCCTTCTAATAATGCTACTATCGGAAAAGATTTTGGCGAGAATGTATCTATAAAACAAGTTATTTTATACAGACCTGACGGTGATGGCACCACCAACAGCAATTGTTTCCCTGGCTCTGGAAATAATAATGTTACTCCAATGTATCTAGAACATTCTCATGATGGTACGACATGGCAAGAAGCAATGAGTAGTGATAATACTTCAAATAAAGATGTAACAATGGGTATTGGTGTTAGTATTGTGGCGCGTTATTGGCGCGTTAGATTTACTGGAGACAATAATGGTGGATCTGTCAGAGAGTGCGTATTTAAGTCTTCTTGACACACTAAATAACTCGTAGTATAATAACAACTGAAACTGAGGAACCGCATGGAAGCAGCAACACTTCGTGAAAATTTCACACAACAATTTAATAGCACTATTGAAGAGATCAAGAATCTCCAAGCACAAGTCGAAGCAAAGAAAGAACTTGCGTTAAAACTAAAAGGTGCTCTTGAAGCAATTGATTTGATGGAACCACCGGAGGAAACTACAGAACCAGAAGTAGTAACTCCAGAAGTAGAATAATATAAATACTGACCTTCCTTATAAATAACAAGGAAGGTCTTTTTTTGTATATGTCCGCAATTACACTTAACTTAGTGATAGAACAGGGGACTGATTTTTCAGCAACCTTTACTATCAAAAATACGGATGGCGCACCAGTCAATCTTTTGGGTTTTACTGCTGCTGCTAAACTGAAAACTAGTTATTATACAACCGGAGCGCCAACAGATTTTGAAGTTACTTTCGTAGATAGAAATAGTGGTATAATTAGAATTGATTTATCGGATACTATCACAACTACTTTGAAGGCAAGAAGATATGTTTACGATATTGTCCTAACATCAGCAACTGGAAATAAAACTAGATTTATTGAAGGGATTGCAACAATAACACCAGGAGTGACAATATAGTGTCTGATTACCAAATTAATGTAACTCAGGGATCTACTGATTTTACCGTAACTCAGCAATCTACTGATCCTTATAGTGTTGGTCTTAATTACGAAGCACCAGTAAAAGGTGTTCAATACCAGAATTTAATTCTGGATGATGTTGCTTCGCAATTTGATGGTGCTCAAACAGTATTTAACTTGAGTACTTCTGGTAAATCGTATCAACCATTGAACGATCAACAATTGATTATTTCATTGGATAATATTATTCTTCAACCTGGAGTTGGATATACAGTATCTGGAAATCAGATTATATTTGCAACCCCACCTGCTAGTTCTAGTGTGCCGTTTTTCGGTATTGCTCTTGCTAATACTGCTGATCTGACAAGAACAATTAATTATGTCGTGGACAATGGTTCGCGACCAATGACTACAGGTAACAAAGGTTATTTGACTATTAATGTTACTGGTACTATTAAATCATGGGTTTTACTTGCTGATGCAGATGGGACGTTAGAGGTAGATTTAAGAAAATCTAGCTTTGCTGACTATCCTAATGTTGTGTCAATTTGTGCAGGTAATACTCCGCAACTTGTAACTAGCAATAAAAACACTGACGTTGATTTAACCAATTGGGATACCACTTTGAATGCAGGTGACATCATACAATATGAAGTTATAAATACTACAGTATCAATCAGTAATTTTGCTATCGCTCTGAAAGTAGAATTATGATAATTTTACTTTGATTAAAAATATAAATATAAACAGATAAAACGAATTTTCCGTGGAGGAACACTTTAAATGGCACTTTTAGTACCTAATATTGGTGAGGTAGAATCGCTTCGCTATTTGCTGAATGCTACTCATCAGATCCCTAGAAACCTAACTCTAAAGCTTTTTACATCAAACACAGACCCCGCAGAAGGTGATGTTCCTTCTACGACTGCTTACTATGAGCCTTATGTTGATGGTAATACTAATGGTTATGGAACCACAGCACCGCTTGCAACAGGTTATCCTGAAGTAGTTAACAACCGTGCTGATCAATCATATGATAATAACTATGGCATCCTTTTAAACGGTAATCGCTGGGCGATTGCTACTGCTGGAGATCCTGTTGCATCTGGAACCGGCACAGGAACTTCTGCTGAGTACACAATTACGGTATCTTCAGTAACTGGAACTATTAGTGTTGGTAACCTTGTTTCTGGTACTGGTATCGGTGCTGGTTGTAAGGTATCTAGAGTTTCTGGTTCGACTATCGTTCTGACTGTAGCTAACTCTGGTGCTGTTTCTGGAACAATCAACTTCTCTGGTGGAGTTACAACTGCTACATATCCAGAGCAAACATTCACATTCCAAGCTGCTGCTGGTAATGTTTATGGTTACTACTTGGCTCGTGCTAACAACATGCCTCTGACAATTCAGGGTGTAGTTGATGCTGCCGATGCATCTGCAGGATCAGTTCTTACTAAGGGTGATAACACAGATCCTTGTAATGGTGTTGTTGGTAATTCCTTCATCACTCTTCCAAACGTTGCTTCCATCATGGATGACATCACAATTGGAATGGATGTTACTGGTAACAACGGCGTTGATTCAAATACCACTATCATCGGTATCGATCTTCTTAATAGAATCATCTATTTGAACAATGCTCTGATCGATAACATTCAGGTTGCTACCGACTCATCAATCACTCTTGAGTATAGTGAAGTAACTGCTACTTCTCACGGTTTGGTTGTGGGTGATGTTATTTACATTGCACAAGGTTCAACAAACAGTGGTACAGTTGATGCTACATATACAGTATTCTCTGTAGCTGATGCCAATACATTTACTACAACTCCTGCTCTGAAAGGAACTGGCGACCTTACTCTTTACAGCAGCATCATGTTTGCTGAAAGATTTACAAATGGTCCATACCCCATTCAGAACAACGGTGACCAAATCAAGATTACATTGAACGTCAGCCTTGACTGATATATAGTATACAATTTTTTATTATTTGTTTTTGTGGGGGGATTATGTCCCCCCTTTTAATGATAAAAAACATTAATGAATACATTTAACTACGATACATCACACGTTAACTTTTATGTAACTACGGATTTAGGATCTATTGGTGATTCTCCTATATCCACAGTTGATAATGGTGAGACGGAATATGATTTAGTAGTTTCTGGTGATTATATTGTTACTGGTGATACATTAGTTAACTTCTTTACTGAAGAAGATTATCAAGGAATTATTTTTACTGAAACAACTTATCCGTTCGGCACATTTAAGGTTTCCAATACTACAGACTCTGCAGCTACAGTAGTATTTGTATCGAAACCAGAACCGATTAAGTTACAACAAAAAGCAATAGTAGTTAGAAAACAAGCCTGGACCGGTTCAGGAACTCTCTTCGAGATCGCTGATGGGCGCGAGAGGATGGTTGCCCCATGGATAGGATCATCTGGTCCTTTGAGGGTTTCCGGCGGCGCTGAGAGCAGCGTAACGCATAAATTTACAGAATACTCAAAGACCTATGGTAGTAGCGTTGACTATGGACTAGTCCCTGCTGCTGTAGGTTCTTCTATAGCTTATGGACAAGTAACTGATATTGTTGATGGAGGAGAATTTGATAATGGTGATATCGTATCAGGAGATGGTAGACCCTACGGGTTATTCTCATTAGAAGGATATAATAGCAGTAATTTTAGAATTAAAGCATGGGCTGGTTCTGGTAACATTCATATTTCTGGGCAAGAAAGTTCCCAGTTAGATGAACCAACTCCACAAATCTATGTTGTAAAGACATCTAAACTGACTGGTGTTGGTTTAAATATCTATAATTCAACCAATCCAGATTCATTTACCCGAGCACCATATCAGGGAAGTGGATCACTATTTGAAATTGGGCAGAAAGACGAGAGAGCAATATTTACTTATGATACTAATTATGCTATTCAGACAGTAACGACTGTTGAAACTGCTCAAGATATTTGGTCTTCAGCAATTTCAAATGATCCTAATACTTCAGAAAAAAATTGTGTTTATTGGGCAAATGGAGGAACTGGTACTGGTTCTGATGATGGATTTGATATCGGGTCTCATATTCGTATTGGTGATCCAAATGCTGTAGATTATCCTCTTACCGGAAGAGAACTAGAATTCTCTCTTAATCTTGTAGGCGTAGAAAAAATTACGATTTCTGCTATTAGAGGTAATGGCAGTAATGGTGGTAGTTCATATGGTGGATCCACTCCAGCGAACGAACATTTATACTTTATGTTTGGTGCTGACCTGAATGGACCTGGATATCAGGGCAGCAATGGTACCATTATTGTTCCTGATCCAGCTTGGGGTGTGGATTCGGACTTTGATAGTTTGAATACTGTTGATGTTGATGTTCCTATATCGGAAAGAGTACCAAATTCTTATGTTAGAATTTTTCAAGCATACTACACACAAGATTCAACTCATGCATATGATAACTATGGTATAAAGTCTATTGAACTACATCATACTGTAGGATCAGACTATTATCAGTCTCTTCAGACAGATGATTATCAAACAATTAATCAATCTGCTGGAACTACAGAAAATTATGGACAAATTATCAGTCCTCCATCTGGTGGTGAATTAAGTTACGGTTCATTCTATCCCAGTTTTACTAAGTTCGGAGCAATCAAAGTTAATGGTTCTGCTACAGTAAGACAAACAGATAATTATACTGCATCTTATGTATCATCATATGCTTTTGAAGACGTTGGTCCTGATGTAGATATAACAAGTGATTACTATTATGTATCTGGTATTTGGATTAGAACTGGTGGAATTGGCACTAATTCATGGAATGGATTTAATATTGGACCCCATTATGAAATTGATGGTAACGATGGCATCAACCAGATGTCATGGTACCTTGATCTCACTGATGTAACTCATATAACTGTTTCTGGTATCAGAGGTAATGATAGTAACGGTGGAAATGAAGGATCAATCAGTCCAGATAGTTTAGAATATTACTTTACTAAGACAGGATTAACTACAGTAAATGATGTATTATTCCCTGCCGAACAAAATGAAGATTCTATTCCAGCAAACTGGTCTGGTCTGGAAGTAGCAACTGATGGTGTTAGCGAAAGAACTGTCACAGTTCCAAGTGAATTCAGAGTTTCTGGTGTTCACTTCAGTGTTCGATTATATTTCTCGGATGATGAATATGGCATAAAACAAGTAGCATTAAGAAATGCTGATACAAATTCAGGATTTGTTACAGTTCTTCCAGACGAATTAGTATCTAATTATAGCGCAACTTTAAGTGGTGTTTCAATTGAAAACTCTGGAGCTGGCACGGGCGTTGGTGCATTTGATTCAGGTGCAGGCACTAAGCATTTTAGATTCGGTACTACTAGCGGTGGGGAATATTACAGAGAGTTATGTTGGACAGTTAATGCTTCAGAATTGGATGAATTTATATTTGATCTTATTACTGGCAATGGATCTAATGGAGGAAATAGTCCAGAAGGTACTGATGACCTCCTTTTCTATTGGAACGATGCAAATACTTATCGTCCTATTGAAGTAATTACAGACACTGACGAATTCGATGAGTGGAAGAAAGTATTCTCTACTATACCACCAGAAGCTAGAAATGCCGGACAAGAATTTAAGTTAAGTCAATATGGATTAAGTACCTTTGATAATATTGGCTTAAGATCTATTCTATTTGTTCCTACACTGGATACAGCTAATTTCAATGTTGTAACTCCCAATCTTAAAACTGATACTGTTTTCCTTCGTGGTGATGCATCAGTTCAGTTTGTAGAACCAACACCGCAAGTTTATGTTGTAAATGGTTCTGGTGTTCTTACATTATCAGGCACAATGTCTGAGCAACATATTGTAGGAAACTATAGTACAACTGGTTCATTATTCACTTCTGGTCAGAATGATGAGAGAGCAATATTTGATTACAACGATAGTTCTATTGGGGTAGTACAAGATCCTATTGATAATGGATCACTATCCTCCTCTGGATCCACATCTGATTACGGTCAGGTTACTCAACTTTCTGCTGGGGAAATAAATTACGGTCAGGTAAGAATACCATATACCACGTATCCATTTGGAAGACTATTTGAAGTTACTGGTGGAGATAGAGCACATGCAAATCCAAGAGCATATCTAGGTGCTACTGCTGAGATTAGAATTGCCGGTGGATATAGTAATCTCCAGTTCACTTCTCAGGCTGGTGAATCAACAGTTCTCTTCAATACTTCTGGTGGAGATACTGATAGTTTCAGCAGACCTTTCATTGGTTCTGGATCACTGTTCCATATTGGAGATAGAATTGAGAAGGCAGTATATGCCTATAATAGTTCTTCTATCACAACTTATGGAGAATTTGATAATGGATTAATTGCAGATAGTGTTACAGAATATGCCACCGCTACTACTGTTAGTGCTGCAGATATTAACAATGATCCTAGCAATACATTAACAAATTGTGCTTATTGGGTAGATAGTGGAACTGGTACTGGTTCTGATGGTGGATTTGATATCGGGTCTCATATTCGTATTGGTGATATAAATGCAGAAAATTACAATAGTTTATCTTTAAGAGAAGTATCTTTATCCCTCAATCTTGAAGGTGTAAAAAGAATTAGGATTTCTGCTATTAGAGGTAATGGTAGTAATGGTGGTGATTCACCTGATTCTGGTGAAGATTTATACATTCAATTTGATACTTATCTCCCCTCAATTCTTGTTGCTCAAAACGATACAGAATTCGACAGTTTGAATACTGTTGATATTAATATTCCTGAAGTTGCAAGAACAGCAAACTTCCCTGTTAGAATTTATCAGCCTACAGCATCACAAGGTCAAATTTATGCATGGGATAACTTTGGTATAAGGTCTATTGAACTACAGACAGACCCAGACTATGGTTCTGTAGGTGAAAATTATGATCCTAATATTAATTATGGATCTATCTTAGTAGATCTTAATCCACTTGGAAAATTATTTGAAATTGGTGGATCAGCATCCGAAGAATTCTTCCCAACATTCAATTGGAACCGTTTGAGTCCTGCAATTAGGATCTTCAACGAACAGCAAGATCCTGCTGACTTCAGATTCCGTCCACATTGGAGAACTGATACTACTACCACTAATCCTCCAAAACTCAGAAACGGTCTTGGCGGAGAATTCAATACATATGCTCAGTCTAGACCATTTATTGGTTCTGGATCACTGTTCCATATTGGAGACAAACTTGAAAGTGCGACATATGATTATAATGAATCATCAGTAGTTGAATTCACTCCAGGTGGAGACTATGGTTCTATTACATCAGCATCGTCTACTAATATTGATTATGGTGCTGTAACTGATGTAGTTACTGAAGGTGAATTTGATAACGGTCAATTAGTAATTATAGAAACTACACAACCTTATGTTGGATTGTTTAGTTTCCAAGGTGCTGCTGAAACATTCTTCATTCGTGGACCTTATAGTTCCAAAGAAGGTTGCATTAGGATCTTCAATGAACAGCAAGATCCTGCCGACTTTACCTTCCGTCCACATTGGAGATCACGTCCTTACGAGCAAGGAAAACTTACTGGTAGTGGAGCAGAAAGTTTCAGTAAGGGACTTTACACTGGTTCTGGATCACTGTTCCATATTGGAGATAGAATTGAGAAGGCAGTATTCTCCTATAATACCTCATCTGTTATTGGTGGTTATGAATCAGAAGACAATGGATCTATTTCAGATCCAGTAACATCTTCTGCTGATAATGGTTCTATCAGTTCTGATTATCTTCCACCAAATACTGATCACGGTTTTGTCTTCACAGTCCCTGGTGATAGGAATCCATTTGGACTGTTCAGAATTTCTGGTGCTGCAGAGCTGCCAGCGAGCATAGTAAATTATGTTGGTACTGGTAATCTCTTCTCCGCTAGCGGACATGTAGAGTCGCTAGTCTGGCAAACACCTGAAGAAACCTTCCTTCTCAGAATGCGTGGTGGCGCAGTCGAGAAACATATTGAGAATTATGTTGGATCTGGACTTATTAAATATCCAGAGGACACACCTCTCGCTCCTAACTCTCATATAAGATTCCGTCCATGGTGGAGATCTTATGGTGAGATTAAGCTTTCTGGATTGGGTGGAGTTGATGATATTCTCAGCAACTATCTTTCTGGAGGTGGAACGCTTAAACTCAAAACTCCTAATGAAGGATTTGAGTGGACACAGTATAGACCATCACCACGTTATGTTAACTCTGTATATGGCAAAATTGGTGGATCAGCAACAGTTGCTGGTATATCTGTAAATAAAAAAGTTAATGTTTATGGATATTATGGTGATGATAGAGATCCAGGAACTTCTGGTTCACTATTCACATTCAATAGTGCTACAGAAGTAGCTGGTTATAATCCACTAACAGACACAGTTCTTTATACTGCTTCTGGCACTGCTGCTTCTAAATGGAATCCGGCATGGACATCACGTCCTGATGGTTCACCTAGACTTTCCGGTACTCCTGAACTTCAACTTAGATTTAACATCTTCACTAATCCTGAAGTTGAATGCTTTAAATATGATGGCACTCCAGATCTCAAGATCACTCTTAATTATCATGGTTCTGGAACATTATTTACTACTAATGGATCCAGTGAAGTTCGTGGGTTCAATCCATTAACAGATACAGTTTTATTCAAGGCAAGTGGAAGTCCAATTATTCTGTTCTCGCTGTTACATATTGGTTCTGGATCACTATTTGGTTTCGGATCTGCAGCAGAAGCAAGAACAATTCTTGCACCAGAAAGCACAGTTCTATTCATCCCATCTGGTTCAGGATCAGAGAATTTTGCTCGCATATATGAAGGTTCTGGATTAAATACTGTTTCTGGAACTGTTGAAGAAACACTTACAAATGCATATCAAGGGGAAGGTTCACTCTTCAATGCAGGAAGCGCAGCAGAAATTACAGCAATTTCCGAAGCAGAAAGCACTGTCCTATTCAAGGCTTCTGGTGGAGAAGCAAATGCATTCGTCAGATCTGCTCCTGCTGAAGGTAATGTTACTATCAGCGATAATCTGGATGAAGCATTCGCAAGACCTTATTCTAGCGAAGGTTCGCTATTTGGATTTAATGGTGCTGCTGAAGCGGTAACAGTAGATGAAGAATCTACTGGTTTATTCAACTTTATTGGTGATGCCAATATTGTTAGAGATAGATCTTTTGTTGGTTCAGGATCACTATTTGGTATTGATGGAGCATCAGAAGCAAGTGTTATTTCACCTGATCTTGAAACTGGTCTGTTTGAGATTACTGGTTCTGCTGTTGGAATTAGAACTAGATCCTTTACTCCTGATGGAGGAGAAACATTTGTTTATGGTGATGGTGGTGTAGTATCAACCAGAACTTACAGTGGTAAAGGTTCACTCTTTGGAATTGCTGGTGCTACTGAATCTACTACAACCAATCTTCCACAAAATACACTTCTTTATAATGTCGAAGGACGTGGTGTTGTTACTAGAGCAAGAGGTTTTGCTGGTTCTGAATCTATATTCGTTAGTGGTAATGCTATCCCTGTTGCGGCAATTTCATTTGTTGGATCAGGAACACTCTCAACATTCAATGGTGCTGCAGAATCCAGAACAATTGCTTCTGAAAGTACTGTCCTCTTCAAACCAAGTGGAAGTGCAGCAGAAAGCTTTACTGAAGGAAATTATGATGCTGCTGGAAGTGCAACAATTTCAGGTGAAGCATCTGATATTAAGAATACTCGTAGTGAGACAGTATTCGCATATGTATCAACTAGTGGCAAAGCAATTGCTAGACGGACATATGGTTACCTCGGAACGGGCACGTTCTCAACATTCAATGGTGCTGCTGAAGCAAGAGCAATTGATATTGAAACACCAGTATCTATTAATCTATTCACCGTTGTTGGTAACAATCCAGGAAGTGTTACAAGAATTACCCAACCAGGAACAGCGAAGTTTGTTCTGACTGGAACATCTGTAAATGTTTTAAAACTCTTTAGTCCTATAAGAATATTCAGCACGATAATATAATTATTCTTATAAATAATAGAAGAAAAAGATACGGATTACTTTTCAATGACTACACAAGTCCAATTCCGAAGAGGAACCAGCTCACAACACCTAACTTTTACTGGTGCAGAAGGGGAAATTACGGTTGACACTGATAAGAAGACTGCAGTGGTACATGATGGAGTGCGGGCAGGCGGTTATCAATTAGCAACCCAACGAAGTGTTGCTGCTATGGCAATAGCTTTAGGCGCGTGATGTCTTATCAAGTAAACCATTATATAACAGTAAGGAATTAACAAATGGCAAAACATTTAGTACATTATTACACTTTCATACCCAGTAGTAATACTGTTATAGTCAAAGGTAATATCTCAGCAAAAAGATTACTTTTAATCACCAATGTAACTGAAAATGAATCGATCTATACATTTTCGGACTCAGGTTTAGGATTGGAATCCAGAACTTATGATGGAGCAACTGATGAAACTACATTTGTATTGACATACAGTTGTAATGCTATGTCATCTAATGATGAATTACAAATTTTCTACGAACAAGATTATGTAAATATTGAACCATCTGAAACATTTGTTGACCCTGTTTCTAAGTTTAGAGTATCTAGTCCAGAAAACTTAATTGATACTGACTTTGAATATGGTCCTCAGTCTTCTAAGTGGGAAACTCTCCAGACTATTAATAATATTCCTTCGTTCTATGCATCTACTGCTGATACAACAATTCCATATATTGTATCAGTAGAATCAGTTACTGGAAGTGAAATTATTACTGTAACGACACAGTATGATCACAACTTACAGGTTGGTGTTCCTATTACAGTAACTGGACTATCATCTCTTACTGCAGAAGGTGCTTATTTAATTCAATCAATTCCTAGCACTACTACTTTCTCATATAAGGCAAGATCGGCACAACCAGTAACCGCTAGTCTTGAAGGTACTTATACCTCAATTATCCCAGGTAAGTTCTTTCAAGGTTCGCAGATTAATCTTTCTCCAACCAGAGGGATTACAGCTGACTTTTATCAAAAAGTAGTAAAAGTCAAAAGCGTCAATGTAATTACCTTAACCACTACACTAGCTGCTGATGTTCTTGTTGATGCATCTGTTAGTAATGGATCTGACACTGCTAAGATCGTTGCAGTTTCTGGAAATCAGATTACAATTACTGATATAGTAGGTTCAGTATTTGCTGACGCCGATACATTAACAATTATTGGTGCTGATGGCACTTATACCGTTGACACAGGTGGAGTATCAGGGGGTAGCAATAAGTATTTCATTGATGATTTGTTGACACCAGTTCTTGATATATCAAGAAAAGCAGTTTATGTATTTGATGTTTCGGATAGCTCTAATACTAATCACCCATTTACATTTTCTACTACTGCCGATGGTACTCATGGTGGTGGATCTGCTTATGACACATATGTATATCGTTCAGGAACAGAAGGAACATCTGGTGCTTATGTAAGAATTTATATTACAAATACACAACCAGCAGCAACTACGTTATATTATTACTGTGCAAATCATGCTTCAATGGGTGGTGATGGTGAATTAGATATCACCCACGCTACACAAAGTATAATTCTTCTGACAACTGCGGCAGAACATGGATTCGCTGATAACACAAACTTCTATTTTGTAAACACAGTATCACCAAAAATTCTTGATGTTGTTGATCCTACAGCAACTGCGCCCGATGGTCAGCTTTACGTTGATATTGTTGCCCAGTCGGTGCAATCTCCTCAGGCAGATCCTGCACAGACCGTACCATATAACTATGAAACAACATATACATTAAGATTTGACGAATCTGACATTGACTATGGCAATGATACTATTACCATAACTGGTCATGGACTTCAGAATAGTTATGCAATGCTTTATTACCCCAATCCTGGTAATACTCCAGTTGTTGGACTGGATAGAATGCAGGTTTATTATGTTGAAGTAATTGATGCTAACACGATTAAACTTAATGAATCACAAAGATTAAACTATAATTGCAACCTTCAATCTGGCGGAACATTTACCTATGGTAATCATAACTTAGGTCTTGTTTATAATATTTACCGTGAATACAAGGCTTATGGTGAATACTACTGCCGATGGTATACATATGGTTGGAACTTTGGTGGAACATATTCTGGATATGACCTGCAAAATGTTAATACCACTTATGGACTAGGTGCCCAGTCATGGGAGATTACAGCATGTTTCTCCACTAATCGCAGTAACAACAATGGAGTAACTGGTAGTGCTCAAGAATTCTATTATAATTATGCGTGGAAGTTTGCTTTCGGCACGGCTTGGAAAACCTACGGATATCATCATCAAAGTCTCCCCTTAGGAACTACTGCACAATGGCAAGGAACATATGATTTCTTGACCGATCATGAGAATTATGGTGTAAACGGTGACAATAATGGTGATTATAGTTATAGTTATACTGTAGGTGGTCTTGGTGGTGCTGGTGGTTCTAAGACTATGTGGACAACAAGTTTCTATTGCGCGAACATTGATAGTAGTAAATACTTTAATATTTATGGTGGTGAGTATTACTTCTGGTATCTTCAAGGTTATCATTACAGTTCAATAGATCATTACTTTAATGGCATCGGCAGCGATGGCAATACTAACGTATACGTTGCTCTTCTTAAGAGAAATACATCCACCAACGATAGTTTCTATTCAGCGGCACATGGGCTGGATAATAATGATGCGGTTACATTAACAAGTACTGGGGCCATTTATTACTATAATGATGTTTATGGTAATAACACTAGTACTACTTCTGGAACATGGTATATCGATAAAATTGATGACAACCGCTTTAGGATCAAGTCAAGCACAGGGGCTTCTCCAATAAGACTTGCAGGTGCAAATGGAACTCAAACGTTCTCTATTACTAAAACTAATCCACTAAGAAACTCAATTTATATTGCAGATAATCAATTCACTAGTGGAGAAGTCTTAAAGTATGAGACAACTGGAACTGAAATAACTGGTCTTAGTAATGGATCTTCATATTTTCTTACCAATATTAATGGTAATAGATTTACTCTCGCCTCATCAGCAGGTGGTAGTATGATTACATTATCAGGAGTGGGTGCGGGAATTCAATCTTTTGAAAATACAACTGCTGACTTTGGTGTAGTTGATGGTTCTTATACGACAACCAAAGCCATTAGTGATACTGAATTGGAAGTTACAGTTCCATTTAAAGTTCCTCCATCAACAAAAGGTTTTGATGCTTCGGCGAATGTTTCTTCAACACATATAACAATTAACAATCACTATTTTGGAACTGGAACAAGAGTAATTTATGATGCTGCTGGAGGTTCTGTTATTGGTGGTCTAACTGACGGTGCTGATTATTGGATTTCTATTATGGATAATAATAATTTCAGAGTTTGTGCTAGCGAGAGTGATGCTCAATCTGATAATGGAATTACATTGTCTGCAGGAAGCGGAACTCAACAATTCTATAGCAGTAATATTTCTGGTGAAGTATCCGGTCCTGGTACAATCGAAGTTAATAGTGCATCAAGAAAAATTGTTGGAAGTAATGCTGCATTCCAAAGATTCTTCAAGGTTGGTGATAAAATTAAAGTTGTTGATGCTACCAGTTCTCCTGGTACATTAATCGAAAAAACAATTACTGCTATTACTGACGATGATAATCTTTTAGTAGATTCAAACTTTAATTTCACTGACAGTTCAGCTGTTTATCTAATTCCTTCTTACATTTATGTAAGACCTGATGGTTTCTATCTCCATAGACCGTTCGATGGTGGTATGGAAATTGGTACTGCTAAGTCACCTAACGCTAGAATTTCTAGACAGACACGTAAGTATTTCCGCTATCAGTCTGGTAAAGGTATCCAAACTTCATATGCAATGAATTTCATCCCATTAATTCCGATTCTTGATCTTACATATGCAACTGAAGGAACTTTGACCACAAAAAATGCTACAGGCACTCTAGGTGAAACAACCCTAACTGTAAGCGACACTTCAGGTATTCTCGCTTTAATGCCTATTAGTGGTAATGGTATTGCCGCTGGCACTAGAGTTATTAGTGTAGATAATGCAACTACATTTACAATAGATAAACCATTGACTGGTGCTCTTTCTTCCGAAGTTGTCACTTTCAACCAAATTCACAAAGGTGTTATTAGAACATCCAAACCACATAATTTAACTACAAATATCGCAGTTAAAATTGTTGATTCTGATGAAACACATTTTAATCATACTTCATATGCCTGTGATATTATTGATGATTTTAACTTTAAGTATCTTCTAGATAATGAACCTACCAATAGTTCTTCTGGTGGTTTCCCTAAAGTACAAGTTCTTGCCTGGTCTGAATGTGATGTTCGCGCAGGTATGTTTGATAATCAAAATGGTTTCTTCTATGAATTTAATGGGTCTACATTGAATTGTGTTAGAAGAAGTTCAGTTCTTCAAATTCCTGGAAGAGTTTCAGTTAATAAAGGAAGTAATATTGTTACTGGCACTGATACCAAATTTACTTCTGAACTAAGTATCAAAGATCATATTGTGATTAGGGGCATGTCATACAGAGTTGTTAAGGTAACTAGCAACAGTCAATTGACTGTTCAACCTGCATATAGGGGTGTCACTGCTTCAAATGTCATTTGTACTAAAACAGTTGATACTCGCGTAGCTCAAAACAACTGGAACATTGATAAGGCAGATGGTGATGGTCCTTCTGGATATACCTTAGATATTTCTAAGATCCAGATGTGCTACATGGATTACTCCTGGTATGGTGCTGGTAAGATCCGCTTCGGATTTAAGGATCAGAATGGTCACGTCAAGTATATGCATGAGTTCAAGCACAACAACATCGATACTGAATCTTACTTCCGTTCAGGTAACCTACCTGCTCGTTACGAAATTGAAAATGGTAATGCTCCCACTTACACAGGAACTCTGTTCCATTGGGGTACTTCAGTTATTATGGATGGTATGTATCAAGATGACGAAGCATACTTATTCACAGCATCCGGTAACGTCCAGAAGTATACAAACGCTACTTCTGTTAATGTAACTAGTAATGGTAACTCTGCCATTATTGAAGAATATATAAACTGGTATACTAGAAGATACTATATCCGTATCCCATTCGATGCTGGTACTTATGCCAATGATTTGCCTTCAAATAGTCTTATTTACAATACTACTGTAGCAAATGGATATTTCCTAGATGGTAAGCGAACTCATCCTCGAACAAGAACCTCTGGAAGTACACATTACGTTTACATCTTATATACAGAAGGGGTCATCGAATATTTCCCAAGAGGTTATTATAATCAAATCTACTCTACTCTAGGAAATCCAGCTGTAAATAGTGGAGAAACATTTAGTGTTGGTGCTCCATCTGGAACTGATAACGTCATTCCTATGGATATCCCATTAATTTCAATTAGACTTGCTCCTTCAGTCGATTCTTCGATCACAGGTGCTCTGGGAGAAAGAGAAATTATTAACAGAATGCAATTAGCTCTTGATTCAGTTGGTATTCTTACCACACACGAAACTGAAATTAGTTTGCTCCTTAATGCACAATTAAGCAGTGATGCTTATCAAAATGTTCAAGAACCTTCCCTCTGCCAACTTCTCAAACATGAATCTGATGAAGTTGTTGCTGGTGGTTCAACTATTCTGTCATTCAGAGCATCTGGTAGTGGTAACGGTCAATCTCAGGGAACTGAATATGACCTAACAGAGATTTCTGACTTGGGTAATGCAATATTGGGTGGTGACGGAGTATTCCCGAACGGTCCAGACATCTTGACAGTCGTCGCAAATATTGTTGACTCTACTGATGTAAGCATCTCAAATCCATATTCAGTTTCTTCTAGGGTTACCTGGAAAGAATCACAAGCATAATTTTAGGAGTTACTATCAAATGACACATTTTACAATATCAGGGGATGGTTCTTATACCCTCTCGGATTTAAAACAAAAATTAGAAGAAATTACTGACTGGGAATGGGACGAAAAAGCAGATGATACTGCAGAATGGAAAGATGGTGAAGTAAAATTTCACGAAGCTGTCCATGTATATGAAGCACTTAAAGTTTCTATTTTGGGATCAAACCCACGATTAGCTGACAAAGGTGAACTCAGGAAACTTGCAGATTTGTGGGACAAATACTCCACAAATAAATATAAAGTTCCTAGAGTGGGATTTGAGCACAAACCATCTTAAATAATAAAAAAGGGGGAAATTTCCCCCTTTTTTTATCTGATTACACCAACAAGTGAATATCTAACATCATCACAATTAGCATCATAAGTAATTCCATGCCATCTATTTCCTCTATACATGGAACATGAATTATATTCTGCTGGTAGATATAGATATCTTTGATAGAAATTATCACCAGTAAAATAGTTCCACTCTTCCCATCCCGATTCAATTTTGTAATTTTCTATATTATCGTCATAATTTTGTTGTCCCCTTCCACGATCACGCAGTAAATCATATAGTGAATAGAAAAATTTATTATCTTCACCAACAAACTTAAAGAAAGAAGTTCCTGTATTTGGAACATCAGTTAAATAAAAATTTGCTGCTATAGAAAAAGGATCAACATGAGGTAAATAATTAGTATTATATGACCTCATCCCAGGATAACAACAATTGGTGTAATATTCAAAAATTACATCTTCTCTATTGTATTTAATAAGTTTATTAGCTGTTGCTATGTCATATATTGAATGACCCAACATTAAAAGGTGAGTTCTGTCGATTGGTTGCTGAAAACCAGGTGCTTTACTTGAAATATGAGTCATGCCATCTACTTCCATAGACATATTCCTATCTTCCACCGGGAATTTAGAAAGAAACTCAGCTAAATCATCAGGGCGTTTCAAAACATTTCTTATCCTTAAATATTTTGTTCCCTCACATACATTAAATTCAACTTCCATATCAGGATTAAATTCAACTAATGCATCTAATTGACGAGCAGTATATCTAGTAAATTGATCTAGAAGCATTTTATTCATTGTTTTGGAGGTTCATTAAGTGCTAGGTTAATTCGATAGGATTCTTCTGTTGAATCATACTTATGATTAATCCAGTTACCACCTTTAGTAATAACTACTCTATTTTCTTTTGCTGGAATAAATCTAGTTGTTTCAAAATAATCATTATCTTGATATTGAGTATATTTTTCTAATGATTTATCTACACCATGTTTTACATTAAGAAAATCAGCAATTTCTGAAACTAATTCTTTATCAGTAAGCCTAGTAATATCATCTAGGCAACTATATCTCTCACCATTGTAAATTAAATTATATAAACTAAGTCCATTATTCGAGTTTTCATCTGAATCTAAAAATAGTGTAGAATAGTATGATCCAGTTGCAGGCATTGGGGAATTTGCATTTTTATTAATAATCATATCATTATGAAAAATTTGTCCCGTCATAATACAACATCTTGATAATTTATTTGGAAACCCTCGGTCCAATAAATTGTCATTAACTCTCTGTGGTAGATACTCACATTCAACTAGGAATTTATAAATTTCAAAAATATACTGTTCAAAAAGTTGTATTGGTAAAATTTGACAATACCCTGGTGGTTTTGCAAGATCAGCACTTATTATGTTGTGATTATATAAATCGGTAATAAATTCATCACTATTATCAACAGGAAATTTTAAAAGATTATTTTTAAAATCATCAAAGTTTTTTAAACAATTATCTATGACAATATAGTCATCAAACTCTTCAATAATACAATCTGGATTTATACCTTGATTATTAATATAAAAAGTACGAATTTTATCACTATACATTATTCTTCTTCTCCTCCTGTAGGATTAATAATTGCACTCTGCTGCGACGACGAAGATTCAAGGTTTCCTAATTCTTCTGTATTAATGCTAATATTAGTTCTATGCTTATCTGCTACAATTTCTTCAGTATTATCTTCTTGCCATTTTTGAATTAAACTTATATAAGTTTCTGATAAACTAGTATGTGGCTCATAAATTACACGAACAAAATCATATGTAAATTTAAACTCAAAATGTCTTGCTAATGGTGCCCAAAGTTTAAATGAGATCGTGGACTTATCTTCTGTGTCATCAACTATTTCATTATTAAGAGCAACAACTGTTTCACATCTATGATCAACAATAAATGGATGACTAACAAAATATCCCATAGATTTATTTTGATCTGGGTCTATTGCTTCTTTGATATCAGCAATAATGGTTTCTCCGGTTTCTAATAAACAAAGTTGAATGCTCATGGTTTTAAATTTCTTTTCTATATGTTAACACAATACATTAATAATGTCAAGTTGACATATATAGATTGTATCAGATTTATTTATTGACAAAAACTATGGAGAGTATTACGGATATCCCTATGTATGACATAATTAAAAAAATTGAAGAAAAGCACGGAGAAGATACTCATATGCTTATTGAAGCATTTATAGATGATGAAAGCATTCATGAAGATCTTGAGACTCAAGTTCCTGTAGAGAATCTTTTATGGTGGTGTGAATTTCAAGATCAGATAAAAGTCTTTGATAATATTATTGCAGTTCAGCACTGGTTTATGAATGAAGTTGAGGTTGATCCTGAACAAGGTAAAGTTATGGTAGACTATAATTAATAGATATTTTTATTATGACAATACATAAAATTTTACCAAAAACTGTATACGAAGCAACTAATGTTTGCGAAGATCAATTAGAAAATTTTGAAACTGAAATTAAAAGTATTTCAAAAAAAAGCAAAACAACTCCTTATTTCAGAGTAAAATCAAGTCATAAGGTTATAAAGACTCTTCATAGAATACCGCCATTTAAAAATTTAACTGATGAGATAAATTATCATATTAAGCAATATTTAACTGAGTATGGGTATTCTCATCATATAGCAAGCAATACTAAAGTTGATATGATGTGGTTTAATATTGGAACCAAGGGAAATTATTTATTTCCTCATACACACCCAGGTAGTTTTATTTCGGGAGCTTTTTATATAAAAACAGTATCTGAAAATGTTATAAATTTTTGGGATCCAAATAAGTCTCCATTTGCTGAACCTGAAATAGCGAATGACTATTCAAGTGCTGTGTTTACATTAAAATGTAATCCAGCATCATTATTACTTTTCCACAGTGACTTACATCATGCTACACCCTATCAAGAAACTGATGGTGAAAAAATAATTCTTTCATTTAATTGTGGTTTACCTCAAATTAATATTTAATTATAAATACCTCTAGGAAACTAGGGGTATTTTTTTATTCATGGCACGACCCTCATCACGCCAGGAATTAATTGATTATAGTTTAAGGAAATTAGGTTTTCCCGTACTAGAGATCAACGTAGATGATGATCAAGTTGAAGATCTTGTAGACGATGCTATTCAATTCTTTCAAGAGCGTCATTTTGATGGATCCATCAAAACATTTTTAAAAATAGAAATTACTGAGTCAATGATTACTGACGCAAAAGCGAACAGTACAATTGCTGGATCAGATTTTAAAGAGCAAAATAATTTTATTACAATACCAGATCATGTTCTAGGTATAACACAAGTGTATGCTTATGACAATAGTTCATCAGCGGTATCTGGAAATATCTTCAGTATGAAGTATCAGTTATTCCTGAATGATTTCTATAACTTTGGTTCAATGGAAATCTTAAATTATTACATGGTAAAACAATATTTGGAAACTCTTGATTGGGTTATTGGAAATTTTAAACCAGTAAGATTTAATAAAAGAGAAAATAAATTATATATTGATACTGACTGGGACCAGATTACAGCTGGACAACATTTACTTGTTGAATGTTATAGGATGCTTGATCCTACTACTGCTACAGAAGTTTATAATGATGTTTGGTTAAAGAGATATCTTACTTCATTGATTAAACGTCAATGGGGTCAGAACTTAATTAAATTTAAAAACGTTCAACTTCCTGGTGGAACATCTCTCAACGGCAGAGAGTTCTATGAGGATGCTGAACGTGAGATTGCAGTGATCATGGAAGAGTTTAAGTTAGCAGCAGAGTTACCACCACTAGACATGATCGGATAAATGAAGAACTTATACTTTACACAAGGAACAAAAGGTGAGCAAGGTTTAGTTCAGGATATTGTAGACGAACAGATCAAAATGTATGGTCTGGAATGTTATTACATTCCTCGTCAAATTCATGAGGATAAACTATGGAATGACATCTATTACTCACAGTTTAAAGATAGTTATCTCATTGAGATGTATCTTGAAAACTTTGAGCAATTTGGTGGTAATGGAGATATGCTTTCTAAGTTTGGTCTTCGTGTAACTGATGAAATTCAACTTACGGTTTCTAGAAGAAGGTGGCAAGATTTTGCAGATACCGCTACAAATAAAATTGTAACTGGAAGACCTAATGATGGCGATCTTATTTGGTTCCCATTAAATGAAACTGTATTTGAAATCAAGTATGTAGAGAATCAAAAACCATTCTATCAATTAGGAAGTCTATATACATATACATTAACATGTGAAGTCTTTGAGTATGGCGATAGTATCTTCGATACTGGCGTTACTTCTATTGACAACACTGAAATGGAATCTGGAGTATATCCGATTCTACTGAACCTCAATGGAAGTGGACATTTCACTGAAGATGAAAAAGTTTCTGGAACTAGATTTGATGCAGCTGCAACCGCAGTTGCTGATGCAAATGGAGTTCTTGGTGCGATTACTATCACATCAGCTGGTCAGAAATACGAAACTGCCCCCAATGCATTTTGGTATTCTCCCACTGGAACATTCATTACTTCATCTACAACTGCGATCACCGATGGTGTAGTCAGTGCTGTTAATGCTCCTGCAGGATCATACATATATGGAGATATCACTTACGATGGAGATGGTAATATTGAGTCTATTACCGGATGGAATCCAATTATTACAATTGATTCTTCACCCGGAAACATTGTTGGTAAAGTAGCTGAATATGATTCTAGCACTAGGATTTTGAAAGTTGCTTATATGAACGGCGATTTCGACATAAACGAAGAAATTGTTGGTGCAGATTCAGATGCACGATGGACCGTAGGTTCTTTTGATACTCTCGATATGACTGATAGTTTCTCTGAAAATAGGGAACTTGAAACAGCAGCGGATGGCATTGTTGATTTTACGGAAGCAAATCCGTTTGGCGAATTTGGCAATTTTACTGGTAGCTTTTAATGTTAGGAAATTATTTTTATCACCAAATTATTAGAAAGACTGTAACCACTTTTGGTACTCTCTTTAATAATATTCAATTAAAGACAACTGATGCTAATGGTGATCTAGTCACTCAGCAGAAGGTTCCTTTAGCGTATGGACCTATTCAGAAATTTTTAGCAAGACTTGAGCAATCTCCTAATCTTGATAAGAAGGTAACTGTTACTGTGCCTAGGTTATCATTTGAGATGACATCTTTGCAGTATGATACAGGAAGAAAAGTTCCACCCATTCAAAGAAATAAAGTAGTGGGTGATGGGAAGACTGAAACTATAAAGGTACAGTATCTTCCTGTTCCATATACTATTGGATTTGAACTTAATGCTATTGCAAAATCTCAAGATGATGCTCTTCAAATCGTTGAACAGATTTTACCATTCTTTCAACCACAGTTTACTATGACTATCGATCTCATTCCTGAAATGAATGAGAAGAGGGATATTCCAATCATCTTAGAAAGTATTGATTATACTGATGAATATGAAGGTGATTACTCCACCAGAAGATATATTTATTACACACTAAGATTTAGCGTCAAGACCTTTATGTATGGTCCTGTTGCTGCTAATGATATCATTAGAAAATCTATTGCTACTACTCTTATTGGTGATAAAGATACTAATCAAAGGGCACTTGAATATAACGTCACTCCTAAAGCATTAGAAGATAAAAACACTGATGGTGTTATTAATGCTGCTGATGATGCTCTGTTGCAACCAGATGATGATTTTGGATTTAATGAAGGTATAATATATCATGGACAATAAATTCCAGCAAAATATGGAGGATATTTTTAACATCACTCCTATGGATGAAGAGGAGCAACCCAAACTTGAAAAGGTTGATGTTACTAGTGTTGACATAGAAACAGATTATAAGTATGCCCGTGGTGAGTTATATGAACTCATTCAGAAGGGTCAGGTTGCCATTGAGGAGTTGCTTGACGTTGCTAGGAGTAGCAATCATCCAAGAGCATACGAAGTCGCCTTCCAGGGCATTAAGAACGTTGCTGACATCACTGATAAGTTATCTGATCTTCAGAAGAAAATGAAAGATCTAGGTCAAGAAGAAAAGAAAGGTCCGACGACAGTTAATAATACTATGTTTGTTGGATCTACTGCTGATCTAGCAAAGATGTTGAAGAAGGCAAAAAATAATTTAGAAGATAAATAACTAAAAAGTATAGACAAATGATCATCAAACCTCTCACTGCCGCAGAAGATATTCAAGCAGCTGCATTAGCTGATGCTGCTGCTTTAGCAGGAACACTTCTTTGGGTAGTAAACACTCACTCTAATGCTGCCAAAGTTACTGTTGCTAATGCTTCACCAGTAACAGTTTATATTCCTGCTAATGCAGGAATGGCAATCAAAAAAGAACCTGGTGCTGTTGTAGAAGCTTCTACTGGCGGATCTTCGGTATGGGCGACACTAATTGCATATGGAAATTAAATAAATATATTAGTAAACCCTCCCAACTAGTATGAAAAAATTTAAAGAATTTAGAGAGTTATTAGAAGCTAAACGTTCGGATAAGGATGCTTCTAAGCAGTTGGAGAGGACTATCACAAAAGAATTTGGACTCACAGAAGAAGGACAATCACGCCTCCAAACAGGAGGACCATAACAAAGAAATAGAAGAGCTAAAGAAGAAAGCAGAGAATTTACAAAAAATATTAGATATGACAAGAAAAACTATTGAACATGATAAAAAACATTTATTCGGTGAAATGATGTAAAAAATTATTATGATTAAAGCTGATAAAATTTATAAAGGTTCGCCTAATTTAAAAGCGGCGAATGTGGAAATGAGTTTCACTCCAGATCAAGTTCAGGAGTGGTTAAAGTGTGCTGATGATCCTGTATACTTTACTAGAAATTATATCAAGATTGTTTCTCTAGATGAAGGTCTGGTTCCATTTAAAATGTGGGACTTTCAGGAGGACATGATTAAAAGGTTTCATACAAACCGTTTCAATATTGCTAAACTACCACGTCAGACTGGTAAGAGTACCACTGTGGTTTCTTACTTGCTACATTATTGTATCTTTAATGATAACGTTAACATCGGTATCCTAGCAAACAAACTAAGCACATCCAGAGAACTTCTTGGAAGGTTGCAACTTGCCTATGAAAATCTTCCCAAGTGGATGCAGCAAGGTATTGTGGCGTGGAATAAAGGATCTCTAGAACTTGAGAATGGTTCTAAGATTATGGCAGCATCTACTTCTAGTTCTGCTGTCCGAGGTATGTCATTCAACATCATCTTCTTGGACGAATTTGCGTTCGTTCCAACTCACATTGCCGAACAGTTTTTCTCCTCAGTATATCCCACGATCTCCTCAGGTAAGTCTACTAAGGTTATTATTATCTCAACGCCTAACGGCATGAACATGTTCTACAAACTCTGGCATGATGCTGAGAGAGGTAAGAACGAATATATCACTACAGAAGTACACTGGAGTCAAGTTCCTGGTAGAGATGCCAACTGGAAAGAGCAAACGATTGCCAACACATCTCAACGCCAGTTCACTCAAGAGTTTGAGTGTGAGTTCCTTGGATCTGTGGATACGTTAATTGCGGCAAGCAAACTGCGAACAATGGTGTATGATGATCCTATTGCCGATAACGGAAAAGGTTTAGTAGTATATGAAAATCCCCAAAAAGAACATGATTATATTATTACTGTTGACGTTGCTCGTGGTGTGGGTAGTGATTACAGTGCATTTTTGGTTTTTGACATCACAAAGTTCCCTTACAGGTTGGTAGCACGTTATAAAAATAACGAAATTAAACCTATGATGTTCCCATCCATCATCACTGATATGGCGAATGGATATAATAGGGCATATGTTTTAACTGAAGTAAATGATATTGGAGATCAGATAGCATCGATGATGCATTTTGATTTGGAGTATGACAATATTTTAATGTGTGCCATGAGAGGGCGAGCAGGGCAAATTGTAGGCACAGGATTTTCTGGAAAGAAAACGCAGTTGGGTGTAAAGATGTCTAAGACCGTGAAGAAGGTTGGATGTCTAAACTTAAAAACTTTCATTGAAGATGATAAACTTATAATCCCAGATTACGATACTATCAGTGAGTTAACTACATTCATTCAAAAAAGTCAATCATTTGAAGCAGAAGAAGGATGTCATGATGACCTTGCGATGTGTCTTGTTATCTTCTGCTGGTTAGCAGTACAAGATTACTTCAAAGAGATGACGGATAATGATGTTCGTCAAAGAATTTATGACGAGCAGAAAAATCAAATCGAACAGGATATGTCACCCTTTGGATTTATTTCTGATGGTCTAGAGGATCAGGAAAGTTTTGTAGATAAGGATGGTGATCGTTGGTTCTTAGATGAGTATGGTGATGTATCATCAGAGTTTACTTATATGGGGTCGCATCTATAATGAGTAATTGCTTCGGTGAAATGATTGCTGGGCATTATCTTAATAGGATGCAGGCATTTGAAAATCCTAGTAGATGGCCTCAAATTAATATTTTATATACTAAACTAGATGATAATATATTAGAGTTAAAGCAATGGTATAATTATCAAACTGAAAATGATTCATATCGTCATTATCATATTACATATGAATATATTGATGATGTTACTGTAATCACTCACCCCGTCAATCAAAAAACTGGAAAACCTAGTTGCATTTTAGAATGGAAATATAATGATGATTGGTGGACAGGTTTAATTAAGGATGAATGTATCATAAACAAAACAAGAGTTGAATCCTTTATACAATTCAATGGAGTTTCATACCGTTCTATTGATACAGGGTATGATGTTGATACAGGAAACTTTGTTTGGGGAACAAAACCGGGTGAAGGATTATTTGAATTTGAACGTTTAAAATAATGGACTTTGAAGAGGAATTTCAATTAGAGCATCTTCTTTTCAAAGAAAGGAGATGTAGATCTTGCAATAAAGTCAAAGACCTACTTACAGATTTTTACAGAACTAGGAAAAGTAGATCAACATTATCAGCATATTCTTACGAATGTAAAGACTGCACGGTTAAAAGAGTTGTAGAGACTAGAAAAAAGAAATCTCGTTTTACTGAAGAAGGTTACCCTGACTGGTAGTTCATGCATTGTTTCCCCGGTTGAAACATAGGATTTCATAAATAATCACAGAATAAAATCTGAACTTTAGAGGTAAAAGATGGCATCTCAATCATCGCCAGGTATTCTTGTTCAGGAGCGCGATTTTACTAATTCACGTCTCCAAGAAACAACTACCAATATCGGCGCTATTGCTGGTCCTTTCATGAAAGGCGAAGTAGGCGTTGCAAAATTAATTACGAACGAGAAAGAACTCGTTTCAACTTTCGGTAAGCCAACCGCAGACAACTACGAATTTTGGTTTACTGCTTCCGAGTTTCTTAACTACGGTGGCAATCTTCAAGCAGCAAGAATTTCTAGTGCTGTTGCTGGAAATTTAACTAATGCTAATTCCAATGGCACAACATCGGTAAATATTGATAACTTAGGTGACTACGAAGCTAATTTTGAAGGGAGTTCACAAGCTTATAAATTTGCTGCCAAAACTCCTGGAACATGGGGTAATGCACTGCAGGTTGTATCAATTGATGCTGGTGCGGATCAAATTATTACACTCGATGCTGAACACGACACTGCTCCTACTGTAGGTGCTGCAATCGATGTCGGTGGAAACACAGGTCATGTTTATTCCATCTCTACTAATGGTTTAACAATCGCAGTTGTTCTAGACGCAGGACAATCTTTAATCGCTAAGGACGACATCATTTCTGGTGCTGGTGCTGCAAGTGCTGATCTAACTGTTCAATCAGTAACAGGTTGGTATGATGAGCAAACACTTGCAGAAACTGGATCAGGATCAGGAATTAAGTGGAGTGCAATTGCACCTCGACCCGGCACTTCACCTTACGCTGCTGCGAGAGGTGGTGCTAATGATGAAATTCATTTCGCAGTTATTGATGCAACTGGTGGTGTTACCGGAACATCAAATACAATTATTGAAAAAATTCTTTTTGTATCAAAAGCACCTGGTGCTAAGACTACAGAAGGGGAAGGTAACTTCTTCAAGGACGTTATCAAAGGTCGTTCAAATTATATCTATGTAACTGCTTACGAAGATGCTGATAGTGGAGCGATAAGTGGTGTAGATATGTCTGATGCTGCTACTCCAGCAAGCGACTTCAACCTTTATGGACCTAAGTCTTATACATTGTCTGCTGGTACTGACTATCAGAATTACAATGTAGGAAACGAAACTCAAACATATCTCGATGTCTTCTCCGACACTGAGACCATGTTGATTGATTACATTCTCACCGGTCCTTCAAGTCTTGCTAAAGCAAATTCTTTAATCAATCTGTCGAATACTAGAAAAGATTGTATTACTATTGTTTCACCACAAAAATCTGATGTTATTGGATCTGGTGCTGCTACTGCTGCTACTCAGACAGCAAACGTTGTAGATTTCTTTGAATCAATCAGTGATAGTTCTTCATACGCTGTTTTCGCTAACAACTATAAGTATATCTACGACAGATTTAATGATTCATATCGTTGGATCCCCTGCGATGCTGATGTTGCTGGTCTTTGTGTAAATGCTTCAGAAACTGCCGAAGCATGGTTCTCACCTGCCGGTTTTAACAGAGGTAACTTAAGAAATGCTATTAAGATTGCTTACAATCCTAATCAAGCACAAAGAGATGAACTTTATGGAAAGCGTGTAAATCCAATCGTTTCATTCCCTGGTCAGGGTATTGTTCTTTATGGAGATAAAACTGCTCTTCGCAGTCCTTCTGCTTTCGACCGCGTTAATGTCCGTCGTTTGTTCCTCATTCTTGAGAGAACAATCAAAGACTTCTCTAAGAGTGTACTCTTTGAGTTAAATGATGTAACTACTCGCAATAACTTTGCTACGCAAGTAAACAACTACATGCGTGACATTCAGTCGAGAAGAGGCATGACTGATTTCCTCGTAGTTGCTGATGAGTCAAATAACACTCCTGACGTTATCGATAGAAATGAATTTGTCGCTGACATCTATATCAAGCCTTCAAGATCAATCAACTACATCACTCTAACATTTGTTGCTACCCGCACTGGTGTTAGTTTTGATGAAGTAGTTGGTAGAGTTTGATTAACAATAAATACAAATAAGGAGATAATCAAACAATGGCAAACTTAACTGCATTCAAAGGAAAAATTGGTTACGGTCTTCGTCCTAATCTATTCCGCGTAAGCGTAGTAGAGCTTGAGGCAAACATCAATTCTATTGATAATGCTTCAGACGTAAAAGCTGGTGATGGCAAATTTTCATTCCTATGTCGTTCTGCTGGTATCCCTGCCAGCAGTGTTGGAACTGTAGAAGTTCCTTTCAGAGGTAGAGTTATCAAACTTCCTGGAGACAGGACGTTTGAATCATGGACTGTTACCGTAATGGCAGACGAAGATATGACACTCAGAGGATACTTTGAGAAGTGGATGGATCGTCTGAATAAGCATGACGACGGTGCTGGATATACTTCAGAATTCGCTTCTACTTTACAAGTTGATCAACTTGGTAGAGGAACTTCTTCTGGAGATGATCCTAATGATCCTCATAACGTCGTAAGATCATACAAGTTCAACAACGCTTTCCCAAGCAATATCGCTCAGATTGACTTGTCATATGACAATAATAATACTGTTGCTGAATATACAGTTGAATTCCAGTATGACTGGTGGGAAACTGATGACGTAGGGGCAAGTTCAATTACGTGATAAATAACTACAGTAAAACGTAGTTCATTTATACAATGGCGGAGTTATTCGGATTTTCTTTAGACAAAGATAATCAAAAGAAAAAGAAGCAGCAGGGGTTATTATCTCCTGTTGCTCCCAATAACGATGATGGGACCGTAACAATCTCTGCTGGAGGTTATTACGGTCAATATGTCGATATTGAAGGCATCTCAAAAAATGAATTTGAGCAGATCAGAAAATATCGCGAGGTATCATTACATCCAGAAGTAGATTCTGCGATTGATGAAGTAGTCAACGAAGCAATCGTTGCTGATGGTGATGATTCACCAGTAGAAATTGAACTCTCTAATCTTGAAGTAAGTGACTCAATCAAGAAGAGAATTCGAGAAGAATTTGCTGAACTTAAAAGACTAATTAAGTTTGACAAAAAATGCTACCACATTTTCAGGCGTTGGTACATTGATGGCAGACTTTATTATCATAAGGTAATTGATATAAACAAACCCACTGAGGGCATTAAAGAACTTCGCTATATTGATCCACTAAAGATCAAAAAAATGCGTGAGGTTAAAAAGAAAGATAAGCCTGCTACAGATAGTAATGGAAAAGTTGATTATGGAAATATTACTGAATACTATTTGTATAACCCCAAGGGTGTATTTAATAGTAAAGCAACTGTTTCAATTGCAGGTAACGATCAGTTAGGCGTAAAAATTTCTCCTGATGCAATTACATTTGTGTCGTCAGGTTTGCTTGATCTGAATAATAATCTTCCTTTATCATATCTTCATAAGGCATTGAAGGCAGTTAACCAACTGAGAATGATTGAAGATTCTTTGGTTATCTACAGAATGTCACGCGCACCAGAGCGTAGAATTTTCTATATTGATGTTGGCAATCTTCCAAAAGTTAAGGCAGAGCAATACCTTAGAGAGGTTATGTCTCGCTATAGAAATAAACTGGTATATGATGCCAGCACTGGTGAGATTCGTGATGATAAGAAATTCATGAGTATGCTGGAAGATTTCTGGTTACCTCGTCGCGAAGGTGGTAGAGGAACAGAGATTACCACACTTCCTGGTGCTCAAAACCTTGGAGAACTGAAGGACGTTGAATACTTCCTGAAGAAACTCTACAAATCGCTTAATCTCCCACCATCTCGCGTGGGCGAGGAAAAGGGATTTAGTTTAGGACGTTCTAATGAGATCCTGCGTGATGAACTTAAGTTTATAAAATTTGTTGGAAGGTTGCGTAAAGAATTTGCACATCTTTTCAATGATATGTTGAAGACCCAACTCATTCTGAAAGGTGTTATCACCACAGATGATTGGGAGATGATGGAACAGCATATTCAATATGACTTCCTGTTCGATAACCATTTCACTGAACTTAAAGACATTGAAATGATTGGTGAAAGATTAACCCTCGTAGAAAGAATGCAACCTTTCATGGGTGTTTACTACTCTAATGATTATGTCAAACGTCAGATTTTACAACAAAAAGAATCTGAAATTGAAGAACTCCGCAAGCAAATTGAAGCAGAGAAAAAATCTGGTGAACTCATGGATATTCCAGTCATGCCAGTGGAAGATCCCAATGCTCCAGTTCCACCAGCAGGAGGTCCAGTTGCTACATCAACTAAACCTCCTATGAAGGCACAAACTTCTAAAGACGTTGAAAACTAAATAATATTATAATATTATATTTACTATTATGAGTGTAACTAAAGAATTGATTGATCAAATTGTTAATGGAGAAAACTCCGTTGCATCTGATGAAGTGATTGATGTGCTTTATGCCAAGGCATCTGAAGCATTGGATACTTATAAAAAAGAGTATTCCACTCAACTAATGAACCCAACTGAAGAAGAACCTGAAGTTGAGTCTGAAGTTCCTGAAGTAGAAGCATCTGCTGAAGAACCTACCACAGAACCCGAACCCACAGAAGAACCATGAAACTTATCGTAGAGCACATTGAGGATATTGAACTCCTCACTGAAGAGAAGGACGGAAAAGAATATACATACATTCAGGGAGTATTTCTCCAGGGCGATCTAAAAAATCGTAATGGTCGTGTATATCCCATGCCTATTCTTCAGCGCGAAGTAACTAATTACAATGAAAATTTTGTACAGAAGTCCCGTGCTCTCGGTGAACTAGGTCATCCTGATGGTCCTACCATCAACCTTGATCGTGTTTCACATAAGATTGTGGAACTTTACCAAGATGGTTCAAATTATATTGGTAAGGCAAAACTGCTTGAAACCCCTATGGGTCAGATTGCAAAAAACCTTCTTCGTGAAGGTGTACAACTTGGAGTTTCTTCTAGAGGTGTAGGTAGTTTGGAACCGAAAGATGGTTCTAACTATGTCCGTGATGATTTCATGCTTACTACTGCTGCCGATATCGTAGCAGATCCTTCTGCTCCCGACGCTTTTGTTGACGGAATTATGGAAGGAAAAGAGTGGGTTTGGAATAACGGAGCATTTAAAGAAGCAGAGGTTCAAAAAATTAAAGAAGAGTTAGATAGTGTATCTCGCAATCAACTTGAGGGTAAAATCCTTGAGGGGTTTGAAAGACTGCTTTCTAACTTGTAATTTTAATAAATAAGTTATAGAAAATCAAAAGTATCCATACGGGGTTATTTTAAATGGCTAATTCGTTAAACGAGAAATTTGAGGATTTCGCATCAGAAAATTTTGATGCTGATACCGTTACAGAAATGAAGAATGCTGTAACTGCTGGCGCAGCTCCAGCAGAAAGTTCAAATCTTCCTAGTGCATCAGGCGCTGAAGTTGCAGTTGCTAATGTAGAACCAATGGCTGCCGGATCTTCCGAAGGTCATGCAGGTAAATTTGAAAATTCTGGTGCTAAGGCTGCTGCTCCAGTTAAAAAGTCTAAGACTGCAGTTAACTCGGGCGAAGGCAAGCAAGATCCTATGCCTAAATTAGAAGGCGGTAAGGATATGTCTGGCAAGAGTGTCAGTCGTGGTGGTGGAGACGCAAAGCCTTCCCTTAAGAAAGAAGAGGCTGTCGATGAAACTAAAGAAGTTCTAGAAACAGTTGATGTTTCTGCTGACATTGACGCTCTTGTCAATGGCGAAGAACTTTCTGAAGGTTTCAAAGAAAAGGCAACAACAATTTTCACTGCTGCTGTTAATTCTAAAATTACAGAAGAAACAACACGTTTAGAAGAAAAGTATGCTGCTCAGTTAAATGAGCAAATTGACGTGATCAAGGAAGAGATGACCACTAAGGTTGACTCATTCTTGAATTATATTGTAGAGCAATGGATTAACGATAACAAACTCGCAATTGATGAAGGTATTCGTACCGAAATTGCTGAGTCATTTATGTCTGCTCTGAAGGGTGTGTTCAATGAACACTACATGGAAATCCCTGAAGAGAAGTACAATATGGTTGAGGGGATGACTAACAAACTAGATGAGATGGAGACAAAACTCAACGAACAAATTGAAAAAAATGTGGAATTAAACTCTGCTCTGGGAGAATTCGTAAAAGAATCTATCGTTGTAGAAGTATCCCAAGGTTTAGCAGATACTCAGAAAGAAAAACTCTCCTCACTTGCTGAGGGTGTAGAGTTTACTGCTGAGGAAACATATCGTGACAAGATTGAGACCATTAAGGAAAACTATTTCCCCAAGGCTCAAGTCAACGAAAGCGTAGAAGAATCTGAGCCCGTTGTTGAGAAGGAAGTTCCTGCTCACATGGCTTCTTATGTAAACGCAATCGCTCGTTATAGCAAGTGATTTAATTATATTATAAATAAATTATAGTTCACAACTAACAAAACTTTTAGGAGCACCTAATGTTCAATACCGAACAACTCCAAGAGAAGTGGGCACCTGTTCTGTCTCATGGCGATCTCCCTGAGATCAAAGATAGTTACAAGAAAGCCGTTACTTCACAATTACTGGAGAACCAAGAAAAATTCCTCCGTGAGGAGAGAATGTTGACCGAAGCGCCTACAAACGCTGGTCCTATCAATTCACCTACCACAGGAAGTGGAAATGTAGCAGGTTTTGACCCCGTACTGATCTCATTGATCCGTCGTTCAATGCCTAACCTGATCGCCTATGATATTTGTGGCGTTCAACCCATGAACGGTCCTACTGGACTTATCTTCGCAATGCGCTCACGTTACGAGTCACAGACTGGCGACGAGACATTCTACAACGAAGTCAACCAGGCATGGTCTGGTACTGGATACAACTCCACCAACTCTGCTGGTGGTACTGCACCAGGCGGAACTAACCCTGCTGTTCTTAACGACAGTGGTACTTATGCTTCTTCTGGTGGAATGGCAACAACCACTGCTGAAGCACTTGGCGAAGCCGCTGCTAGCGTATTCCCAGAAATGGCATTCAGCATTGAGAAGATTGCTGTTACCGCTAAGAGCCGCGCTCTGAAAGCTGAGTACAGCATTGAACTCGCCCAAGACCTGAAGGCAATCCACGGTCTTGACGCTGAGACTGAACTTGCTAACATCCTTTCTGCTGAGATCCTTACGGAAATCAACAGAGAAGTCGTTCGCACAGTCTTCCGTTCCGCCAAGCCTGGTGCTCAGCAGAACACCGCATCACAAGGAACCTTCGACCTCGACGTTGACTCCAATGGACGTTGGAGTGTTGAGAAGTTCAAGGGTCTTCTCTTCCAAATTGAGCGTGAAATGAACGCCATCGCGAAAGAGACTCGTAGAGGGAAGGGCAACATGCTCATCTGTTCTTCAGATGTTGCTTCTGCTCTGTCAATGGCTGGAGTCCTTGACTACAACCCTGCTCTTAATACTGGTCTTAACGTTGATGACACCGGCAGCACCTTCGTTGGTACGCTAAACGGTCGCATTCGCGTTTACATCGATCCTTATTCAGCACTTCCTTCTGAGGGCGCTAACGCTGCTCAGTTCTTTATCGCTGGTTATAAAGGTACATCAGCATATGATGCTGGTCTGTTCTATTGCCCTTACGTTCCTCTCCAGATGGTTCGTGCAATTGGTCCTGACACCTTCCAGCCCAAAATCGGATTTAAGACACGCTACGGCATGGTTCTTAATCCCTTCTCTAAGGGCGAGACTGCTCTTTCAGATTCCGATCCAGTTGCTGCTGGTAATGTCAACACCAACGTTTACTACAGACGTGTACGTGTTACCAACCTCATGTGATATAACCTCACACAGGTTTATAAAGACCCCTCAGGGGGTCTTTTTTTTATGAGTATAAACTCGTAGGCATTTCTTTTTGTTAAAATTCTACTGAAATTTTGTGCGTATTTCCATACATAGTAATAGAATTAGGAAGTACCATGAACCTTATTCCATTGTCATGAAGTTTGCAAAAATCTATCGAGGATGTTATGCATAACCTATTATCGAGAGGTCAATTATCCGAATGGCAACATTTTGAAAAAGAACAAGCGGAAATAGAATATCAAAAATTAAATGATTATTATGAATGTTTGATTGAATGCGATTCATTAAAACAAGGACCATGTAAACGTGTTTGCAGGACAATTTTAGACTAAAAAATACAACAGACCCCATAAGGGGTCTTTTTTTTATCTAAATATTTGAGGAGACCTGCGTTTAAAAATAAATGATTTGCAGTAAAAGAATGAGTATAGAAGATCATAAAAAATGGAGACTTAAGATGCTTAATTTATGGGAAGAATCTTTAGAGGTAAGACTTGCTGGTATAAAAGCTTCTAAGTCTAAATTAGAAGAACAAATGAAAAAAGATGCTACTGATAGGTTGCATGATGATATGAGAAATGAGGATAAGTAAGACCTAAATATTTAAAAAATAAAAAAATGACCCAGGCAAATTGGTTACTTGATAAAATTGATAATGCAAACTATCTGGCACCTCAAGGATTTAAATTATCAATTTTAAAATTTCCTAAAGTATCATTTTTATGTCAGGCAGTAGATATTCCTGGTATCAGAATCACAGACATCACAATTCCCAATCCTTTCCGAGACTATTCTATTGCAGGAACGGAGACTGAATTTGATGATCTTACTATCAAATTTTTAATTGATGAGGATATGTCTAACTATGCTACTATTCATAAGTGGTTGAAAAAAACCGGTCTCGCAGAAGAATATGATACTGATGAAGATCCTATTGAAGGTCAGATAGTATTAGAAGTTTTAAATAGCAATTGGCAATCCAAGATTTTAATTGAATATGATAATGCTTTTCCTGTAGCATTGTCTCCCGTAGTATTTGATTCGACTGAAACTGGAGTTGAATATCTCACTGCAACTGCCACCTTTAAATATCTCATATATAGAATTAAGTATGATGGTAAAGTGATTAGTTAATGACTTTTGATGAAATCCAAGCGATGTGGGAACGGGATGCAAAAATTGATCCTGTTGAGTTAGACAATGCCTCACTTAGTATTCCACAACTACATTCAAAATATTTTAAAATATTTTCAGAGTATAGATTTAAAAAGAAACAAGCAGTAGGAAACTTAAAGCAACTTACTCGCCGTAAGTTTGAATATTATTCAGGTAAAGGAGATCCAGAAGATTATAGGAAAAATCCTTTTGACCTAAAACTTCTCAAATCAGATTTGACCATGTATATTGAATCTGATCCTGACATCAAGGATTTACAATTAAAAATAGATATATACGATATTATTATCGAATATCTTGAGAGTGTTATCAGAATGATAAACACTCGATCATATCAAATTAAAAATGCCATTGAGTGGAAATCATTTATTGAAGGTATTAGGTAATGGCAGATATTGTTATTGGTAAAAGAAATGAAGTATATCTTCAAATCGATTGTGAACCATATATTAAACAAGAACTGAGTGAGTATTTTACTTTTGAAGTTCCTGATGCAAAATTCATGCCACAATTTAAGAATAGAATGTGGGATGGAAAAATTCGTTTGTTTAGTCCTGGTAACGGTCAACTTTATATCGGACTTCTTACATATCTTTTTGAATGGGCAGATGAAAGAGAATATACTTGTTCTTTGATTGACAATGAATATTATGGTAAACCTACTGATTACGATCCAGATATTCTGCCAGAGACAGTAAGGGAGTATCTGAATTATCTTACTGAAGGAACTGCGATTAAACCCAGAGACTATCAGTATAATGCTGTATTCAAAGCACTAAGAAATTATAGAAAGATCATCCTATCACCTACAGGGTCTGGCAAATCTTTTATGATCTATGCCCTAGTTAGATTTTTCACTGCTACTAATCTTAAAACTTTAATCATCGTTCCTAGTATATCACTAGTCACACAGTTATTTAAAGACTTTGAATCCTATGGATGGAACCCCGAAGAGTATTGCCATAAGATCTATCAAGGTGAAGCGAAAGTATCTGATGCTCCTGTAGTCATTACTACATGGCAGTCAATCTATAAACTTCCTAAGAAATACTTTGATTCATATACTGCGGTGATTGGAGACGAATGCCATACATTCAAAGCAAAGTCTCTCACCAGTATTATGACTAAACTTCATGATGCAAAGTATCGCATCGGTTTTACAGGAACTTTGGATGGAACTAAAACACATCGTCTAGTATTGGAAGGATTGTTTGGTGTCTCAGATAGAGTTACTAGCACCACTGAGTTAATGCAACGCGATCAACTGACGCAACTTAAAATTAAAATTCTTGCTCTCAAACATGAATCGTATAAGTTTGCGAACTATCAAGATGAGATAGAATACATTGTAACACATGACAAGAGAAATGTGTTCGTTAAAAATTTAGTATCTGATCTTCAAGGAAATACTCTAGTGTTATTTAACTATGTCGAGAAGCATGGTGAACCACTTTTTGATCTCATAAATAATACTATAGGAGATACCAAAAAAGTATTCTTTGTTCATGGTGGTGTGGAGGCATCTGAACGTGAGAATATTAGACAGTTAGCAGAAATAAATGATAACTGCGTTATCATTGCTTCCTACGGAACCTTTTCTACTGGTATCAATATTAAAAATCTACATAACATTATTTTTGCTTCTCCTAGCAAGTCTAGAATTAGAAATCTACAATCTATTGGTAGGGTTCTGCGTAAAGGAGATAATAAATCACAAGCAGTACTTTATGACATTGCAGATGATTTTTCCAGAGGAAGTTACATCAACTATACTCTCAATCATTTAAAGGAAAGAATTAAAGTTTACAATGAGGAGCAATTTAATTATGAAATCATCCCCGTAAACATAAAAAAATGAATGATAAATTCTTCGCCACAATTAAATTAATGACTGGAGAAGAGATTGTCGCTTTTGTTGAAGTTCATGATGAAGGTCTGATAGTTAACAATCCTTTACTGTTAGAGGATATGAGTATCCTTGAAGTCTTTGAAGATGTAAAATCATCTGGATTAAAATTATCTAAGTGGATCAAATCAACAACTGACAATTTCTTTTTTATAAAGGATGCTAAAATTATAACTATTAATGAACTTATTGAACCAGGACTTTCTCATTATAAGAAAGCAGTTAATGAGATTAGTAATCGTGAAAAAGAATTTAGTAAAAAAATTAAAAGAAGATCTACACAAAAAAAATACAAAGGATATCGCGCATCGGTAAAGGATGCTAGAATCTTTTTTGAAGAAATATTCAAGAAATACTAAAGATATTCTGTCTCTTGAACCCTTACAGAGTTATTCTACAGATAAAATCCAATGTTGTCAAGCTCGGTTGAAGTGTGTTATAATGTAAATACACATAGTAATTGGATACATGTATTAAAATGAGAATTAAAAAGAAGCCAGAACATTATGTAGATAATAAAGAGTTCCTTGCAGCACTCTCTGAGTATAAGGTCAAAGTTAACAGAGCCTTGACAGAAGAGACGGATCGTCCTAGAATACCAAATTATATTGGTGAGTGCTTCTTGAAGATCGCACAGCATCTGTCGTATCGTCCCAACTTCATTAACTATCCTTTTCGTGAGGATATGATCTCGGATGGTATCGAGAACTGTGTTCAGTATATTGATAATTTTGATCCTAATCGTGGCAATCCTTTTGCATACTTTACTCAGATTATTTACTATGCATTCTTAAGAAGAATTCAAAAAGAAAAGAAGCAACTAGAAATTAAAAGCAAAATTCTTGAGCGTTCTGGATACGATGAAGTTCTCCATGCTGATAAGAATGAACTGAATTACTCCCCTTCAGAATACAATAGTATCAAACAAAACATCGAGCAGAAAACTAGAAAATGAAAGTTGCCCTGATTACTGATACTCATTTTGGGTTTAAGAAAGGCAATCAAGATTATCATGATTTTTTTCTAAAATTTTATAATGATATTTTCTTTCCTACATTAAAGAAGAAAAAAATTAAGCACGTTATCCACTTGGGTGATGTGTTTGATATCCGTCGTAACATCGATTTCTGGTCTCTTAATTGGGCGAGGAAAAATATCTTTAATCCTTTGGAGGAGAAGGGTATTACTATGGATATGATGGTTGGTAATCATGATGCTTTCTATAAGAACACTCTAGAGATTAACTCGCTTGAAGCACTGCTTCTTGAGTATTCTAACCTGAATGTATATTCAGAACCCTCTGAGGTCATTCTGGATGGGCGTAAGGTAGTTTATTTGCCATGGATATGTGATCAGAACGAAGAGCAGAGTGTTAATATTCTACGTGACACAGATGCTGAAGTAGTTCTGGGACATTTAGAGATGCAAGGATTTAAAACTAATCCTACTTACATTTGTAATCACGGTCGCAATACTAATGAGTTTGATAAATTTGAACTGGTAATGTCAGGTCATTTTCACACCAAAAGTAAGAAAGGGAACTTCAAGTATCTTGGAAACTCTTATCAGATGTATTGGAATGATTATGGCGATCAACGTGGTTTTTATATTTTTGATACAGAAACTTTAAAGTTGCAGTATATTAAAAATCCATATGAAATGTTTCATAAAATATTCTATGATGATACTAAGAATGATTATTATGATTTAGATGTTGATAAATATAAAAATACTGTAGTAAAAGTTGTTGTAGAAAACAAAACTGATTACACTGGGTTTGATTATCTTATTAATTCTTTGCAAGATGTCACATTAGATCTTAAGATTATTGAAGATTTTTCTACTGAGGAAAGTGAGGATGAAGACATTCAATTGGAACATGAGGATACCTTAACTATTCTAGAAAAATATATTGAAGAACTTAATACTAATTTAGACAGCGGTAAATTGAAAGAGATTATGAAGTCTCTTTACGTGGAGGCACTGGAGGTGGTATAATGTATATACTCTGTTTACGAGACAAAGAAAATGAAGGAGCGTATGCTGTTTCAAACGGTAGGAATGAAAGAACATTACTATTGTTTAGTGAAGTAGAAGATGCAATACGGTTTGCTATTTTATTAGAAGCAGATGATTTTCCTAAAATGAGTCCTGTTGAGGTGGATAGCAAATCCATGATTGAAATGTGTGAAAACACAGGTTACAAATATACTGTTGTTGCTCCAGACGAACTTATTATTCCACCATCACACCATGATCAGTTTTGAAACTATTCGTTATAAAAATTTCTTATCTAGTGGAAATAATTTTACTGAGATAACTCTCAATACTTATACTAACAATATAATCATCGGAAGGAATGGTTCTGGTAAAAGTACTGTACTTGATGCTCTTACATTTGTGTTGTTTAATAAACCCTTTCGTAAGATTAACAAACCTCAACTTGTTAATGCTATTAATGGTAAGGATTGTCTTATAGAAGTTGAGTTCTCTCAAGGTAATAAAAAGTATAAAGTTATCCGTGGTATGAAACCTAACCTCTTTGAGGTTTATGTTGATGGAGAAATGCTGAACCAAGATGCTGCTGCTGGAGATCAGCAGAAGTTCCTAGAACAAACGATCCTCAAACTTAACTATAAATCGTTTACACAGATTGTTGTTCTAGGATCTTCTACGTTCATTCCATTCATGCAGCTGCCGATAGCATCACGTCGTGAAATTATTGAGGATCTTTTAGATATTCAAGTGTTCTCTACCATGAATATTAATCTAAAAGATCGTATGAAGCGATTAAACGATGATATTCGCCTCACGGAAAATGATCTTGGTCTAGTAAAGCATCGTATAGAGACACAAGAAGAACTTATAAAGGAACTTGAGACGCAAAGTGATAATCTGATTGATTATAAGCAGGATAAAATTGGTAAACTCATTACGCAAAGTGATGGTGTAGTTCAGGAAAATGATAATATTAATGAATATATTAAAGAAAGACAGTCCCTGTTGTTTGATGGTGATAAACTTTCAAAAAAGTATGATAATTTAAAAGAATTTAAAGTAAAATTTAAAACTAAAATTAATAACTTAGAAAAAGAAAATATTTTTTATTTTAAAAATGATAAATGCCCCACCTGCAAGCAAAATCTTTCTGAAACATTCAAGACTGATAAGATAGATCAAAACAATGATACTATTAAAGAGACTAAAAATGCATGGGAAATATTAGAGCAACAAATAGATGAAGTCAAAGGACAAATTTCTGAATACACAGAAGTCTCTGATGACATTCGTAAACATTATAGTGTGATTGATAAGAATAATTCTCTCATCAATCATATGAATAAGCAGATCAAAGAATTAGAATCTGAAATTACAAGTATCCAAGATATTAAGAATGATTCTAGTAAACAGCAGGAACAGTTGAATAATCTTAACGATCAGCGTGTGGGTTATGAAAGTATTCTTGCTGCTCATAAAGAGAATAAAGATTACTACAGCGTTGCTGCTAACCTGCTGAAGGATACTGGTATTAAAACTAGGATTATCAAACGATATCTTCCAGTGATGAATAAACTCATCAACCAGTATCTACAGCAGATGGATTTCTTTGTGAACTTCACACTCAGTGAGAGTTTTGAGGAGACTATCAAGTCTCGTTATAGGGATGATTTCAGTTATGCATCATTCTCAGAGGGTGAGAAGTCTCGCATTGACATCGCACTTATGCTAACATGGAGGTCTGTTGCTAAGCTTAAGAACAGCGTAGACACCAACCTACTAGTCCTGGACGAGATTTTTGACAGCTCACTTGACAACACAGGCACTGATGAGTTATCATTCATATTGAGGAATTTCACGGATGATCTCAATTTGTTTATTATCTCGCATCGAGAGCACATGGTCGAGAAATTCGACCGGGTTCTCAAATTTGATAAAGTGAAAAATTTTAGTAAAATGGAGGAATTGACCAATGGCGACTGATGGAGTTATCCGAATGTCTAATAATAATTTTTGGAAGTATGAAGAAGATCTAACACTTCGTGAAGTACAGGATTATCTTTCAAGCACATATAAAGCACACTATACATCTCAAGAGTCTAAGACTCAGACACTTGACTTAGTGGATGCAATTGGAGACGCAGAACCTTTCTGCCGTTCTAATGCTATTAAATATCTTTCCCGATTTGGTAAGAAAGGTGGTAAATCAAAAATGGATATCTTGAAAGCAATTCATTATTGCGTTTTACTATATCATTTCTCCGGTCTACATGAACGCACTGGCGAACCTTATCCTCAATGACTATGAAACTCTCACAAAATACTTTCAATCTTCTCAAGAACTTTTCTGGCATCAATCAGTCTATTTCTGTAAAGTCTGGAAATACTATTCGCACTATTTCAGTAGCAGAAAACATTCTTGCTGAGGCAAAAGTAGAAGAAACTTTCCCTAAGAATTTTTCTATCTATGATCTTAATGAGTTTCTTGGTGGTATGTCATTGATGCATGGCGCAGACATGGAGTTTGGTAGCGACCATTATGTGAAAATACAAAACAATCGTTCTTCTATGAAGTATTTCTTTGCTGATTCAAGTCTGATTAAGCAAGCTCCTGATCATGGCATCAAAGTTCCATCTGAAGATGTAAAATTTGTTTTGAGTGAATCAGATATTCAAAGTCTTATTCGCGCTGCTGCTGTTTATCAACTTCCAGATTTTTCTGTGATTGGTGATAGCACTGATGTTACTGTTGTTGTTCGTGATAAAGAGAATGATACATCAAATACTTTTTCTATTAATGTCGGAAAAACTGATGATGAATTTGTCCTCAATATGAAAGTTGAGAACTTGAAACTTATCAAAGGTGATTATGATGTAGTGATGTCGAAGCGTCTTATTAGTTGTTTTACTAATAAGAGCATTCCTGTTACTTATTGGATTGCTCTTGAACCTGATTCAAACTGATTATGATTATTGATTATAACTATCAAAAAGTAGAAGTGCCTCAAGAAATTATAGAGTATTGTGACACTTTTACCGTTGATGCTGAACGTAATGATTTACGTTATATGGATTGTGTTTACATGAATATGGGTTATTATGGTAATGATCCAGATCAACTGAAAGAAATGCGGCAACGCATCATGTGGCGGCAGCAACAGCGGCAACGCATCTATCCCATCTTTGAATAAATTATTATGAATGACCAGTATCTATGGGTGGAGAAATATCGCCCTCGTAAGATTGACGATTGTATTCTTCCTGACAGTATCAAACGTGATCTTAAGCAACAGGTTGCTGCTGGTGAGTTGAATAACCTTCTGCTTGCTGGTCCTCCTGGTGTTGGTAAGACTACTGCCGCTAAGGCATTGTGTGAAGAATTAAACCTATCTTACATTGTAATTAATGGATCTGATGAAGGACGCTTTCTAGATACGGTACGGAACCAAGCAAAAACTTTTGCAACGACTGTATCACTTCAAGGAAGTAAGCACAAAGTCATCATTATTGATGAAGCAGATAACACAGGAAACGATGTACAACTCCTCTTACGGAGTTCTATTGAGGCGTATCATAGCAACTGCCGATTCATCTTCACCTGCAACTACAAAAACAAAATCATTGATCCCATCCAATCAAGATGTTCAGTCATTGACTTCACCTATAAAGGAAAAGAAAAGGCATCTGTTGCGGGGCAATTTTTCAACCGTGTCAGGTCTATACTTGAGGGTGAAAATGTTGAGTATGATCCGAAGGTTGTTGCAGAACTGATTCAAACTCACTTCCCAGATTGGCGTCGTGTATTGAACCAACTTCAGAAGTATGGTAATACTGGTAGCATTGATACTGGTATTCTTGCTGAGATTACTGATATCAATCTTAAAGGACTTGTGGATGCTCTGAAAAATAAAGAGTTTAATGTTGTTCGCAAGTGGGTAGTTGCTAATCTGGATAATGATTTTAATATGGTTATCCATCGTATCTACGAAGCAATGTATGATGTTCTCACACCTTCCACTATTCCAGCAGCGGTTTTAGTAATCGCTAAATATCAATACCAGGCAGCGTTTGCTGCCGATCAGGAGATTAATCTCCTGGCATGTTTAACCGAAATTATGATGGAGTGTCAATTCAAATGAACGTAAAACTGATTCGTATGTCCTCTGGAGAGGATGTGATTGCTGAAGTAATCAAAAGCACAGACTATCACCTTACACTAAAGAATGGAATTGTAGGTGTTCCTACACAGCAGGGCACACTACAATTCGTAGCATGGTCTCCGATGATTAGTAAAGAAGTAAAAGAAATCACAATATCTACTAAGTTCGTGGTATATATGGCTGATGCAGCAGAAGAAATTGTTTCTCAGTATGAGCAAATGTATTCTTCTATCGCAACTCCTGAAAAGAAGAAATTGATTCTTTAATGGAAATAAAAAAAACTACACCTCAAAATGTGAAGGAAGCACATGAAGGTCTCTTCTATGCTTCTATGAATCTTCCTGCTGCTGCCGCTCATTGTGGGATGACACAGAAAGAACTTAAAATGACCTTCTGGGAATACCTTAAATATCATGAACCAAACTTTGAAGTCTCTCAAGACGCCACTTAGATATCCTGGCGGTAAGTCTCGCGCCACTAAGTATATACTACCACGTTTCCCTGATGACATTAAAGAGTATCGGGAAACATTTTTAGGTGGTGGTAGTGTTGCCATCGCCTTCACTAAAGCAAACCCAGATATTCCTGTGTGGGTTAATGATCTTTATGAACCTCTCTATAATTTTTGGAGAGTTCTTCAAGATTATAATGAGGAACTATGTGCTGAATTAGTTAAACTTAAACAGCAACATCCTGAACCTATATCAGCAAAAAATTTATTTCTAGAATCAAAACAACTGGTTAATGACTATGATCAATCCCATCTATCTCGCGCTTGTGCTTTTTACGTTATTAACAAGTGCTCTTTTTCTGGTCTCACTGAGTCCTCATCCTTTAGCAGGCAGGCATCTAACTCCAACTTCTCAATGCGAGGAATTGAGAAACTAAAAGGATACTCAGAAATAATTCAAAATTGGAAAATTACGAATTGGTCATATGAAGGACTTCTTTCAGATGATATACGTTGTTTTATATATTCTGACCCTCCCTATGATATCAAAGATAACCTCTATGGTAACAAGGGAGATTTGCATAAGCGTTTCGATCATGATCAGTTTGCTGTTGATTGTGACAACCACCTTGCTCGTCACATGATATCATATAACTCCATTCAAATGGTTAAAGATCGTTTTAAAGAATGGTTAGCATGTTCTTATGATCTAACTTATACCATGCGTTCTACTGGAGATTATATGAATGAGCAAAAAGATCGTGCTGAATTGTTACTAACTAATTACTAACTAATTATGAACCTGTTTAAGATTCCAAATTTTCTTAGTATTGAAGAATGTGATACCATTTACGATAGGATCTTGGAAACTGAAGATCATGTCAAGTCTTTGGGTGATGATCTTCATAATGGAACTGCTGACAATTCTTTAACTGGAAGACATTGGTGTCACAACTATCTCAATGATAAAGTTGTCTCATCAATTATTGTTCCTAAGTTGAGGATTATTGTTGGGAGGAAAAAATTTATTCAATGCTGGGCAAATACTTTTAGGGAAGGTGAGGGCATTGCAAGACATTGCCATCGTAACCCTAATGCACCTGGAGCACCACTAAGAGATTGGACATGTAGTAATCTTTTCCTAGGAGGAGATCCTGGAGTTGGTACGTGGTTTGAGGGAGAAAAATATGAGAATCATAGAGGAGAACTTATGATGTTTTCTTCTTCTGTCTACCACTGGGTTTCTCCTAACACAAGTTCTGAGGTTAGAATTACCATGGCAATGGATATTCATTCTTCTATAATCAGTGGATATAATAAAAGTCAATATTACCAACTAAGATGATTCAAACTGAACTAAAGCATTGGTTGAACTCCATCAATCATGAGAAACAAAACATCATGACTGATGAGAACAAAAACGAATATCCACCATTCATTGTTAACAAGTGTTTGTCTGGGTTTATAGATACAATCATGGTGGCGAATGAGGTTAATATTAACCATCATCTTTCTAAAAAACTACAATATGAATTTTTGCTAAATATTGTCAGACCAAAACGGAGATTTTCTCCGTGGTTAAAAAAAGAAAAAATTACAGATCTGGAAATAGTGAAAACTTATTATGGTTATAGTAATGAGAAAGCACGATCCGCTCTTAGTCTTCTTTCTGACGAACAGCTAAATTGTATTAAACTTAAATTGAGTAAAGGTGGTAAACAATGACGACATCAACTGATATTGAAGTAACATGGGAACCCACCGATATGGTGGAAGTATTACTTAATGAACCTGATGATTTCCTCAAGGTCCGTGAGACTTTGACAAGGATTGGAGTTGCGTCTAGGAAAGAAAAGAAACTCTATCAGTCTTGCCATATCTTGCATAAGCAAGGTAGGTATTATATTGTTCATTTTAAAGAATTATTTGCACTTGATGGTAAGAGATCTAATCTTACATTGAATGACGTTCAGCGTCGTAATCGTATCACTCAACTTTTAGTTGATTGGGAATTAATTAGTGTACTTAAGCCTGAAGAAATTGAGGATGTATCACCATTGAATCAGATTAAAGTTATTGCATATAAAGAAAAAGTTGAATGGACGCTTGAGGCAAAATATAATATTGGTAAGAAAAAAGTAGACCCAAATACAGCAACATAAATAAGATTGAGACTCTTTTCGTGCGGTCTCTACAAAAGTCGGAAACCCTTATAGGCAGATACGGTTTATACTGTATCTGCTTTTTTTTGTTGTGCTATAAATATTTGTGGATGCCTTCGGGGTCCACACAACGTTACTCGCTTATTTAAGGAGAGACCACATGGTTAAGTATAACATTGCTGACATTGATGCACTATTGAATGACGCATCAAGATATGGTATTGGTATGGATGAATGGATTAGGAGATTTGCTGCAGTCCATGATTCGGATGTAAATTATCCACCGCATAATCTTATTAAAGAATCTAGTGTTGACTTTAGATTAGAACTGGCACTTGCTGGTTACACTAAAGAAGATATTAAAGTTGAAACTGAATCGAATAAATTGTTTGTTCAGTGTATGAAACCTCAAACTGATAACCCTGATTATGAATATTTACAGAGGGGAATTGGTAGACGTTCATTTACCTGGAGTAGAACTATTGCTGATGATGTTGAAGTGACGAGTGTTAAACTTGATAATGGTCTTCTAACGATCAGATTGAAGAGAATTGTTCCTGATCACCAGAAGAAAAAAACTTATCAGTTAACTGCTGCCTAAATAAAATTGAATATCGTCGTCGCAGAGGGTTCCTGGTCACAGTCAGACAACCCTCTTTTTTTTATAAATATTTAAAAAAGTATATAACAATGGCGTCAGTATACAGAGCATTTTTAGAAAAACTTGGTGGTTCTAGTGCATCTACTTTTGTTGGGAAAGTGGGCGATCTTTTTTATGATCCTACAATAGGTACCCTGAAAGTTTCTGATGGTAGCACAGCAGGTGGTGTTGCAGCAGGTACAGGTGGTCCTAGGTATAAAGGAACTGCTTCTTTTACTGATTTCGGATCATCACCAGCAGGTACTTGGACTGGTGCAGGTATTACTGCAACCTTTGGTGCTATAAACTCTCCAGCTGGATATGGTTCATTCCAGTTCACCTTTACGATGGCTCACGACTATGGTGATACTGCTAGTTACCTTCTATTAGCACAAGGTCATTATTCTACTGACGGTAGTAGTGGTAGAGGAGATCCACTAGTTGTTAATATGGAAAAGGTTAATGGTACTACTTTTATTGGTACAGTATCTAATCCAACTTCTACCACAGCAGATGATGCTAAGTTTGACTTATTCGTATTTGACGCATGAAAACATATAGAGACTTAAAACTTACACTAAGATATAATCAGCAATTAAATCCTAAGATCTGGGTTGGTGAAGCAATGAAACCTGAGGTTATGCAGGGACTAGTTCGCATTGCAGAAGAGTGGGCAGAGTTTGCAAATGTTCCTAATAGTGCTATAATTGATGTAGTTCTGGTGGGTGGTAATGCCAATTACAATTATACTAAGTATTCTGATCTGGACCTCCATCTTATTGTTTCCAAAGAAGACATTGCCGATTGTCCTGATCTCATTGATGATTACTTACGAGACAAAAAGCAATTATGGACTCTCACCCATAATATTCAGATCTATGGACACGATGTTGAACTCTACGCTCAAGATAGAAGAGACCCCACCCCCTCAGGTCAAGGAGTATTCTCCTTGATGAATAGTCTATGGTTGCGTCGTCCCACATATCAGGAAGTAGATCTTTCAGATCTTAATATCATTAATAAGGTGAGACACTATATGGAGAAGATTGATTTCTTGATTGATAATAGGGCAGATGACCGTGAGGCATTTGAAAAGTTGAAAGAGAAACTGCGTAACATGAGATCATCTGCTATTCAACGTGGTGGTGAGTTTGCTGTAGAGAACCTTGTGTTTAAGGAACTACGCAACCGTGGGTATTTGGATAAAATGTCAGCACATTTAAGAAATCTTAAGGTTGCCAGCTTGTCAATCGACTGACCTCATGCTATAATCAAAGTTGAATTCTAGGAGTTTATGTCTATTCAGTTAGTTCTCCTCAAGTCTGGGGAGGAACTTGTCGCTGATATTCGGGAGATCGTTGACCGCGATACTCAGGAAACTATCAGTACAGTATTAATCAAACCAGTTCGTGTTACAGTAGTTCAGCAAGCAGTTCTTAATGAGGGTGCTAATGAACCATCGGATAGTGTTTTAAGTTTCATTCCATGGCTTGCTACTTCTAAATCAGAGGAGTATTTTATTAACAAAGATTGGATAGTCACTATTTGTGATCCTCAAGATAATATTAAAGAAAGTTACATTCAAAACGTAGGAGTTCGTGATGACAGTGAAGATTGTGTTGTTGAAAATTGGGACGTTTCTGATAGCGGAGATTGAAGAACGTCCTGACGAGGATACTGATTGTATGCTCATCAACCCTAAAGTAGTAACTGGATGTGCTCCAGATTTTACTTTAGAAAATTTTATTCCATATTCATATCAAAAGCAGGTTCCTATTAGGTCTACTGATATTATTAGTATCACTGAACCTATGGATAGTCTGCTACAATTATATCGTGATGTTACTGCTTGATGGATTTCTATACTAATGTTGCTATCATCAATGATACAGTTTTGTATCGTGGTTTTAGTGGAGGTGGAAGGGTTGAGCGTCGTGAAGACTTCTCTCCGACTCTTTATGTCTCATCAAAAAATCAAACCAAATATAAAACTCTTGATGGTGACTGTGTAGAACCTATTCAACTTGGTAGCATTAAAGATGCTAAAGAGTTTGTTAATACTTATGAGGCAGTAGATAATTTTACTATCTATGGCAATACCAAATACTTATATCAGTATATCCTGAGTAAGTATCCCAAGGAAGTTGATTATGATTTTAGTCAACTCAATATCATGTCTCTTGATATTGAGACCACATCAGAGAATGGATTTCCTAGTGTTGAGGAAGCACGAGAAGAAATTCTTTGTATTACTGTAAAAGACTTTACTAGTAAGAAGATTATTACTTGGGGTTGTGGTGAGTTTAAAAACTCCCGTGATGACGTTCATTATGTTTATTGCGAGAATGAACGTGAACTGCTTTTCAAGTTCTTAGAGTATTGGGTGCAAAAAACTCCTGATATTATCACTGGATGGAATGTTAAGTTCTTTGATATGCCATTCATTTGCCGACGCATTGATCGTATGCTGAGTATTAAGCACATGAGATCTATGTCGCCATGGAACTCTGTTCGTGAGCGTAAGTTGTTTATGAAGGGTCAGGAGAAGATCTATTATGATATCATCGGTGTTGCTACCCTTGACTATTATGATCTATATCAGAAATTTACTTATACTAACCAAGAATCTTATCGTCTAGACCATATTGCTTTTGTGGAACTTGGACAGAAGAAACTGGATCACTCTGAGTTTGAAAACTTCCAGGATTTTTATCGTAGTGATTGGCAGAAGTTTATTGAGTATAACATCCATGACGTTGAACTCGTAGACATGTTGGAAGATAAAATGAAACTGATTGAACTCGCTGTTACTATGGCATATGATGCTAAGGTAAACTTTGAGGATGTATTCTATCAGGTTCGTATGTGGGACAATATCATTTACGATGCTCTCACACAAGATAATATTATTATTCCCCCTAAGACTGAGAGCACTAAAGATCAGCAGTATGCTGGTGCTTATGTAAAGGAACCTGTTCCTGGCATTTATGATTGGGTTGTGAACTTTGACCTTAACTCATTGTATCCACACCTCATCATGCAGTATAATATCTCTCCTGAGACCCTTCTAGATGACCGTGTGAGCGGCATCAACGTGGATAAACTACTCAATGGTGAGATTGATACTAGCACTTTGGATGGCGTCACTCTATGTCCTAACGGAACTTTGTTCACTACAAAGAAACAGGGTTTCCTTCCCAAGTTGATGGAAAAGATTTATACTGAGCGTACAATTTACAAGAAAAAGATGCTTGCTGCCAAGCAAGAGTATGAAAATACTAAAGATCCTCAACTTGTTAAGGACATCGCCAAGTATAATAATATTCAGATGGCACGTAAGATCCAATTGAACTCTGCTTATGGTGCTATTGGTAATGAATACTTCAGGTATTTTCGACTGGAGAACGCTGAAGCAATTACTCTTTCGGGACAACTCTCGATCAGATGGATTGAGAATAAGATGAATGAGTATCTTAATAAAATTTTAAAATCGGGTGATAAAAATTATGTCATTGCTGTGGACACTGACTCCATTTATCTTGATCTGGGTGATCTTGTTAAGAACGTATTCAAAGGAGGAACGCCGTCTGATGAGAAGGTTGTTAACTTCCTTGATAAGATCTGTAAGGTGGAACTTGAAACTTATATTGAAAGTTGTTACCAAGAACTGGCGACGTATGTAAATGCATACCAGCAGAAGATGGTAATGAAACGCGAGAACATCGCTAACCGTGGCATCTGGACTGCTAAGAAGAGATACATTCTTAATGTCTGGGATAGTGAGGGTGTTCGTTATAAGGAACCTAAGATGAAGATCATGGGACTGGAGACACAACGTTCATCTACACCAGCATATTTCAGAGACAAACTTCTGGAAGCATATAAGATCATGATTAAAGGAACCAATGATGACATGATTGATTATATCAGTGACATCAAACGTGAAACACAACAGCAAAGTTACATAGATATCTCATTCCCAAGAGGATGTAATGGTCTTGAAAAATACCGGAGTTATTCGGAGATTTATAAGAAGGGTACACCTATTGCTGTCAGAGGTGCATTATTGTATAATCACTATCTTAAGCAGTATAAAATTACTAATAAGTTTCCTCTTATTCAAGAAGGGGAAAAGGTAAAATTTATCTACCTTAAAACACCAAATCCTATTGGTGAGAATATCATATCATTCTTTAATACGCTTCCTAAAGAATTTAAGTTAGAAAAATATATTAATCATCAGATGCAATTTGAGAAGTCTTTCTTGGAACCTCTGAAATCTGTGATAGAATGTATTGGGTGGAAGCATGAGCGCACTGGCTCACTAAGCAGTTTCTTTTCATAATTATTATGTCATTTTTAAACAGCGTTATCAAGGAGTTAGATAATGAATTTGCGTCAATCGTTGATGAAGGCATCGCCGCTGGGGATTGTGATTCGTTTGTGGACACTGGCTCTTACATCCTCAATGCTCTTGTGTCTGGGAGCATTTTTGGTGGTCTCCCACAAAACAAAGTCACCGCCCTCGCAGGAGAGTCCAGTACAGGTAAAACCTTCTTTGCCCTCTCAATCGTAAAGAACTTTCTTGAGCAGAATCCTGAAGGTCAGGTAATCTACTTTGAGTCGGAGTCTGCTATCTCTAAGGATATGATGGCAACTCGCGATATTGATGTGAAGCGAGTTGGTCTTGTCCCTGTAACCACAGTTCAGGAGTTTCGCACACAATCTATCAAGGTTGTTGATGAGTTTATGAAACTCAAGAAGGAGGATCGCCCACCGCTCCTCTTTGTGCTAGACTCTTTGGGTATGCTGTCTACTTCCAAGGAAGTGCAGGATGCCACTGATGGTAAGGAGACCCGCGACATGACCCGTGCTCAGGTGATTAAGTCTATCTTTAGAATTTTGTCATTGAAGTTGGGTCAGGCAGGCATTCCTTTGATTGTTACTAACCACACTTATGAAGTTGTTGGTGCTTATGTTCCTACTAAGGAAATGGGTGGTGGCACTGGTCTTAAATATGCTGCTTCTAGTATTCTGTTTCTCTCTAAAAAGAAGGAGAAGGATGGCACCGAGCAGGTTGGTAACATTATTAAAGTGAAGGCACATAAGTCTCGCTTTACTAAAGAAAATTCTATTGTAGAAACGAGGTTATTTTTTGACGAACGTGGACTTGATAAGTATTACGGATTATTGGAACTGGGTCAACAGCACGGAGTCTTTGAACGTATTGGTAACCGTGTTAAGACTGAGCATGGGAATGTATATCCTTCTGCTATCTACAAGGATCCAGAGAAGTTCTTCACTGAAGAAATCCTCCAAAAACTTGACGAATGTGCCAAAAAAGAATTCTGCTATGGATCTTGATGGAAGTAATTGAAAGTACTATACTGAAAAATCTCGTTACTAACGAGAGTTATATGCGTAAGGTTATTCCTTACGTGAAACCAGAATATTTTAATGATTACTCTGATAAAATTCTGTTTGATATTATTAATGAGTTTGTAGTTAACTATGGTCAACCACCAACCAAGGAAGTACTTTCTATTGAAGTTGATAATCGCAAGGATCTGAATGAAGATTCTTATAAGGAACTGCAAGTAAAAATTACTGACATCGATAACACTGAAGTTGATGATCGTTGGATCCTTGACGCTACTGAAAAGTGGTGTAAGCAACGTGCAGTTTACTTAGCACTACTAGAGAGTGTTAAGATTGCTGATGGTCAGGATGAGAAGAGAAATGAAGATGCGATCCCATCAATTCTTCAGGAAGCATTGGGTGTTTCATTCGATGAGCACATTGGGCATGACTACATAGAAGATTATGAAAGTCGCTACGAGTTCTATCATAGAAATGAAAACAAAATCCCATTCGATCTGTCTCTCTTCAATAAAATTACGAAGGGTGGTATTTCTAACAAAACTCTCAACATCGCACTTGCTGGTACTGGGGTGGGTAAGTCTTTGTTTATGTGTCACATGGCCGCTGCGACACTCCTTCAAGGCAAAAACGTCTTATATATCACGTTGGAAATGGCGGAAGAAAAAATCGCAGAACGCATTGACGCGAATCTGCTCAACGTAAACATCAAGGACATTGAAGAACTGCCAGAACAAATCTTCAGTTCCAAAGTAACTAGACTGGCACAGAAGACCAACGGCAAACTTATCATTAAAGAATATCCTACAGCGTCAGCGCACAGTGGACACTTCAAGGCACTTCTGAATGAACTTTCACTCAAGAAAAGTTTTAAACCAGACATTATCTTTATTGATTATCTAAACATCTGTGCATCATCACGTTATAAAGGAGCACTTGTAAATTCTTATACTAACATCAAAGCGATTGCAGAAGAACTTCGTGGACTTGCTGCAGAACATAACGTCCCTATTGTTTCGGCTACTCAGACTACTCGTTCTGGGTATGGCGCTAGCGATATTGATCTTACAGATACCTCTGAGTCTTTTGGACTTCCTGCTACTGCAGACTTTATGTTTGCTCTTATCAGCACAGAAGAACTTGAAGGAATTAATCAACTCATGATTAAGCAACTTAAAAATCGTTATAACGATACTACATCATATAAAAGATTTGTTATAGGTATTGACAGGGCGAAGATGAGGTTGTATGATGTAGAGGAATCTGCTCAGGTTGACATTGTTGACTCAGGGCAGGAAGAGTATAATTTTGAGGAGGTTGCCAGATCTCAAAGTAAATCATCTATGGCAAAGTTAACTGAATTTAAATTTTAATCTATGACCATCGACACACAGAAATACATTGAGTTTGTTGACGCTGTTACATCAGAACAAAGCAAGGACTATGAAGCATTTATCTATCGTCTTCAAGAACTGGAAGGACAGGAGTTTCCTAGTGAGCGATTACTTACTGCTGCTGTAGGTATGTCTGCTGAAGCAGGTGAGTTTACTGAGATCGTTAAGAAGATTATCTTTCAGGGTAAACCAGTAAACGAAGAGAATCTGTTTCATCTTAAACGTGAACTTGGAGATATCATGTGGTATGTCGCTCAGGCATGTATGGGTCTCAATGTTTCTCTTGAAGAAATTATTCAGATGAATTTTGAAAAACTGAGTGCTCGTTACCCTGAGGGTTCATTTAGTATTGAACGATCTGAAAAACGTGAGGCAGGAGATCTTTAATATAAATACCCCCAGAGATCTTTAATATAAATACCCCTATAGGGGTTTTTTTATGGCATATAATCTCATACCATCAACTTTTTCTGACGCAGGAAAATCTGTATCTCATATGGATGGATCTGTTGCAGCAGAATCCCTTCGTCTATGGAATTATCTTAAAGAAAATTATGATGGTGTGATAGAAAACCCATTGGCATTTGATGGTCAGAATAAAACAAACGCTAAACTTTCAAGAGCATTAAAGGATGAGATAGCAATACCAGATTTGAAAAGAAAATTAAAAATTAGTAAACTTAAAGTTAGTTGGGGTGATGGTAGTAGGGGCAATCGTGGTACAAGAAACACAGGTAATTTGTTTGAGGCACAGTTAGAGAATGGTTTGAATGATTGGATTGAAACTGGTGACTATTCCAAAAATCCATATAAAGATTTTATTAAAGAGTTGATTAAAACATACAATCTTGATGATTGTTCCTACGTGTTGGTCAACGAAGGTCCAGATAATAAAAAAAGACCCATTGTATTTGAAGGGAGTGGGTGGAAAATTGGTAATGCTACTGCATCTAATTATGATATTGGTGCTATTGTTACTGACCTGACATTACATACAAAATGTAAAGGAAAAGCAGAGAGAAAAATCTATCTTTCTCTTAAGAAGGGTGGTACTACAACAATGTCTAATCTTGGTGTTAAAAAAATATTTCCAAAGGGTGAGATTGAAAGTGGTGAAATTAAAAATAATGTTGGTAAAAAAGTTCTAGAAACTTTTGGTATTGAGAATGAAAGATTCTGTGCAATATTCAATCAAGCAAAGTTAGGTAAAATTGTGAGTGGTGGCAATGTAGATAATCCAAAATTCAATAGAACACTATTACAAAGTATGATTCGTGGATCTATTGGATATGGTTATCACTATACTCACATGGAGAAGGGAAATAATATTAAAAATTTTCCTATGACCAAACAAGTATGTGATGCAGCAACTAGTGTGAATTCTGTTGTTGTTCATTATGGAGGTAAGAGTGGTACTGGACAAAGAATTGATATTACTGTGGGTACTCCAGCAATGGAGTTGAAATTTAATATTCGCGATACATCTGGTGCCAGTGACGAAGCTGGTAAGAGTCTGCCTTGGCCAGATAAATTGCAGTCTGGTTATAAATTTAATATGGAAACTGTTTATAGCATTCCTTCAGACGGATACGACGACTAATGGCAAATGTAACCCAACTAAAACATCTAGAACATCTTGAAGATGAAATGCTGAACTATGGTTCGGAAGGATGTTCTGCTGCAGTTTCTTTCTTGAAAGAGTTAAGGAATATGCTGGGTCATCAGGAGTCCCAAGGTTTTATGCAAACCAAATGGGACGGTGCTCCATCACTTATTTGTGGTAAAGATCCTAACAGTGGAATGTTTTTTGTTGGAACTAAATCTGTATTTGCCCAAACTCCTAAAATTTGTTATGCAGAAGAAGATGTTGATTTATATTATGAAGGAGACCTTGCAGAAAAATTAAAATTTTCTCTGAAGTATTTTTCAAAATTGAAGATGAATGGTATATTTCAGGGTGATCTTTTATATACAAAGTCTACTCTTAAGCAAGAAACAATTAATGGAGAACAACTTTATACATTCAGACCTAACACTATTACATATGGCATTCCAGTAAATCATCCTATTGGTCAGGCAGCAGGACGTTCTCAGATTGGTATAGTTTTTCATACACATTACAGAGGAACAGATTTTCAATCAATGCAAGCACTTGCTGGTGCTGATATTGAAGGTTCTAATGAAGCATTGGTAGTTAAGAATGATACACCAATGCATAGGGTTGGATTTTCATCATCAGAAATGCAAAAATTTAATAGTTATATCACCAAGATTGAGCGTATGTGTGTGATCTGTGGAGACTTTTTAGATGAACTGGTTGATGTCAGTGGTAGTACAGGTGATGCCAAGTTTCATATTTCAACTTATCTGAAGCAGTTCTTTAATGATGAGATTAAGAATGCTCGTAGTATTGGTAATGTTGATGCAGCATTATATGCACTGGGTAATTTTTATCATGCCAAGATGACAAAGGAACTTGCCAGGATTAAGACTGCTCCAAACCTTATCAAGAAACGTAATCTTGTTTATCAGAGTGAAAATTACCTTGTAAATAATGTCTATAAGTTCAAGGCATTGCTTGCATTATATAAAGAAATGCAGGAAGTGAAACAAATGGTTATAGATAAACTAGATCACTTAGAAGAGTTCAGAACATTTGTTCAGACTGATAAAGGATATAAGGTCACAACCCCAGAGGGTTATGTCCTTCATAAGGATGGTGACATGATTAAGTTTGTTAATCGTCTTGAGTTTGCGTACAACAATTTCACTTTACAGAAACAATGGCGTTAGACGGAAAGGTTTGCTACTTTACATTTGGTAGATTTCAACCACCAACCACAGGACATAAAGAAAACTTTGCTGGTGTGAAACAAGCAGCAGGGAGGAATGACTACCGCATTTATATTTCACAGACTTTAGATAAGAAAGGTAACAACCCACTTCCACCCGACAGGAAGAAACATTATATGGATAAGATGTTTCCTGAACATAAAGGAAAAATCTTCTCTGGTCCTAAAGATCCTGTTGCTATCCTGCAGGATATTATGATGGCAGGATATGATGAGGTGGTATTCCTTGTAGGTTCTGATAGAGTTTCTGCTATGCAATTCCTACACAAATATAATGGTAAAGACTTCTCGTTCAGAAAGGTTGAGATTAGATCTTCTGGTAGCAGAGATGCTGATGGAGATACTTTTACTATCTCTGGAACTAAAATGAGAAGAGCAGCACACAAGTTAGACTTTAAAACTTTTCGATCAGGCATTCCTACTTCTTTGAATGATAATGATTGCAGAAGTTTAATGAGAGAAATTGCACAGAATCTTCCCGCCAATTTTAAATAATAAATAGTAAGATAGAATCTAACTATTAATGTATAACTTTTCAGAATACTCAAAGGTTTACACCCGTGAACAGTATTATAATGATGAGATTTTCCCAGAGGGGATGAAAGTTCGTAATGGAAATGATCATGTTGGTACTATTATTAGGCGTGGACCTAACTATGTCATCTGCTTAGATGAAAATCATAAAACATTCAGGAGTTGGATTTCCGATATTAGTGAAGTTCATGAACTCGGCACTGATGAGAACAGAGAGTATCTTCAGGATCTTACTCCTGGTCAGAAGAAAGAAAGATATGGTAAGAATAAGACACCTGAGTGGTCCACATCTATAAATAAAAGAAAAAGTACCCATAAAGAAATGTACAACGATAGTTATTCGGATTCTTTAATTAAACGATCTACTGATGGTATTGCCGGAAAGGAGTGTTATGGAGAAGTGGAAAATAAAAAGACCGTTGAAGATCAGTATTCAGCATCACTGATGGATGCTACGGTAGCAAAACTTTCCTCTGGTAAATTATTTGAAGGTGGTGTGAAGCAAGTTTCTACTAAGGTGGATTTAATGGAAGCACTTGATCCTGTTGGTAAGGAAGATGGTGATATTGATAATGATGGTGATAAGGATAAGTCAGATAAGTATCTTGCCAAACGTCGTAAAGAAATTGGTAAGGCAGTGAAGAAAGAAGAGTTCTCTGATTGGAGAACTGAAATGGGATTAGAAGAAGCAAAATGTAACAATTCAAAAGAAGGAAGTAAGTGTGCTGTGCATGGAACTGCCGACTGTAATTCAGAGGAAACGGTAGATGAAGGATGTGGATGTAGTGGTAGTAAGAAAATAAAAAAATATTAAAGACATATATACGGTATACATTACTAATGAGGTTTACTATGTTGGCTTTTTTACTTCCACTTGCATCTAAAATTGTTTCTGATGCTGTTAATAAAATTCCAGAAAATGAAGAACTTGGTGAGAAGATGGTTGAGATCTGTCTTGTTATTCTTGCTAAAGCAGTTAAGTTAACTAAGACTGATATGGATGATCAACTTCTTGAGGTTGTTACTAAAGCAATCAAAGCTCGCGAAGAAGACTGATAGCAGTTAATAATTAGGTATTTTATTGGGGAGTATACTCCCCTTTTTTTATAAATAATCAAAGATTAAGAAAAAACTTTTAGGGAGACAAATGGCAATTCTCGGAAAAATTGATGCCGCCACCTTTGCTAACAATGTAGCAGTCACACAAACTGATGCTACTGTTACAAAGAACGCTGCAGATAACGTAGATGTAGGAGACATCCTTGTTCTTGGCGGTGTATCATACCTCGTCAAAGAAGTAACCAGCACAACTGCAATTGAATTGCATAAAGCATATGCTGGTGCTACTGACAATTCACTTGCTGGTGCAATTCGTCGCACTGCTCCTAAAGCAGTCGCTGATTATGTAATTAAAGGTGGTGATAGTCTGCCTGGAGAACTCATTTTTGCTGACACTACTGAGGCAGCACTTGCTACAAACAAAGGACGTGGTATTTGGGGCCCTGGTTGGTGGCTCTATAAGAGTTATGATGTTGAGGGTGAAACTCGTCATAAAGCAGAGTGTTTGGCACACCTGAATGTTGCTGCTGGTACTGCTGGTGACTTTACTGATGATAGAATTGCTGCTGATGCTCTTGCTGTTATCACAATTGGTACACAACCTGCTAGTGCATCTGTTGCTGCTCCTAATACGCAAGCATTCACAGTTGCTGCTACAGTTTCTACTGGTGCGGGCACACTTGAGTATCAATGGCAACTCAGCACAGATAGTGGAGCAACCTTTGATGACATCTCTAGTGCAAATGCTGCTACCTTTACCACTGCTGCTACCACTGCTGGTGAGGCAGGTGAGAATGGATATCAGTACAGAGTCAAAGTTACTACCGACTCTGGTGCTGCTGAAGTAGTTTCCTCTGCTGCTACCTTAACTGTTACCTAATAATTAAATGAGATTTGATGAACTGAATGAAGACAACTATGCCTTCTTTGCGATTAAATATTACAACAATCCACACTGCACAACTAAAGAAGAATTTGATGAGGATTTAAAAAGATTTAAGTATGTCAAAAAACTTATGCGAAAGTATATAAATTCTGACATACTTAAACATCATTTAATTTTAAATCATTTGATTATTCTTTTTAATGTTTTTAATGATGCTACAGTTCCTTTGCTATTTTATAAAATTGAAAGAAATTGTTGGCCGGTTCTCAAATCTTTTCTGATATACTTAAATAGGATGCCACAAAACTACCTGGAATATGTTGAACCAGATCATAAATGTCTAGAAGAACTAAATAAAATATGAAAAACATTAGAAAACTTCTACAACAAGCGAGATATCAAATGTGGGAAGAACCAACAAATTCTGTTGGTTCCGGTGCTAATCTATCACTACCTCCTTCACATGAACCTCCTGGTATTCCTGCCAGTAAGAAAAAGAAAAAATATGATGGTAGAACAAAAGCAGGTCGTAAACTTGTAAACAGAATTTTAACCAACCGAGACAAGAAGGCAAAGAAAAAAATGGCACAAGAACAACACATCGTTGAGGCAGATGATAAGAAGGATTCACCTTCAGAGACTGAGCGTGCTCAGAAACAGATTGCCCAACAAAAGAAACTAAACAAGCAGAAAGAAGTTCAGAAGAAAGCGCAGGATGCCAAAGGCAAAATGCAGAATAAGACTAAAGAGATGGACACTCTGATGAAGGCACGTTTGTCTGACTTCAGAAAGAAAGCTGCTAAGAAATCTACTGCACTTCAGAAGCAAGTATCAGAATCAGTAGGAACTCAGGCTCCTGGTGTAGAAGTTCTTGGAACTCTCATGAAACTGGCACAGGAATCTACCTATGGTAATCAAGAAGTAGAAGGTTTCGTTCAGTTTAAAGATGGTCGTTCACTTAGAGTTAACACTGATGTTGCTAAGAGAATGGTTGCTACATTTGAAGCACTTGATGCTGGCGTTCAGGATCAGTATCGTTTCCTCATGAATAAGAGTGTGGAAGACTTCCTTAAGATTATGCAGTTCAACCCATCATCTGTATAACGTTGGATGGATGACGTTAATTCTGCTATACTAGAACGATTAGAAAAAGTAGTTGAAACGCTACAAGACAATTCAGTCAAGATGGGTCAGTTGTTGGCGGTCCATGATGAGAAGCTTGACAAGCAGGATAGAATAGATGCTGTCTTGTTTGAGAAGATTGAGAGTATGCATCGTGCTCTTGATCGTGAGGCAACCCTAATCAAACAAGGATGTGAAAGGGATATCAGAAAGGTTGATGATCGCCTTAGAGTCATGGAAAAAAAGATGTGGAGTATTTTTGGTGCTCTTGCTGTTATATCTTTCCTCGTTAGTGTACCGGGGCAGAGAATAATGGCGAATATTACTCAGCCAGCACCCTTGACAGGGAACCTGCAACCTGCTATAGTGAGGTGAAGCAACTCGCCCCTATAATATGAATTTTATTGATGCGAAGTATATTAATCTTATCTCGCCTCAACTTGTAAAGTTTGCTAAAAAGAAATCAGATCTGTATACATTTAGATGCCCCTACTGCGGTGACTCACAGAAGCACCGTAATAAAACTAGGGGTTATTTTTATCGGAAACGTAATGATTACTTTTTTAAATGCCATAATTGTGGCATGGGTAGAACGTTTACAAATTTCTTAAAAGATCAATCTCCGATGCTTCATGATGAGTATATTATGGAGAGATATAAAGAAGGTCTAACTGGCAAGGGATCTAATACTGCAGTGCCTGATTTTAAAATTCCCACCCCAATATTTAAGAAAGATATATTCTCAGATCTTAAAAAAGTAGATACTCTAAATAAAGAACATCCCGCAAAAGTATACTTAAGTCAACGTCAAATTCCAGAGAATTTATTCTCAATTTTTTACTACGCAGAAGACTTCAATGCTTGGGCAAAACTTAGCAATAAACAAAAAGAATCTAGAATCGTCATCCCCTTATTGTCTAATGATGGTAAGGTGTTTGGACATCAGGGGAGGTCATTAGATAAAAATACTAAACTTCGTTACATTACAACGATTTTAGATAAATCATTCCCTAAATTATTTGGACTTGATAGAGTAAACAATACTAAAAAAATATATGTCACCGAAGGACCATTTGATTCCTTATTTTTATCAAATGCAATCGCCATGTGTGGATCTGATGTTACGTTGGATGACACTGAGTTCAGTGATCTCATTTATGTTTTGGACAATGAACCACGCAACAAAGAGATCGTTGCCAAGTATGAAAAACTTATCTCATCTGGGAATAGTATCGTCATCTGGCCAAATACCGTAATTGAAAAGGATATCAATGACATGAAGATGTCTGGACACAACGTACAAAATCTGGTAGAATGTAATACCTACCAAGGACTAGAAGCAATCATTAAATTAAACGCCTGGAAAAAAGTATGAGTAACGGTATCAAAGTTGTTAAGCGCAGTGGTAATATTGAACCACTGAACCTGGAAAAGATTCATTCAATGGTTGAATGTGCTTGTGATCATCTTGCAGGAGTATCTGCGAGTCAAGTAGAAATGAATTCTGGTATTCAATTTTATGATGGCATTACTACAGATAAAATTCAAGAGATTCTGGTGCGTTCTGCCAGTGACCTTATCTCTTTGGATAATCCAAACTATCAATTTGTAGCAGCACGTCTATTATTGTTTGGTCTTTATAAGCAAGTTTTTGGACCTGATTGGCAACATGGATTTCCTGATCTTAAGGAACATTTGATTGAAGGTATTAGTCGTGGCATCTATGATGCTGAATTGGTGACTAAATATTCTGATGATGAATGGGAAAAAATTCATTCATACATAGATCATGGTCGTGACTATTTGTTTACTTATGCTGGTCTTCGTCAAGTAGTTGATAAGTATCTCGTTCAAGATAGGAGTTTAAATACAATTTATGAAACTCCTCAGTATGCATACTTATTAGTTGCTGCTACGATCTTTGCAGAATATCCACAGGAGAAGAGGTTAGATTATGTTAGAAGATACTACAACGCAATCAGCAAGCACAAAATCAACGTTCCCACACCTATCTTGGCTGGGGTGCGCACCCCTCTCCGACAATTTGCTAGCTGTGTGCTTGTTGATATTGATGACACCCTCGATAGCATCTTTTCTAGTGACATGGCGATTGGTCAGTATGTTGCTCAACGTGCAGGAATCGGTATCAACGCAGGTAGAATCCGTGGCATCAACAGTAAAATCAGAGGTGGAGAAGTACAGCATACCGGTGTTGTCCCTTTTCTCAAAAAGTTTGAGTCAACTGTCAGATGCTGCACTCAAAATGGAATCCGTGGTGGATCAGCAACTGTCCACTTCCCAATCTGGCATCAAGAAATAGAAGATATTCTTGTCCTTAAGAATAATAAAGGAACTGAAGATAACCGTGTTCGCAAATTAGATTATTCTATCCAAATTTCTAAATTATTCTATGAACGTTTTATCGAAAATAAGGACATCTCCCTTTTTTCCCCTCATAATGTTCCTGACCTTTATGAGAATTTTGGGACCGACTCTTTTGATAGTTTATACTGCTCATATGAGTCAGACGAGTCAATCCCAAGAACAACAATTAATGCTCAAGAATTAATTCTTAATCTTCTTAAGGAAAGAGCAGAGACTGGAAGGATTTATATTATGAATATAGATCACTGTAATTCACATTCTTCATTCAAAGATAAAGTTTATATGAGTAATCTCTGTCAGGAGATCACTCTTCCAACTAAACCACTTACTCACATCGATGATTCTGATGGTGAGATTGCTCTTTGTATTCTTTCTGCTATTAATATAGGTAAGATTTACAAACTTTCTGAGATGGAAGAACTATGTGATCTTTCTGTTCGTAGTTTAGAGGAAGTAATAGACTATCAAAAATATCCTGTAGCAGCTGCAGAACGCTCTACAAAGGCGAGGAGATCATTGGGAGTAGGGTTTATTGGTTTAGCACATTACCTTGCTCGTAATGGCGAGCACTATGACGATCCAGCAGCATGGAAAGTAGTTCATGATTTGTCTGAAGCTTTCCAATACTTCCTTTTGAAATCTTCTAATGAAGTTGCTAAGGAGAAAGGACATTGTGAGGCATTCGTCCACACAAAGTATGCAGATGGCATCCTTCCGATTGATACATATAAGAATGATGTTGATGGTATAGTATCACCGGAATACAATTATGACTGGGAATCTCTTAGGGCATCTATCTTGGAACACGGTTTACGGCACTCAACATTGTCCGCACAAATGCCTTCGGAGAGCAGTTCCGTTGTGTCAAATGCCACAAACGGAATCGAACCTCCTAGAGCATACTTGTCCGTTAAAAAATCAAAGAAGGGGGTTCTTAAGCAAATTGTTCCTCAGTATGCTACACTAAAGAATAACTACACACTCTTATGGGATATGGCATCCAATGCTGGATATATTAAGATTGTTGCTGTTATGCAAAAGTTCTTCGATCAAGGAATTAGTGGTAACTGGTCTTATAATCCAGAAAAGTTTGATAATAATGAGGTTCCAGTTTCAGTAATGGCACAAGACTTCCTCAGTACTTATAAGTATGGTTGGAAGACTTCTTATTATCAGAATACATATGACATTAAGACTGATGAATATCAAGAAGATGTGAAGAAGAGTTTAGAAAGTTTAATTTTAAGTATAGAAAACACCGAGGAGGAAGACTGTGAGTCATGTAAACTTTAGAGTGAGATCGGAAGAAGATACTACAGTTCGTGGTATGACTGTATTTAATAGGGATAATGTTGATACTAAGAAACAACCAATGTTCTTTGGTGCTCCCCTTGGTGTTCAACGTTATGATAACTTTAAGTATCCAGTGTTTGATAAACTTACTCAGTCGCAACTTGGATACTTCTGGAGACCTGAGGAGGTTTCTCTGCAAAAAGATCGTGGTGATTATCAATCATTGCGTCCAGAGCAAAAACATATCTTTACTTCTAATCTAAAGTATCAGATTATGCTTGATTCAGTTCAGGGTCGTGCTCCTGGTATGGCTTTCTTACCATACTGTTCGTTACCTGAACTTGAATCATGTATGGAAGCATGGTCTTTTATGGAAATGATTCATAGTCGTTCATATACTTACATCATCAAAAATGTTTACGCTGATCCAGCAGAAGTGCTTGACACGATCTTGGAAGATGATATGATACTATCACGCGCCGAAACAGTTACGGGTGCATATGATGAATTCATTAATCATGCTCAGACATATGGTAGTGGTAACATGTGGCAACACAACCTAGATGGAGTTCCTGCTGCTGAATGTGATTTATATGAACTTAAGCGTAAACTTTATCGTGCTGTAATCAATGTCAACATTCTTGAAGGAATTCGATTCTATGTCTCGTTCGCATGTTCATTCGCTTTTGGAGAGCTTAAACTTATGGAGGGATCCGCTAAAATTATCTCTCTCATCGCAAGAGATGAAAACCAACATCTTGTTCTTACACAAAACATTATTAATAAATGGTGTCAGGGAGACGACCCAGACATGGTTAGAATTGCTGAAGAAGAAGAGCAGTGGGTCTATCAAGCATTTGAGGCGGCGGTAACTGAAGAACGTGTCTGGGCAGACTATCTGTTTAAAGAAGGTTCTATGATTGGTTTGAATGCTAAACTTCTGACTCAGTATGTTGAGTGGATCGCCAATCGTCGCATGAAATCAATTGGTTTAAAACCAGTATATGATGTTGCTGCTAAGAATAATCCACTACCATGGACCGAACATTGGATTTCCTCTAAGGGTCTTCAGGTAGCACCACAAGAAACTGAAAATGAAAGTTATATTGTTGGAGGAATTAAGCAGGATGTTAAGAAAGATACTTTCGCTGGTTTCCAGTTATGATCGAAGATTCTTTGCATGGTTGGAGGGAAGAGTATCAAGGCATGAAAGTCTTGAGTACGATGCAGATAGAATGTTTGAAGAATGGACCGAGGAGTCTTTCCCAGAGTTGGATGATGCAAGCTATGCACAACGATTGGAAGAAGAAGAAAGGGATCAAGGATCCAGAACCACCCAACTGCCAGTCGAGCCTCCAAGAGTTCTTCAAACAAACCAAAGACCAAGGAATTTAATACCCGATCCGTGGGATACCCACTGATGTAGTCTAAATACCTCCATCATATGATGGGGGTATTTTTTTATGAAGGCACAGTCTGCGAAAGCAAAAGGCAGACGGTTGCAACAGTGGGTGAGAGATAAACTTATTGAAGCACTTGACATTCATCCTGAAGACATTGAGTCTCGTAGCATGGGTGCTGGTGGAGAAGATTTAATTATGGCGCGAGCAGCACGTCAAAAGTTTCCACATAGCATAGAATGTAAAAATGTAGAGAAACTAAATATCTGGGAAGCATACGAACAGTCTGCATCGAATTGCGGTAATTATGAACCAATTGTTGTTATCAAAAAGAATGGCAAGAAACCTTTGGTGGTAGTTGACGCTGAGTATTTTATTAAAACTTTTCAAAATTAATTATGAATAAATTTCTATTAGCATTACTTCTTACAGCAACTCCTGTTCTTGCTGATCATCATACATCTTCGATTAATGAACCTCTAGGGGTAAATAAAATCACTAAGGGAATGAAATCTTATGATGCTATGGGATGTATGTTACTAAGGGAATGTACCGATAATGTGGAAAAAATTTACAGTATTGGAGATATCCGTAATCGTTATCCTGATAGTAATTATGGTATTATTGCTCATGAGTTTAACTCAATGCTTGTTTCTCTTGAGCATGTCGGAGTTAATGTATTTCTAGCAGATCAAAAGTATTTTCCTCATGGACATCGTGGAGTATATCATACAGTAGGTAATAACTTCTTCTTGAATGAAGATTATATGAGTAAACAAGGTACTCTAATGTCGGTTATGCGTCATGAAGGATGGCATGCAGCACAGGATTGTATGGCAGGCACCATTGATAACAATATGATCGCTATCATCAAACCAGAGGAAGATGTTCCTATGTTGTGGACTGAGATTGCTAAAAGAACTTATACAGATAGTGTTCTTCCATGGGAACGTGAAGCAATGTGGGCAGGACATACTGATAAAATGACAATGGATGCGTTAGCAGCATGTGCTACTGGTAAAATGTGGGAAGTGTATAGTCCAACTCCTTTAACTAGACAGTTTTTAGAAGAAAAAGGTTACATCAAATAAATAAAAGAGCCTTACTCTTTACTTATGGAATTAAATCCAAAGAAAGGGGAAACTAAACAGGAAAATAAATTTGAGTGGGCGGATGAGGGTGTATCAACTCTCGTTCGAGTTATTATTCTTGGATGGTCAGCAGCAATTCTGACTCTTAATTATGTAACTGTTCCTGGTATTCCTCAAAAAAATATTGACCCAACTTTTATAGCTAGTGTGTTTACTGGAACTCTAGCTACCTTTGGAGTCATGCCTTCTAAAAAGAAGGAAGAAAAAGAATCACCTACGTTGGAGAAGAAAGATGCAAAAATTGATTAACGGTGTCGCGTTGTTATCTGGTCTAGTTTCATTATCTGTCCTAGGGGGTGGTGTTTATCTTTATGTTCAAAAGGATATTTTAATTGAAAATGCTAGGGAGAATGTAGCGAAGGCTATTGCTGGTGCAATGACTGAAGCACTTCCTGGTATGCTCGACGGTGCTATGCCTGAGATGCCTGAGATGCCAAGTTCAACTGGTTCTGTGATTAACTTCCCATGACAAATGGATATTCTTGAGATTAGACCAATCGATATTAAAGTAAATATCAGGCAACTAGATATCCCACCCATTGATATCTGGACTACTCCTGTTGTGGGAAGGACTAATGTTATTATACCTCCGGTAACAGTAGAATTAGGAATTCCTATCGTTAATATTCCTGGTTGTGTAGAAGCTCATGAAATTGATGATTCTGAAACTATTGGTATGGATGATGAGAATGGTCTAATCACTTATTGTGATGCAGGTGTTCCATCATTCAGTCCAATTGATTATGATAAAAATCAATTAAAATTTACTAAAGGTCCGACACCAACTCCTAAAGTTAAAGGAGAGCAACCAAATAATTCAAAAGATATATCAAAGGAAACTCCATCGACACCACCATCTGCTCCACCAGCAAGCATTCAGTGTCCTACTCAAGAACAGTTAAATAAAGAACCCGTGGGGTTCCTGTTTGATAGTGGACGCAAAGAAATATTAGGATATAAGTTAGTTGGAGGTGAATGTATCCGAGAGGTAGGTGATGTTCCTGTAGTTACACAAGTATTAAATGGATTACCCCCAGCTAGTGTTGTGGTCACCACTGGGGGTATTGCTGTAGTTGCTACTACATCAGCACTGCTCGCTAAACCATTCGCTGACATTCTTCTGAAGGTAATCAAACCTACAGTGAAGAAAGTTCTAAAGAAGGTTGCTACTATTCGGGGGAAGAAGATGAAGGTCCAATCTGTAGGGGACCGCCGAGCAGAACAGCGTGATCGGAATCAAGCGATTGCAAAGTTGAAGTCTGTAAAGGCGAAGACGAAGAAGTAGGTTGTGGAATTGAGTGAATGTGTGGTGTAGTAGCGTTCTTGTTCATTACTACAACATCAGCACACACATTTGCATACTTACTACCAGGTGCAAACATTATACCTTTCTGCATTAGCTCCCCGCAATTTTTCAAACGGGCTATCTCAAAATCTAGCCTCTTGTTGGCAGTTAGTTGTTGCTGTAATGCAATTTGTGTAGTTGCTGCTTCTTTACATAGTTCTTGTAATTTTTTATCTGTAGGTGTGCTCCATGTCATGGAGAAACCAACACCTATACTATAGTTATCTTTTTGTCCAGTTCTTGTTCTTTTATGAAATAAAATATCACCTGGATTATCAATACGTCCATCTGGTATAACATTACCATCATCATCGAAGGCACCCATTGTATCGGTGACATCATATACTGGATCATTATAATATGGTTCCCATGGTCTAGATGCAGATGCAGTTCCAGTTACATAGGGTGAGAAGTTGCGAGTGGGCCCTTGACATTGTATACCACCTCCGTATGTGTTTGTAATATATGGTCCCTGCAGTACTTGAACGGCTTGATTTGTTACCGAGCCAGATGAATTAGCTACCGGAGAAGCAGTAGCAGACACACCACCAATAGTTTCAGCATAAGAAGGATTAGTAAATAATAATGCTACTGCGAGAAGATACTTGTGGTGTCGGTAACGCTTGTAACTTCGGTTTCCCTTTGAATAATTGTATGATTTTGAAGACCCGGGCCGCTGTAAGTTTCTGTGAACTGGAAAGCTGCTCCTGGATTTGTTTGTTGGAACGTTGGTTTTGCTGTTATTCCCGTCCATGATGAGGTCACTCCATCTATAGTTACAGTAGAAGCACCTGTTCCTGGGGAAAGATTTCCAGATGCTGTTACACCAGAACCAGTAGCAGAATACTGATAACCAGTGGCATAATCCATGCTATTTATCGTCTCAGTTATCTTTTGAGTGGTCTCTGTGTGGCTCGACATCGAGCCTTGGGAAAAATTGGGAACGACGGGGACTGCCAAAGCAGGAGACCCCAGAAAAAATGCCAGTAGAATTAACTTCTTCATGACACTCTTAATCAATTATAGTAATTTCGGAGACGAATTGTCCTGTTGCTGTAGTACCGGCTCCACCAGACGTTATGCCGATGACATTTGCGCTGGTAATAGTTCCAGCCAAGGTATCTTTGGCCCCAGCTGTGTATGATGTAACACTACTAAAGTTAGGGTTAGCACCTACAGTCGCCGCACTTGTAGGAACCGCATCAGCTTGAGTGTATGACTGGGTAAAACTGAAAGCCGCACCTGCTGTGTCTTGGGTTGCTGCAATAACTCCTGGTGTGTAGACGCCTGAAGTTATTGTACCAGCAGACACTGTACTAGCCGTCGTTCCATCAGTTGTGTCAATATTTGATCCACTTATACTGAAAGAAGATCCGATTCTTGAAGCTGTTGATCGTGCCGCGTCCACCGTCAATTGAACTGAAGAAGCGTGCTTAGTAACAAGTCCACCTGCCTGTGCAGCACTGGTGGTCATCAGTAACATTCCAATAGCAATTATTGCTTTGTTCATTACACGATAATTTAAAGACTGAAGCTATTTATCATTTGGTTTCGGTAATTAATACTTACTCTATTTCTATTAGAGTACCATGTGCCTTACGAATCTCCCGAAGTGCTTCAAGATTCATGTCTTTGGTGCCACCATCGTATGCGTGAGCATATCCCTCTTCAATCATTTGTTCGTTGAGAGACAATTCTGAGTCCCCAATGTATAACCAACCAAGAAGACGCCCATACTTACCGACCCCACCAACAAGTTCAGTCCTAACAGACAACTCATCATCACCAGCGATAGTACTCTCCAGTTTCTCTTTGAGCCAGTTGGTTGCGTCGATTCCAAGTTTTTTCTCCTCTAAATTTCTAGTCCTTTTCTCCGGCGTATCAACGCCTGCAACTCTAACTCTTTCTTTCTTGTATAAATCAAACCCAAGATCAATAGTGACATCAATAGTATCACCATCAAGAACACGATTGATCTCCGTTACTCTGAAGTTGTAGCAGGACTTTCTGCTCGGCGGTGTCATAGCACCCATAACTATTCCTCATTTTTTTTATTTATTTATTTTGTATACCACCAGTATGGACCTTCACCAGGACCACCAGTGTAATCATCATCGTCATCATCATCCCATGTGATGTTGATCTTTGGTGGTTTCTTTTTCTTCCAACTATTAACCGTTATAACTGTAGCAATGGTAGCAGCAGATACTATGGGTGAAGCGAAGAGTAGTATCTTCTGTAACATTAGTAATGGTATTCGTTTAGTATTTTCAATGTACTATTTAGATCCTGTTGTATAGAATCATTGTACTTCTTCCCAGTCTTTTTGGAATTGATCTAATCCTTCGCGAGTAAGCACATGATTATACATTGCCCAGAATACTTTAGGTGGCATTGTAATAACGCTGGCACCAAAAGAAAAACACCGTGATACATGATGAACATCTCTCAATGATGCTGCGAGAATTTGAGTTTTTACATCCTGAGCACAATAAGTTTTACTGATAGCATGAACAAGTTCTACACCACTGAATGAGTTATCATTACAGCGTCCTACGAAAGGTGAGATATAAGTAGCACCTGCCTTTGCTGCCATGATTGCTTGTGCTACAGAGAACACTAATGTGACATTAGTTTTAATACCAAGCACAGAGAGTGTTCTACATGCAATCAAACCTTCTATAGTACATGGTAGTTTGATAGTGATTGCTTCATTTCCTAATTGAATAAACTGTTGAGCTTGTTCAATCATTTCTTCAGCAGTCTCAGCAACCACCTCACATGATACACTTTCAAATTGTGGATATGTATTAATCAGTTCTTTAGCAACGTCAGGAAGAGTCCTGCCACTTTTTTTAATTAGTGTGGGGTTTGTAGTGACACCATCAACTAAACCAGTTCTTGCTGCTTTTTTGATTTCATTAAGGTCAGCGGTGTCTAAAAAGATTTTCATGAGTAAAAGATTGTTTTTCTTATGTATGTGCTTTATTTACAGAGTTAAATTTAAATCTACGAACAATGGAGGTATCACTCCAATAAGTCGAAGAAGACCATCAGCAAAAAGTGCAAGAACAACCCAACCAACACAAATACTGACAATTGAAGCATTACGATTATGTTTTCGTATTGCAGCATCAATCATCTCCTGGCATTGTTCTTCGGTTACATAATTTTTTGACATCTATTTTACATGAATTACATCAGTCATTAAAGACTTTCATAGTAGTGTTTTAAACTAGACTATCTATATTACTTGTTAATTGTTATGAATTCCTGACTCTTTAAGACAGTATTCTTCCGAATAACATTTAATCTTTCTAATGAGATCTTCATACTCATCCCACATATATTCTGAACCAGTTTGTTCTTGACATACCTTACATGCCTTATGGAGACGATTCATGTCTGTTTCGTTAAATCTCATGAGAAATTGCTGTATAGCATCTATTATACTTATTTATTTGGCTCTTGACAACCATCTATATAGATGGTATGATACACATTGTTGTAATGAAACGAATGCTCTCAACATCAATTATTGTTGCTGGTCTGACTGTTCTTCTTCCATCGACTATCTCTTCGTCTCCTCTGAAGGTTCATGATGTAGATAAAGAAATTCCAGCAATTTCTCGTGAACCTACTTGGAAGTGTGCTGGATGCACACCAGAAGAACAGTATGTCCTTGAACAACTCCAAGAAAAAACCAAAATCACAGATCGTAACGCCCTGGCAACGATCATGGGTAACATTAAATCAGAATCTAATTTCCATGCTAATATATGTGAGGGTGGTGCTAGAGTTCCTTATGATCAGTGCCATAGAGGTGGATATGGATTGATTCAATGGACAACTGTTGGTCGTTATAATAATCTTGGAAAGTTTTGTAAAAATTATGGGTGTGATCCTAGTTCATTAGAAGGTCAGACTCGTTATATGATTAATGAGAATATTTTCCAGAGACAACTTCCTTATTTTGAAGGTAGTGGACAAACTGTATCTTATTATATGAGACCTGCTTATCGTTGGTTAGGATGGGGTATCAAGGGTCATCGTGATAAATATGCATATGATTATACGAAAAAAATGGTATTCACATGACTTATCCAGCACAATCACCTGTTCCGAATGATGATTGGTTCCCACCTAATCCTTTAGATAGTATGCCCATTGCTACTGATAAATCTGAGGAGAAAAAGGAAGAAGAAACTATGCATGAGAAAATGTATAGAATAGCAACAAAGAATCATTCTCCATGGAAGGGTGGTGGTTCTGAACAAGTTTGGATTACAGGCAAATAAATTACATTGTAAGATTGGAGAAGGTAGATGATTGATGATTGGCGTTATAGCGATGACCGTATGGAGTTGAGGCAAAAAGTTTACAGTCTTCTCCTCACTCGTTTTGGATCTGTGCTTGACAAAAATAAAGAACCAATGTATAGTATGAACAGCATCACTCAGTGTTGCCATGATTGGGTGTCTCAGGGTAATGTTCGTTCTGATGGTATTGTTAAATACTTTCAAGCATACTACACATGAGTAGAAAAACTCGTTGAGGGTAAGTGTCCGAGTGGTTAAAGGAGAGGGACTGTAAATCCCTTGGCTCTGCCTACGTTGGTTCAAATCCAACCTTGCCCACTTTGGTTCAGTAGCTCAGTGGAGTAGAGCAACTGCCTTCTAAGCAGTCGGTCGTTGGTTCGAGTCCAACCTGAATCGTCGCCATCATAGCACAGTGGTAGTGCAGGGCTTTTGTAAAGCCAAGGTCGGTGGTTCAAATCCTCCTGATGGCATTCCTCTTCAAAGAGGAATAGGTGACTTTACGAATAGGCTCGGACAGGAGTTCGACTCTCCTCACCTCCATTCATGGGGGTGCCACGGTTTAGACGGGTTATTACGATTGTGACTGAAACCTGCTTGGATAAGCAAACAACAGATGCTAAAACATCTACACCTGCTGCGAATAACATCGTAGCATTCTCCCGCACTCGCGAACTCGTGACTGCCTGAATGGGAGATCGGGGTTAAACTAGCCTTGTTACCCAAGTAGTTCAGGGGGGGTGAGAAGCCCCCCTTTATTCCCAAGTAGCTCAGTGGCAGAGCAGGTGACTGTTAATCACTCGGTCGCAGGTTCAAATCCTGCCTTGGGAGTTGTCCATAACCTCTTACTAAATAAATGGAATCAGAAAAAATCAAAGAAGATATCAACGATATTAAACTTGAACTCGCTTATATGAGAGGTATGTTAGAAAATGTTAGTCATCAGATGCAAAAGTTGCGGGAAGAAATTGGAGAGTCATCCAACAAAGACACGGGCTTGCCGGTGCGAGAATTTTACGTCCATCCGTGGCACCAGTATCAGCGGGAACAATTTGTCACTGGTGGAAATTGTCAGCAATCTGAAGGAGACAATCTCTCCGACATTTAGTGCTGATGATTTAGCGTATCAAGAAACTCGCCGCCAGAGAAAAATACGCAAGATTAACTTTGAAGAAAAATAATGTATTATAATTAGTAATGTATTTTTCATATAGAAATGAATCATCAAAATATTCTTCGTAAATTTCCTCAAGATATTGCACTTCTAAATGATGCTGTTGATGGATTTATAAATCTTGAGGATGATTATCCTTATCTTTATAAAAGACTTTATGAATTTTATGATGTCAATGGACTACAACTTTTTGGTGATCCTGATGATGACTATCAGGTGGTTTTGACTCAACTAGAACAAGATCTTGACAACATTGCCTGAATCTGCTATCATTACATAGTAAATCATTATAAAAGATGCCACTTAACAATACTAATTTAAAGTTTAATAATCAGACTTCATTTGTCCCTTCTAATTATATTGAAAAAATGACTACTTATGAACATCTTGCTACTGCCGAGAAAGAACTTCGTTCTGCTCTCGCCACAGTAGTTGATACCGCTTCACCTACTCTTCTTACTAGACTCATTCATCTCCTTGATAGTATCAATGATATTAAGCGAGGTTTTGTTTCTAATGATATTGTTTCTGGTGGTACTAGTGCTACTGATGCTACCAAGACTGATGTCAGTAACTTTACAGTTACTACTTCTGATACTTCTGATACTATTGATTATGGTTATGGTGCTGCTGGTCCTGTAGATTATCCTACTTCCTTTGGCCAAGATGTGATTACATTCTCGTAATTATTTGTGGGGTGTTTACCCCACTTTTTTTATTTTAATAGTATGAATACATATATTGAAATTTATGATGATGTTCTAACATCAAAAGAATGCAGTAAAATTATACAGTATATTAATCAGACACCTAATATACAGCGAGGTCTTATAGGTCAGGGAGTTGATATCAAAGCAAAAGATAGTTGGGATATTCATAATAAATTCAGTAATGAGACTGATGTGGATTGCATGATACATGGTGCTTTATCTGAGTGTTTAAAAGATTATAAAATTAAGAACCCTGAGTTAGATAGCATAGGGTATTGGGGATTAGAGAATAGATATAATCTTCAGAAATATCTTCCTGGTGGTGGTTATCCACAACCACATTGTGAAGCAGGATTCATAACTGATGCTCAGCGTGTGATTGTGTGGATGATTTACCTCAACACTGTCACTGATGATGGCGGAACTAGATTTCCTCAGTATGATTTGACTACTGATGCAGTAGCAGGAAGAGTAGTTCTTTGGCCTACATCATGGACACACTTTCATCATGGTATAATTAGTAAAAGTGAATTCAAGTATATCGCTACAGGATGGTATTCTTTCGTTCCATAGTAAGTTTATAAATACTTTGAAGGAAAGTATAACAGGACATATATATGTCACTAATATTAGTTGACGAACTAGTAAATTTAGCGGGAACAGATAAAGTAACCTTTACTGAAGGTCTTAAAGTTACTGCTGGGGAAGCACTTGATCTTGATGGTGCTAAAATTAATATTGATACTGGTGTGGGTTTAGATAACCAACTATTATCATCTACTGGATCTGGTCTTAAATGGGTTACTATTAGTAATACAAATAGCACCTATTCATTTTCATCACTTGCCGCAGCTGCAAATGATGTTAAATTAAAACTAACTGGATCAGGTGATGCTACTGGGCAGATAGATGAAGTTTCATTTACTGGTTCTGGAACAGTAGTTGTTACTGAAAATGCTGGTGTCATTACAATAACAGGAAGTGATCAGAACACTACCTATGATTTGGTAGCATCAACAGTAACTGATGGAGCACAACTTACATTAACAGGAACTGATTCAAGTAATGATATATTTTCAATCTTAGGTGGATCTAATATCACAGTTGCCCGAAGTGGAACTGATATTACAATCTCCTCAGCATTATCAGGAACAGTTGGAGCACCGGCAACAACTACAGATGGTGCGGTTGCTTTGTTTGATGGTACTGATGGAACTCTATTAAAGAATTCTGCATTAGTTCTTGATGGTAGTAATAATTTAACTGGTGTAAATGATATTACTGCAAACAGTATTACTACTGCTGCAGATACAGCAAGTTTAATCACCTTCTGGTATGACCTGCTGTCAAGTTTCCCTAGTGCCACTACCTATAATGGTGCTTTCGCATTCTCTGATAGCAACAATACCATGTACTATGCTGCTGGTAATTCTTGGCATCAGATAGCACAACTTGGTGATATTATTCCTAACACTAATACTACATATTCTATTGCTTTAACAGGAACGGACACTGGTATACTAAGTCTTAATGATTCCGATGGAATTGCTGACTCAGTAACCTTCCTTAGAAATATTCATGGTGGTGTTGAGATCTTTAGAGATGTTGAAAACTTACACATTGATAGTAGACTTTATAATATTTCAGCAGAAACTGGTGCTGGATCAGGCACTACTCTTAGACTAAGAGGAACTAATCATGATGGTGATGGTAATGTAACCACTACAGTAGATGATGACATTTCCCTTGTGGGTGCTAATGGTTTAACAGTTGAGTTAACTGATGCTAATACAATTACCTTTAGACAGAGTGCAGGTAGCGGTTCATCTTATACTGATGACGATGCTAAAGATGCTGCAGCACAGGCACTCCTTAATGGAACATCATTAGGCATTTCATTCTCTTATGATTCTGGTAATAAAACTATTAGTGCTCAGGTAGGAACAACTCCTACTACATACAGTCTAGATGTTGACGCAGAAGTTGGGAATGGAAATTATTTAATCACTGGTAGTGATCGTGGCAATAGTTATTCAAGTTCCGCCGACCCTAGCATTACAATATATGAAGGTGATACAATTACTTTCAACAATACAGTTAGTGCAAATCACCCTCTGTATATCAGAGTGAGTGATGGTGGATCTAGTGTTTCTAGTCCTGCTGCTTCTGGTGAAGGTACTGCAACAACTTCATGGACTCCTACTACTGCCGGTGTATATTACTATCAGTGTGGAAATCATGCAGCAATGCTTGGAACTCTTACAGTTCTTTCCACTGGTGGTGGTGGTGGAGGTGGTGGATCATCAGTTCTGTATGATCTTTATGGAACTAATACCACATCAAATAATGTCTTCCTGAACCTTGATCCTTCAGTAGGAACAACAGATCAGATTGAATTTGCTGGTGGTGGTGATACTACCGTTTCATGGGATTCTGCTAACAAAAGAGTAACACTTTCTAGCACTGCTCCAGTTCAATCAGATTGGGATGCTACTTCTGGACTAGCACAGATCCTTAACAAACCATCCATTCCTGCTGCTTATACATTACCTGTTGCCACAACATCAACATTGGGTGGTGTTATTCCTGATGGTACTACAATCACATTAGATGCTAGTGGCAATATCGCTGCTGTTCCTGGTGGTTATACGTTACCAATTGCTGCTGCTGGTACATTAGGTGGCGTCAAAATTGGTTCGGGTTTATCAATTGATGCAGGTGGAGTTGTCACTGTTGCTGCTGGTGGATCTATAGGTCTTCAGGCAAGGACGGTGGTTACTGGAACTACTGCATCACTTGCTGATAATGCTACGGAAAACCTAAATATAACAGCACAAAAAGCATATATATTGTTATACATTGACTCCGATTATGATGCTTGGGTGAGAGTTTATACTGATGATGCTTCTAGAACAGCTGATGCTAATAGAAGCGAAGGTAGTGATCCTACTGCTGGTTCTGGAGTTATTGCTGAGACTAGAGGACAAAATGTAATTTGGTTATCTCCAGGTGTAATCGGATATAATGCTGATACACCAAGTGCTAGTGATACAATGTATCTAGCAGTAACAAATCGCAGTGGAAGCACTAATTCAATTCAACTAAACCTTAACTTAATCAGACTAGAGGCATAAATGGCAATAGATAAAAACATAGTTCACGTCTACGGCGGAAACGCTGGTTGGTCATCCAGTAGTGTTTTGGATGCCCTTGAAGAAACCTTTGAGTACCTTGGGTGGAATAGTGGTACAGCAGTAAATGGAATGGTAACTTCATGTTATCCTCCTACCGGGACATCTCCATGGAATGTGGAACAATGGGATACCGATTGGGCTTATTGTGGTGGAGCGGTTCCGACAGGAACAGATTTTGTGAAAGCTGAGAAAACTCACAGATATTTTATTATTGATGATACTGTTAATGAAGAATTTAAATTGACGAGAGCATGGTATTTCACTACTGGTAATGCCAGTAGTGATTATATTGAGATCACCGACCATGGATTTACCACTGGTGATAGTTTTAAATACTATCAGGGAGTTGATAATAGACTTAATTACGATCAATGGCTATATTCAGGTGCAGCAAATGGAGATACTGTTTATGTAAGTGTAATTGACGAGAATAGTGTTTATCTTCATACCACACAGTCAGATGCTACCAATGGTATCAATATGATTGATATTATTAATTTTAATCGAGGACATTATCTCAGAAACATCTCAGATCAGACCACTATTGATGATATAAGACAGGCTGATACCATAAAGTGGGTAAATTATGAGACCTCTACGACATCAGAGGTATATGTTCAGGATAGTACTGGAGCTTATGATTCAAATAGATTAATTAATACTACTAATTATAACGCTCTGTCGCACAGGGCTTTTCCTAATCATGATGTGTCGTTAAGTTCTACTGTTGATGTCTGGCGAAGCTGGGATACAGAAGGGTGGGAACAAGGAACTTATTATTTGACTGGTACTGCTGCTACATATAGTATTCCTTTTAATATTCTTCCTAGTAACAACGTCAACATAGGCGGTTCTCCTGATGCTACTCGTTCTGACCGTAACCTATATCCATATTATGATTATCAAGTTCCTCTTGACGGGTCGAGATCAGCTTTAAATCTTCGGATTTACAGAAGGGGTGGTGGCAATGCATACATTTACGGGATTGAAGTTCTTGATTCCAATACAAGTGGATGGTCTGATAATGAATCATTTGTTATTCCAGGTGATCAGATAGGTGGTACGTCACCTGCAAATGATATTACATTTGGAGTCAACACTGCTGAAACCGTTGCAGGGGCGGGAGATGGTATTTGTAGTATTAAAACAACTAACATTGGTTCAGTTGCTAACTCATATTTAAAAAATTATGCTAATAAGACACTTCTTGTTAGAATTGAAAATGATGCTGGTAAAACTTATGGGACAACTTTCTATAGATTTAAATTGTCGGATGCAAATAATTATCAATTATCATTAGATTCATTTATTGATCCTGACTTCTTAAATTATGATCCTCAGAGTTCAACCAATACTTATAACGGAATGAGAGGTGGGGAAGAAGATTTAGATTGGTCCCCCGCTGCTACTGATTATACTGGTAGGATTTCACACGACAATACTGTAAACCATAGTTTTACTGGTTCAGCAACGCCAGATTCATATCCACTGAAGATTGTTACATACCGAGCAACAACTCCACAAGATACTGACTTTGCTGTTATTAGTTTTGTTCAGGTACTTAATGGTGTTGATACCCCATACTTTACATTTAGTATCCATAAAGGAACTGGATATGGTCAAAGTGTTTGGGATCTTGATTATGTATGGCAAGGAAGTTATACTGTATATAATAATAATACAAAATCTATCTTCTTTGAAACTATGACTGGACAAAGTTATATTTCTGGTGAAGAAAGCAATAGTTCTTACAAAATGGCCCGTGAAGCACTCTATGGATATTCTAGAGATCTCTCTGACCAGTGGACTTCCCTAGTAACTAAATATACTACTAATCGTTATTATGATAATGCTATGTCAGCAACTGGTAGTTACTACTACGATGTAGCGGATTCTATAGTTTACTATAGAGATCATGTTTACGATAAACAAAGGGACTCTACTCGGGATACGAGTTATGATAATACAAATATAAATGATTTTGTTGCAACTGGTCCATCAGTTTCATCTTCCGCAAACTTTGATAGAGTAATAAAAGGACTTCCTTTAGCAAATAACGTCTCGCCATCACTATATTATTTGCCTAATGATTTTGTTTTAATTGATTTTAATTATACTCCAGGAGCAACAACTTTTATTATAGGTGATACTATTACTATTAGTGCATCTGAAGTATATGAAGTTATCAGAGCTGGTTATACTAATGCAGCAACTACATATGATGGAGTTACTGCCAACTCTGTACATGGTTTATTATTCTGTGCTAGAACAACCTAATGGCAAATTACAACGATTTCACAACAGGATCGGTAGTTGCGACACTCGCGGTTAGTCCAACTCCTACTACACTTACTGATATTAATTTTGATCCAATCACTGGACTTGCGAGAATTACCACTCCATACAGTCCTCATAATTATACTTTATTAGGACTTATTAGTGCTATTGAAGCAGCTAGACCTGTTTATCGTCTCGATACCGGGCAGTTATACCCTAGACTCAATAAATAATTAAAAAACTATGTCAAGAATTAAAGTAGACGAAATTTGTAACTTCGCAGAGAACGGTGCTGTTGAAGCGATTGAAGGTATCACAGTAGCATCTGGTAAAAAGTTAACCCTTTTAGGTGCCAGAACTATTACTAATTCAAGTGATGCTGGAACTGCGGGTGAAGTTTGTTGGGATGCTAATTATCTTTATGTTTGTGTAGGAACTGATACATGGAAAAGAACTGCCCTCACTACTTGGTAAATAAATGTCAAGACTAAGAGCAGACGAAGTATTAAACAAAGCCGCAAACGGACCATTCTTGGCAACAGAAGGAATTAATGTTCCTACTGGAAAGAATATTACTTATAATGATCTAAGTGATACTACAGTTCTTGATGGAACATCATTAGTCACTACTGATATTACTACGACAACATTAATTGTCGATCAAGTAAACCTTGGTGATGATGAAAAGTTAAGACTTGGTGCTACTCAAGAGTTGGAGATCTATCAATCTTCAACTGCCAGTAATGTAAAGAGTGATCTTTTGGTTCTCAGAGCTAAGCAAGGATCAGAAGATCCTTACATCACATGTACTCAGGGTGGATCTGTAGAACTTAGGTATTCAGGCACATCAAAATTTGAAACTACTGATGATGGAGTTAGCATCAGTGGAAATATAACGTCAACATATTTGTCAACTGATTCCTCAGGACTTACAACACCATATTTGTCAACTGATTCCTCAGGACTTACAACACCATATTTTGCCCTTGATTCCTCAGGACTTACATCACAATATTTAAGTACAAATTCTACTGGAGCAGCGGTTTCAGGAAGTATATCAGCTGATGAGGGATGGGCGGGAACTACTTCATCGGCAAACGTCCTTGGTGGTCTTTCTATGCCATTCTCATGTGGTTTGAATGGTAGGATTGGATTGCCTGGAACTAATGCCACGATGATCTTTGGTGGTTCGGAGTATACTGGTGGTGGAGATAACACAGAAGGTGTTACAATGCCTCATGATGGCACTGTAGTTGCTGCTACACTTCATGCCGAACAGGCAGTTGGTGATTTAAATCTTCATCTTATTGTCAATGGCACACAAGATTCTAACTATGAATTAGCATTTACTAGTCCAACGGTATCCAATCCTTCAGTTATTCAAACTTTTTATTCCAATCCAAAGAGTTTTTCTGCAGGAGATAGAATTAATTTTGCAGTTAATTCCAGCACACTCAATCAGATGCAGGTATTAACAGTCACGTTTTTTGTCAAGTTCGACTGACACGGGGCTTGACCTGGTTTAAGGTTTACTATATACTGGCATATTAGGATTCTGATTAAGGAGCACCCTACTATTAATGACTAATCCCAATCAACTTTATGAAGATATGGAGAGATTGAATGCCATATATGAAGAGCTCTGCTGGGGGCATCATGATGAATTAGTATTCACTCATGAAAACGGTAGAGTAATTATTTACAACAACACAAAGGAGAAACGGACTATAAACAAGTCATGACTAGCACACAATATATTTACAGAATCAATAAATCTCACCTAAATACCAAAAATGGGGGTTCTTATGAACGGCAGACTTAGTAAAGTTGATATGACTCATAAACTTCTTAAGCTTAAGAATGAGTTAAGAGATAAGTGTGACCGTGGAGAGATGGGTGAATGGGAATGCGTTGGTGCTAATAAGTATCTTGACAAATCACTTGATGCTTTAGACGAATATTGGCAGTAAGCTAAGATGTATGAGGATAAACCAGAAACATATTTAGATAATAATGGTTGGACACAGAAAGCACCTATGAGTGATGAAAAGTGTATTCTTATGTGTCTGAAGAATTGTCGAAAGTTGGATGGAATGGATAGAAAACAAGTAGAGCGACTTATTCAGGAGTGGAAAGTAATATCTGATAATACTCCTGCACCACCACTTCCAGAGGATTCTGTTGCATACGATGGGCATAATTAAATATCCCTTGACGGCGGCGCTTTTTTATTGTATACTATGAGGGTTAAACACCCTCTTTTTTAATGGCATTTTTAGCGTGGTTTTGTTTTGTATTGGTCCTTATCATATTTCTTGTCAGTATAGTACATTATTATAATCCACATCATTGATATGAATAAAATTTTAGAAGGAAAAGTAAAGACTGTCTATGATGTAGATGGTGAAGCAGATAAAGTCATTATTGAATTTCATGATAAGGTTACTGCTGGTAACGGTAGGAGAGTAGATTTTCCACTTGGTAAAGGATCTCTTTGCTGTAGTATCTCTGCTCTTATCTTTAAGCAACTTGCCAAGGAGCACATCCCAACTCACTATATCAATATGATTGGTGATAACAAGATGATCTGTGAGAAGGTAAACATCGTTCCCATTGAGGTAGTAGTCAGGAACGTGGCAGCAGGTGGTATAGTGAGGGAAACTTGTGTCAAAGAAGGTATTAGGTTTCCATACCCACTGGTAGAGTTCTATCTAAAAGATGATGAGAAAAATGATCCTTTACTGACTCCAGATAGACTGAATGTGATGGGTTACACTCCCATACTCACAGACCTGATGGCATCCAAAGCTCTCAAGGTCAATGACATTCTTATCGATCTTTTCAATAAGTTGGATATTACTCTTGTTGACTTCAAACTAGAATTTGGACATGAGAAGACTTCGGGTCATCTTCTACTTGCTGATGAAATTAGCCCTGATAGTATGAGATTATGGAAGAAAGGAACTAGAGAGAGATTTGATAAGGACTTGTTTAGAAAGGACGAAGGTGATATAGTAGAAGCATACAAATATATACTACAGAAATTACTGCAGTTTGTTTAATTATGTTAGGAAATTTAGAACCTGAAGAAAGAATATTGAATTCACCAGATAGTCCTGATGACCCTTGGAGAGGTGGTAAGGTATATCCAGTCAGTTCTTCTACTACAAAACTCTTAGGAGACCTTTCAGAAGCATTCTATGAGTCTGGATGGAGTTCTGAGGATACTTTTGAGGTTCAGCAAGCAGGAACTTGGAAGAAAGATAGATTTATTGTTATTAAAAATATGTCTATTGAAAGATGATTATGAGTGATAAAATAGATACACAAGGTATGAGTGGTCCTTCTGATCCTAATTTCAGGGGAAAAAAGAAACCATCATCAACTAAACCTATGGTTGTTCAACCTCGTAGGATAATGACTCCTGAGTATGTGAGGGAGATGAAGATATTAATCAATGAAGTGTTAGATGAGCGTGAGTATAAGAAGAGAATGAAAGGATCCTATGATCTTGGTGAACATCAATTACCTATATCTTATTTTGATACAGAACACTTTAAACATAATGTTTTAGAGGATGAACCACCTTACCAGGATTGGACTAATGAGTAATATGCTATAATACAATCATGGATAAACCTACAACAAACAAAGATATTATGGAGGAACTTTTAATGAGTAAAAAAGAAAAGAAAAGACACCAGGTCAAATCCAGATTCTATTATATTTTCTGGGGTGCTGCTACTGTATCTGTGCTTGCTGGTCAACTATATGTTGGCAGTGGATATAGAATGTATGCAAGAGCATTGATGACCATTTTGGATGCAGTTGAAGTAGAGACCAGAAGAATATGACTGATTTAGCGAAACAATTAAAAGAAGGAACTAAGAAGTCACACTCAGCAGCAGAGAATACTAAGTTTGTTGCATCATTTCTTCGGGGTGCATTAGACCCTACTGAGTATCGTAAACTTATTACAAACTTCTATTATGTTTATGATACAATGGAACATAAGATAAGAGAAACAGAAGATCCTCTTGTTAAGCAGATACATTATCCTGTACTTGAACGTAAGGATGCACTTGAAAAGGATCTTGAATATTATTATGGTCCTGAATGGAAGGATCACCAGATACCTTCAGAGGCTTGTAACCACTATTGTTATAGGATTAATGAGTTGGTAGATGATACTGAATATCTTTTAATAGCACATCATTATACCAGATATATTGGTGACTTATCAGGTGGACAGATATTGAAAGGGATTGTGGAACGTGTTCTACAACCACCAGTGGGTAAGGGATTGAACTTCTATGAATTTCCTGGAGTACCTGATGCAAAGGAATTTAAGGTTAATTATAGAGCGACCTTAGATTCAATGGGTGTGGATCAATCTAAGATCAATGCTTTAATTGCAGAGGCAAACTATGCATTTAGATTGAACATGTATATGTTTGAAGAACTTGAAGGTAGTGCAATTAAAGCATTACTGAAGGTGTTGTGCTCTTTTGTTAAATAGAATCAAAATCGTTCAATGCAATGAAAAGTGAATATAAGATGTTAATATCTTTAGGTGTTCTTTTTAGTTCTGTTCCTTTATTTGCTATAATGCTTTATATACATGGGAACTTACATATTGAAAATGTTATCAAAAATGTACTACACTAATTTTCTAGACGGTTATGGACACTCTTGCCCCTATACTATTTTAAGAACATGGCACTAAAACCAGGAGAGTATAATAATACAAAAGTTAAAACTTTTAATGGTATTAGTGTTACACTTCTACGTGGAGCATTGGGACCAGGATATAGAAAGGATTGGACAGAAGAGCAGTTAAAAGAATACGAGGAGTATCTTAAAGGTGACCAATAATGAAACCATATCAGAAAAGGGCCATGGAATGGATTGCTTCTCAATTAGGTGGGCATTTATTCACACAAGATAGGAAAGATTGGAAAGGTCGAAGAGTCAGGAGAGTTGGTTTTGCTTATGTGCCAGAAGAGTTTAAAGAAGACTGGGAGGGCACAGATGATTGGGAAAAAGAGTTTGAATCTGCTAGACTAGAATCAATAAGTAGAGGACAAGGATGGCTTAAAGCACAGCAGGAGGCAACTGTAAGAAATGAAATTTAACCAAAGGTAATCGAACATGTTAAGCACCAAATATAGGATAGCACTGAGTGATATATGCTGTCGCATTGTATCTGAAGGAAGTGTTACTCTTGAAGAGAGGATCTGGATGAATAAGTTGTGTGAGAAGAATATGCATGCTAAAGAATTATCTGCTGCTTTATTGTGTCCTGATTTTATGGAAGATAAAAATTAATGGATGAAACATGGGATGTTCCAGATGACCATTTCACAGAGAATGTATTGAAACATCATTTAGGTTATAGAACAGGACTTTCAGAAGATGAAAGGTTTTTTGTTAGGACTAAAGGTAATTGGTCACCTGATATATCTGACGGTGCTTTTGATGTTCCTAGTGGTGATCATGGGTTTCATGGTTGGAATCCTAAGTGTGTTCCTAGCATCTATTATATCAACTGGAAGGTTGAACAAATAAAGATATGGAATGAGAAGTGCCAGTATCCAGACTTTGAATCTGCTCAGAATAGAAAGACCTCCTCTCAACTCAGAAGAGAAGCAGGTGAAGAGAGAAGGAAGTCTGGTATTAAAACCAAGTATGGCGCAACTAAATGTTACAGAGTGAAAAAACAAGTATGGTGGATTAATCATGAATTATAAAGATTCTGGTGTAGATATTGAAGCAGGAAATAGTTTTGTAGAAAAGATTAAAGAGAAAGCACCTAACATTGGTGGTTTTAATGGAATGATGAAAGTTCCATCAGAATATGAAAATCCTGTATTAGTTTCAGGTGCTGATGGAGTAGGAACGAAAATTAATATAGCAAGAATTCTTAATGACTATACAACTATTGGTATAGATCTTGTTGCCATGTGTGTTAATGATGTAATTACATGTGGTGCTAAACCATTATATTTTCTGGACTATATTTCTACAGGTAAATTAGAACAGGTTATTTTGTCTGATATAATAGATGGTATTATTAAGGGATGTGAGGTATCTGAGATGGATCTTCTAGGTGGAGAGACTGCTGAACATCCTAAACCTACCAATGCTGCAGGTATATGGGACTTAGATCTAGCAGGATTCTGTACAGGTGTTGTAGAAGAAGATAAGATAATTGATGGATCTCGTATTAAAGCTGGTGATAAGATTATTGGTATAGAAAGTAGTGGTGTTCATAGTAATGGATATAGTTTAATTAATGATATGATATGGAGGCAGAAGATTTATCTTAAAGATGCACCTGAGTTGATTACACCAACCACAATCTATGCTCCATTAGTAAAGCAGTTATTGAAAGAAGTAGATATTTTGGGGATGGCTC